TGGATAAGGATGTTCAAGCGATTGAAATATTATTAGATGGATTAACAAAAGCACATTTGAAGAATTATGATTTTAGCCTATATGATTCAAATACTTTTATTGATATTGATTATGTTTACAATGAGCATGTAAAACAAATTGAAGAATTGGAGGCATATTGTCGTGGTTTATAAATTCAAGCAAGCAATTGTAAATGGTGATCAATATATTTATGGATTTGGATTTTATTTGAGTATTGTGAAGTGGTATAAGTAATCCCATTAATTCATTAATAACAAGAAAGGTTGTGTAGTTGATGGAATTAGGTGATAAAGTTAAAATCAGAAATGGTATGCTTAGAGGAGTAATTGTCGAGATACAAAAATCCATGAAAGGTAGAAAGATATTTGTAGTTCAAATTACTAAAAATGTTAGTAATGGATATTGGGAAGAGGAATTAGAGAAAATTATTTGACCCAACGAAACTATTAATTTATACCATATTATGGATTTAGAAACCCTTATAACAGTAGTGTTTCAGGGTTTGACGAATTTAAAAATTAGAAGAAAGAAGGAAATTATTATGAAAAAGTCAGATTTGAAAACGGGAATGAGATTTAAAACTAGAGATGGCGAATTATATTTGGTTTTAAAAGATTGTGAAACATATTTAGGAAATCACACTTGTTTTGTAAATTTTAATGGAAGAGGATTTAATTTTGATGATAATTATACCGAGGAATTAACACTTGTACAACTAAATGAAGTAGAAGAAGATGGTTATGGCGATGTCATGGAAATTTATACTACGGAAAGAGGATTTGTTAATGGTTGCACATTAGATCCTAAAGATTTAAAGTTAATTTGGAAAAGAAATGAAGCTGAATCTAAGTAGCACGAAAAGCAAGTTTAATTGATTTAAAACAAGAAAGGAAATGATAAATTATGAAAACTATTTTAAAAGAAGGAACAGATTTTAAATGGATTAAGGTAAAAAATAGGCATGGTTATGAATTCCCTTGTCCTAAGTTATTAGATGGGAATAAATTACTACGTATAAGTGATCCATCTTTTAATTCAGTGGTTTATCACAGAGATAATGAAAATACACTAAAATTGGTATTGATTAAAAATGGACAATATGAAGTCAATGGAAGACTATCAAACTTTTGGTATTGGTACGAATTAGATGAAAATCTTCAAATAACAGAAGAGAAAAATGGTTATGGTAATTTCTTCGAACCTTTAAAACCTTTTGATGTTAAAATTAAATATGAAATAAGTCAATGAAAGCAAAACTTAAATGTATTCTAAATCAAAAAGAGAAAGAGGTAATTAATTATGGAAAATATTAATAAAGCATTAGTAGATATTAAAAGCCAAACTGGTCTGGAAATTAAGAACGAAAGCAGAGAAGGTATTCCCTTATTCAATGTTCCAAACAGACAACCATTTAAATTTAATTTAGAAATTAGTTATAATTCAATTAGAGGACAAGGAAGTTTTGAACTGCATTTTCCATCTCTATATGTCAAAGCAAATGACGTAAGAGAATTTTCTAACCAAGTAAATTTACTAACTTTCTTGATTGAGGATTTAAACAAAGCACTTAAAAAAGATTTCAGTAATGAATGGGTATTGCAATAACACTGGTCTGAGCCAGTATAAAACGCCTTAAGCTCAGAGCGTTAGCAGGGTTGATAATAATCCTGCTAGGTGGTATCAAAAAAGAAAGGATGATTAAAATGTATTATAAAAACGAGTGGAAAATGATTTTATTAACAGGAGCAGGGAAGGAGGAACAAGAAGAACAAATAGTTGAAGGAGAATTAGTTCAAGAAGGAAATGATATTTTATTTAAAAGCAGAGAACTTAATATTGTCTATGATAAAAATATATGGCATAAACTTAATGAAGTATCTAATGAATGGAATAAGTTTATTTATCTATATGTTGAAAAGGATAATTATAGACAGTTCCATTAAAAAGTAAAACTTATGGGAAAAATAATTTTATTTGATTTTGTTCTTAGAATACATTACAATATTTGGTGTATTCTATAGAGTGAGAACTCTAAAATTATAAAGGAGGGTAGAGAGGAAAACTTAATATAGTTAAATAATAATAAATAAAAGAGGAGAGATATTAGAAATTGGCAACAATAAAACAATTGGAAGCAATAGATAGACTAAGAAAAGAAAAGTTTGCAAGAGAACATAAAATTATAAACGGAGTTGACCATAAATTTTGTAATAAACATCACATTTATTTTCCAGAAGAAGATATATGGTTTCCATCAACATTAGAATTTTTTCATAACAGCAACAAAAATAAAACGGATGGTTTGCATCCTTGGTGTAAAAGATGTGCAAGCGACAAATCTAGCATTAATTATCTAGAAAATAGAGAAAGAAGTGATTTAGCTCATAAAAAATATGAAGGGTCTGAAAAACATAAAGCATGGTCTGCTAGAAATTATCAAATGTTTAAAGATAAGCAATCACAATGGAGAAAAGATAATCCAGAAAAATGTAGGGAATATTCTAAACAACATAGAATACATGATATTACAGAGGCTGAATGGAAGAAAGAATTAGAAGTATTTAATTATGAATGTGCATATTGTGGAATCAGTGAAGAAGAAAGTATAAAAATACTAAAACAAAGACTTCATAAAGATCATGGAGACCATCTAGGAGCAAATGATTTAAGAAATAGCATCCCTGCATGTAGAAGTTGTAATAGTAAAAAACATCAGGATGACATAGATGATTGGTATAAGAATAGAAAATTTTATACCGAAGAAAGATATAATAAAATTATCTGGTGGCTCACAGAAGGATATAAAGATTACATAGAAGACAAACCACCGTATAGAATAATTAGGAAACAAAATGAGGGTAGAAAAGATTTTCATTGGGAGTTATGGACTGTTGATGAAATGAGGAATATGATGGAATGTATTGATATTAAAGGTAAAAGAAAAGAAATAATAAAAGATATTGAAGGAGGTATTTTAGATGAATACTTAATGCAAGAAACGGCTAAATAATAAAAACCTTGATCACATATAATAATAGTAGTGGTTAAGGTTGGGTAGTTTTAAGGCATGAAAATCCATTGCCACGACTACATGGTCAGAACATTTATAACAGAACTCAATATTATTTACATGAGATTTTCAAACGACCGAATAACGGACATTAGAGCGTTACGCAATTATGCGAAATGAGATTAAGTATTCCCCGTATTTGGTGAAAAACGTTGCTATAACCTAACTGTACGTTATTCGTATAGTTAGAGTCCTAAGTAACAGTCTGTGACTTTAAAGACGCAGGGAGCGACTTTTAACGCTACCCAATATTGGGGAACGTCTTTAATAATTTAATAAATGCTTCGTATGTATTACAGATGAAGTAAAATAAAATCAAAGGATGTGAATAACAATGACAAAAGAACAAATCAAACATTCTTGTTGGAATTGCTTGCTCCTTAACCTAGATAAAGCAGAATACAAATCCTGTATCAAAGGCCACAAACTAAAATTAATCTTCAATGTAAACGAATGCTCAGATTGGGATGGTTAATATCGATACCCAAAATATGGTATAACAGTCGCACCATCCTTTATCTAACTTTATTTTTATATTTATACTAAACTCTATTGTAATCTTGTTCCAATATTGATATACTAGTATTAATAAAGAAATAAAAATAAAAAGGAAGTGATAAAATGGAAGTTGAAGAGAGAATTAAAAACAGTATCAACATTGAGTTCAGAGATTTTAATGGAAACAAACATCTTTATTACAATGAAGAAACGCCGTCTGAACAAATTAACTTTATTGGTTTTAGTATTGGAAACTTCATAAAATCATTAGGTTGGCCTAATGACACTGTAAAAGAAATATTGAAAAGTATTGATGAAAATAGTTAAGGGATTGGATTTTTAGGGGAAGCAATTCCCTTTCTTCTTAAAAATTTGTATATTGCATAAATTAGATCATAAATAAATTTTAAATAAAAGGAGAAAATACATATGAAAATCGGAACAAACGTCACAATCAAATTAAATCTAATTCCTAATCAAATCTACGGAGGAGCAATATTTGTGCCTGAAATGGAAGAATTTTGTGGTAGAAGTGCAGTTATCACAGAGATATTATTTCCTGTTGTAAATGAAGGTGAAAGTAAATTTAGTTATGGATTAGGTATTGATATGAACAAGGAATTTGAATTTACTGATGAGATGTTGGATGTTGTGGAATTGGGTAAAGTAGCATAGAGATTAGTTATTTGAAGGAGGAATATATAATGAAAAAAGTTGATCCAATGACAGCTTTAAATGCAATATTCTTTGAAAACAAAAGAGTATACGTAGAACACAATGTAAACTGTCTTAATTACTCAAGAGAATTTAAATTAGGTAAAAATATTGGAATAATGTCTGAGATACCAGTAACGGTTTTAATTCATGGTAATTGGTTTATTGTAGGATAATTTAAAAGGCAGATTTCCTAGTATTGTAAGAAAGAAAGAAAGGATGATTAAAATGGAAAATTACACTCCTGAAAAACACGGAATAGTAACAGCAATTAGACTTTTCTATGAAAATGACAGACAACCAATGGCAGAATTAGCTTTTTGTTTTGGTGGTACGGATATTATCGAATGGACAAATGTTAGTCAAAGAGAAAAATATAGTAAAGGAATTAACGGTTATACTTTTTTCTTTGATGAAAGACAGCAGAATAGTTTTGAAAGTTTTAAAAAATAATTAAAATTTGAAAGGATGGATTAAAAATGAAAATTTATAAATTATATAGAATTGATGGATTTTCAGGTGATTCATATTATTGTATTCCTAATGAAATAACATTAGGTTATTATGTTTCAAGAGAAAAAGCAGAAGCACATCCAGAATATCAACTATGGCTTAAAAAAGAGCAAGAGCAAAATAAGCTATATGAGAAGATTAAAGGACTATCAGATGAACAAATTGAAAATACATTATCGTCTGAAGAATTAGATATACTCAACGAAAATGACAGTTATCATAGTGAACCAAATTATGTTGGAATAATAGAGATTGATGTTATAGATTAGAATTACTTTAAAATATAACTTTTATCTGAAATTATTATAAACAAGAAAGGATGATTAAAATGTCAGTATTAATTTGTAGTACAATTTATGGTGGTTGTGGGTATGTTGGCAGTAATAGAGATTTTTCAAGTAGTGATGATGGAGATTTTGTATTTTGCCCTGCTTGTGGCGAAGACCATGCTTTTCAAATTCTCAAACAAAATATTAATGGATTGACAAATGAAAATAATTATGAAAAAGCAAAAGAATTAATGATAGGTTATTATAAAGAAACTCCAAGAAAAATATTTAATACTGCTCTAGAAGTTTCGGTTGCCGGATACAACGAAATACTTTATGAAAATGAGTTTTATCAAATAGTTGGTGGAAGAGATACTACTTTATTTGTAAGAGGAGAAGGTAGTAGAAGTGAACCAAGTGAAATTGATGTTAGTAAAGTAGAACAGTTTATAAGTTCAATACGTTAAAAGAAGGAAGATTAAATATGAAAAACATTGATGAACTAAGTGAAGAATATCGCAGAGCATGTAAACAAGAAATGATGAATGATTTAGTCAAAGAGTTTAATCTACTATTAGTTAATGAAAATGTTTCTGGAGAAAAGATAAGTTTGACTTTTCAAATGTTAATGAATACTATTAAAATTTCTCAAATGAGTTAAATTATAATTTTAAAAAAGAAAGGATTGATAATCTAAATGTATAAAGAAAATGATAAAGTTATGGTCACATGTAAAGAGATTAGTAGTAAAGATGAGTTGGCCTATATTGCTTCAAGAACTCCCTTTGGTGCATATGAAGTGACATTACTAATGGATCATAAGCCTAGTAGTGGATTTGATCCTGTTAGAGTTTTTAGCATAGAACAAATGCGCTTTGCTACTAAGCAGGAAGTTACTGATAATGTAAGAGAGTGGGAAGTGAGACATAATTATAAGTTAGGAGGAATGATTTAAGATGTCAAAATGTAAATACTGTGTGATTTTACCATTAAGAATAGGTAAAGCAAAAGAAGTTCTAGGGGATAGGGTTTTTCATTGTATTGTCAATAATGACAAAGTAGAAATTTTAGATGATAATTCAGAAAGAAAAATTCATGAGATGGAATTAAATGAAGTTAAGTTTGTGGATTATACTGATGTCTACTATAAAGATGATGTAACTATGTGGTTAAGATAGGCATTAAAATCACTCTTTGGTCGGATTACAAATTAAGAAAGAAGGAATAAAAATGAACAACAAAAATTTTAAATATCTATATATCATATCTTCTTATGCTGGTGATAGAGGAAACGTTGAGCAAGGTATATATAAAATGAATTTAAATACTGAAGAGATGAGAAAAGCATGTGATGAAGATTTTCAAAAAAATTATCCTGAAGTAATAGTTGGTATGCATTTGTGTTCATCGATAGTTATTGAAATAAAAGATATCGGAATTGATGCGTTCATTAAAAATGGAGATGAATGCTGTAACAAATACCAACAAGAGCAAAAGGATATTGAAAAACGTGAATTAGCCGAACTTGAAAGATTACAAAAGAAATACAACCAATAATAGAGAACTATATTTCCCCACTAAATCCATAAAAATAAATGGATATTTGTGAGGGAAATATTTATTTTTATATTGTATTACATACAGCACTATGATATAATTATATCAATCAATACAAAAGGAGTTGTTACATATGAGTGAAAATCCATATCAAGCAAATGGTTATGAAAGCCGTAAACATTATTTGCAATGTATGTCTGAAGACTACGCAGTACCTTTAGAAATTGTTTATTCCCTTGCAGATATGCTTGGGCCTAGCGAAGATTTTGATGGCTTGGTCAATGCTTTAGAAGATGCTGAAGGAGAATTTGAAGAGTAGGTAAGCTAAAACATAAGGGAGTTTAACAAACTCCCTTAATATTAAAATAAATTTAAAGGAGTCGATCTAAATGTCAAACTTTAATTTCAAAAATCTATTCTCTGAAACAGTAATACATAACGATGAATATGTCTCAAACAAACATTTTTTAATCAAAAAATCTCTTCTAAAGAAATCTCAACTTGAATTCATAAACCAATTTCCTCTCGACACTCAATTAATTAATTCCTTATCTCAGACTCTTAAAAATGAATCCAGAAAACCAATAATTACTGAATTTATCCCTCAATCAATCCTAGAAGATACCGAATATAACATACTCATAATGGAGTTAGACAGAGGATATAAGCCTTATAATGAGTCTACATCTAAAATATATCCTGCAATCAAAGAAGAATATTATAACTTCATTCAATCTCTCAATTGTAAAATATGCATTGTTAACAATTATCAAGTAAATACTTTAGCAATTTATAATAATCAAAATGAATTTGTTGGAATATTATTACCAATCAAAGTAAAAGATTCAAACATTACAAATGCTCAGAATTACAATGATTATCTCAACAATCTAAAATCAGAACAAGAATCTAAGAAATTATCAAAATTAAACTCCAAGAAATGTTTATATATCAAAGATAATAAGGCAGTAGTTAGAAATAAAGAATTAACCTGCATTGCTGATATTATCAATGATGAGGCATATAAAAACCTTTACATTGAGAAAACTACTAAACAAGATGCAGGAGTTTATATTGATCTTGGAATTGTTCATGTTTATATCAGATCAATTACAGGAGATGCTTCTCATGAAGATATTAAATATTATTTAAACAATGTCACCAATTATAATTTAGAAATGGCATTGTCAAATATTAATGAACGTAAAAACAACAATCAATTCATCAATGTTGCAGATATTAAACTCATTGAACTATCTGGAGCCATTAAACAAGAAGTGCAAGGACTAATTGATTATCGCCAAGAGTGGTGTGACAGAAAAACTAAAGAAGAACAAGAAAAGAAATCTAAGCAAGAACAGGAGGATAGGGAGTATACTAATTCTAAAAACAAGATTGTTAATGAATTAGTATCTCAAGCAGAACAAACAATCATTAATAATCAGAAAGTTAATAACAAAGAGATCACTGTTTATAAGTCAAGATATGAGAGTAATGATACCAGTTTAATTCTTCATATGATGAAATTATATGATATCAAAGTGCCATTAAAAACTCAGGGATGGATTAATAAAGTGTTAGCAAGTATATTTTATGATGTAGAAGAGGGCAATGTTAGTTATTCATATTATAAATCTTCTGCTAATAGCAATGTGTTTAGGAAATATTTGAATGAGTTTGTTGGTAAGATTCAGGATAAGTATGATTATAAATCAAGAAAGAAGGAATCGTTATGTTAAATTTACAAGAGGTTCTTATTCATCTAGTTAAAAATTCAATTACTTATAAGGACATAACAAATGAAATTGAAGTCAGAGAATTTTCAAAAGGTATGAAAAAGGTTGATGCCAGATTATCAAAATATACTAAATCTGAACTCCATGAAATTGCATACGCTACAAATACACATGCGTTTAATATGCGTTATTGATCCTAAGAAGATTTAAGCCACTTCTGACAGGTCATCATAAGCAAATTAAAATTTAGGAGGAATAAAAAATGAATAGAGAACAAGAAATACTTGAACAATTAACAAAGTTGACAGATGAATTTAATATGTTGTCATGTGGAGTTAACAGTGGGAAAGGTTGTGACAATTGCCAGAAGAAAAAAATATGTGATGCTATTACAGAATTAGGTGATGCTATTATGGATTTTAAATATAAATAAGACTGGTATTTAATTGAGAAAGGAGTTATACATGACAAAGAAAGAAAATAGTGATTGCTTAATTATAGCTATTGGTGCGGTATCTTTATTTTTTATTATTGGAATATTAATATACTATTAAATCTTTAAAACTAGTGTTTTAAATGCTTAAAATTTAAGAATGAAAGAAGGAAAATAAAATGTTAGAAATTCAAAGATTTGAATCAAGTATATCCTCAAAATTCGGAGATCGTGTCCACCTAAATTTAAATGATTATGCTGAACCAAATAGCATCAAATGCAAAATGGCAAACATTGGAGAAGAAATTATTCCAGATATGTTCGCTTATGATGGAAGTCCTTATTTTCCTTATGAAACTTTTATGAAGTATTCTAATGGAAATCACTATGCTAGGGTCTATGTTGAGGTAGAATATAAATCTAAAGAACTTGATTTAGATTCTACTATTTTTAATACTGCAAATGGCATAAACAGTTATATCACAAATTTAGAAACTTTACATCGTATTATGGATATCAGGTATATAGCAAAAAACAAGAAAAATATAAAATTAAATGAATTTGTTTGGAGAGGAACTTTAAAATTTGATCAATTTGGTCAGACAATGTTTATATATGATCAAGAATTTTCTAAAGATACTCCTGATTGGGTTAAGAATGGAACGGTAGATCCAGAAACTTTTGGTTGTTATTGCGAAAGACGGTCAGGAACTTTTAAGAATATACCGGATCAAGATGATATTTGTCCTGAGTGTGGAAACAAATGGACTATAGGCAATATTGTTGATTATGTAACTATTGAACAAAAAGATTATAAACAAATACCATACCATAAATATTGCTTAAAAATTCACAACAATAAGAAACAATTGAAAGAGTTTCAAGATGTCTTTAAAGATGCATATAACTTAAATGAATTAAAATTCAATGCAATACCAAATGAATATTGTTCATGTGATAAATGTGCATCTTGGTTTATTGTATCAACTCCAGACGGTGACATAAAAATTGGTTGGAGAAAAAGAGTTATTAATATTGAATGGATGGATAGTTATAAAAAGTTTAAGGAGACTTTTAACTCTGAAGAGACTACTACATTTATTGGATATGTTCAAAGAGGTATTCACGCATGGGGTGTAGAAAAGGCAAAGGAATATTTAAAAAGAGCAAAAGAATCTATAGTTTAAATAAAATTTGAAAGGATTGATTAAATAATGAAAATTCAAGACTTCATTAACAGAGGAATAAGGGTTATAAATGATATGAATGAACTTAGAATCCCAAGCAGAGCCTCAATTCCATTTTCTAATGGATGGGTAGCAAGTATTGTAACAACAGATAATGGTTATTCGGTAGCAGTATGTGATTATAATGGTTATTTCAATTGGGGTATTTTAAACAGTTATGGAGCAGAGCGAGGAAAATTTCAATGCAAAACAGAAGATGAAGTTTGTAATGCGTTAGCAATTATAGAATCTTTACCAAATTAAAAGGTATTGAGATAATGAGTGGCGAATTATGTATTTGGATTATTTAACTACAAAGGAGTCAAATAATGCATTGGAAATCCGGCATAACATCATGGAAAGATCCTTATACTAATGAATTTGTCACTCGAAAAGAATATGGAAAACTATCTAAAAGAGCGTCAGTTAATGGATTCTCTGCTCCTGAATATTTAATCTCTAAGGGTTATTTTAAAGATAGGTATCATTATTATAGACTTAAAGATAAAATTTTTTTAGATAGGTAAAATTGAAAGGAATGATTAAAATGTCAAGACAATTAGTTATTATTGAAAATGAAGGAAGACCAGACATAGTGAATGATGCTAAAAATATAGTAATTTGCACAAACAATACTAAGGATGGTAAGTTTAAGAGATATACTATTTATATTGATGAAAATGGTGTGGCTCAATTAGAATGTTTAGGCAATTACGAACAAGACGAAGAAGAAGATAATGAGTATCGTGAAGAATTTTCTAAACAACATAAAGACGTAACATTTTACGTTGTTAATTATAAATTAAAGCAATTTATAGAATCAAAAGGTTTATTTCCAATAATAGATGATAAATCCGAAGATGATGGTACTTGTCATAATCTTAGAACTGAAAACTGTTTTTGGAGATATATTAAGAATCAAGAATTAGATATTGTAATAAATGAGTGGAAGTCATTATATTATTAAATAAAATGAGTTAAAATAACAAAGGGATATAATCCTTGGAACCATGCAACTTATCCTATTATTAAATTAAAAGGAGTGTTTATAAAATGAAAGCAGATGATTATTGCGGAGCTAAAAATTGTAAGTGCAGAGCAGATGAATATGATATTGATTATTATGATCGTGTTAGAAAAACAGAAACCAATATTCCTATATACAACATTAGTGTTATGGAATGGAATTCAATGTCTTCCGAACAGCAAGAGGAGTACATAATAACCAATGACATAGAAGTAGAATATTCTACTGATATCTCTGATACTTTATCAAGAGGTTTCGGACATTTGGATCAATGGGGATTCTGGGAATATCAATGTAAACGTATTTAATAATTATTGGGAGGCGCATCTATGGCACGAGGTGGAATAAGAGAATTAATGTATAAATCCCCAGAAGAACAAAAGGCAGAAGATGAATATATTCAGAAATATCTTAAAGATGATTGGTTTTATCAATACTTTCCTTTTATTGTAGGTGTGGTGGGAATTGGATTTATATTGCTTATGGCATATCTAAAAAGAAATTTTTAAATTAAAATGACGATTTCATACCTATTTTGTAGTGAAAGGATGATGTTAAAATGGCAAAATGGAATTATAAACTCGAAGAAGAAGGATTGAAATTACGAGAATTAACATTTGCGTCAAAAGAAGCAGAAACAATTGAACAAATTGAGGTATGTTGTAGATCATTATTGAAACAATTAACCAATAAAGATAAGGAGTATCATGAAGAGAAAATTGAAGACTTATTAAACTTAATTGCAGGAGAAGCAGATATTATTAGAAATAATCCAGATGAAATTACTAAGGAATGGGATTTTAAAGATATAGAGGAATTAGTTAATTCGAGACTATCTGAATTCTATGATATTTGTGACGATTGTAGATGTTGGGTGCAAATGTAGTTTAAATCAAAGATAGATTTGATCGTATTTTTATGAAGGAGGTAAACATAAATGTTTGAAAATGGACAAAAGGTAATGTTAAAAACATATGAAGAGTTAGCTGAACAATTTGGGGGTTGGTGGAGAGGATGATTTATATGACATAATGACAGATCCACCTATACCTGTTGAAATGGACATTTATCTAGGCACAAAGGTAACTATCAGAGAGAAAGCAAAAATTATGATGCTTATCTTATTGAAGAAGACGAAGAGGGATGGGCGTTCCCATCAGTAGCGTTTGTAAATGAAGAATAGAAATTTTTAGGAGGAAATTGTAATGAAAGAAGGATTAGAAAGATTTATCGAGGATAATTATTCAAATATATTAAGAGAATATATTCAATTTTTAAGAAGGGACGTTATCCCTAAAGTTGGAACTACAGTTGAATTAAGAAAAAAAAGGACATTGTGGACGATCTATTGGAAGTGTAGTCAAGATAAGGGAAGTTATCTTAACTGGTTGGCACCATATTGTACTTGATAGCGATTATGGTAAAGGTTTGGGTTCTGGTATATCAATTGAAGATTGGTGGAAAGAGATATTTATTGTTGATGAAGTCCTATGAAACAGGAATTCAGTATAAAGTAAAGAAAGAAGGTTTTTAGTATGGGAATCACATCAGAATACAATGATAAATTAAAATCCTGCCCATTCTGTAAAGGAGTATCACATTTAACCCATGTAGAATTTAATGATGGAGATGTTTGGTATAATCCTAATTGTTCTAAATGTTTTGGTGGTTGGAATGAAAACTTTGAAACTAAGGAAGAAGCAATTGAAGCGTGGAATAAAAGAGTTTAAAAGGAGGAAAAGAAAATGTCTCAATGTTTAAGATGTGGACATTGTTGTAAAGGTTATTTATGTTTTGTGCTAAAATATGAATCAAGTAACTTATCTCCTGATTTTCTGGAAACTATAAACGAAGATCATTTAGAGGATTATATAATTGACAACATAGAAGAACAAGGGGCTATTTGTAAATGGTTGACTGTAGATGAGCAAGGACTACATAGTTGTTCTGCTTATGAAAGAAGGTCTAGTATGTGTAGAGATCATAATTCTTTGATTGGGATATGTAGAGTTGGTCAGGCGTATTGGAATGACAAAGAGGATATTCCTGAAGAAATTAGAAGCATATTAGGAGAAAGAGGGAAATAATATGAAATTAATTGATATCGCAAATAAAATTGATAAATCTAACAAGAATGAATCTTATGTGGATATAGAAAATTTTAGTTCAGAGTTTGACTTCGAATTTGGATTTAACCTACAACAAGATAGGATTAAAGCCTACTGGATTGGAAATTGGTACTGCACAGACTCCTATGTAGGTTATAGAATGTATTTCTTAGATAATGAACCAGTCGCAGTCTCTACTCAAGCAGGAAGAAAAAGTGATGAGGAATTCGAATGGTTTAGTAAGGAGTTAGCTTCGAAAGTTAAGGATTATTTAATATCTCTTATGTCAAATGAATTGCACATTAAACTATGTGATATTAATGATGATATAGGAGATAGTTTTAAAATTTCGTTTAATGGTGAAATATTGAATCCAAAAAGAGCAACTTATAATGGTGAACCAATTGAAATATTAGAAAGAATAAAAGATAATCCAGATTGGGATATTGATGAGTTATTAACAGTTAAATTACCTAATGGTAAAGTAACAATTTTGAATGTGAATGATTTAGATTTTAAGTTTAACTTAATGGAAGGAGAAAATGTAAAATGAGTAAAGTAAATATGAGAGTAGAATTTGAATCAACCCCAGTTAGGCATCTTGCCATTCAATGTCCGGAGTGTAAAAATTGGTTTTATGGTTATGATATTAGTGATAGCGAATCAAGATATGAACATCAATTACAATTTATGATTTGTTCTTGTCCTAAGTGTAATCATGATTTTGAATGCAAAGATGTAAATATTGAAGAATGTGGTCATCCAGAAGTCTATAGAGGTGTTCTTAAAAAGAAAGTTGAAGTTGAATGGATTTAAAACTTAAAAGAGAGGAGTTGATTTAATTGAATATGTCTTGCTTTTTTGGATTTCATAATTGGAAATATGATACTAAAGGAATCGTAAGCAATGGAAGTGAAGTGTGTCAATTTTATCGTTGTACAAAGTGTCCAATGGTAAAAGAAATTGATACTAGGCCAGGATTAACAAATGGATCATACAAAACATATCATAAAAACAAACCAAGATAAAATAAATTATCGTTATGAGAGGATGTGGTTAATTTGATTGTATTAAGTCTTGTTTGCATAAATATAATAAATTGAGGAGATGTATTAACGTAGAAGATTTAACTGGAAAAGTATTTGGTAAATTAAAGGTGATTGAAAGAGATTACACTAAAAAACACAAGACAGCAGAATACTATAGGTGTGAGTGCAAATGTGGAAATAAAAACTATATAGTTACAGCCAAACGATTAATAGAAGGTAGAAGATCATGTGGTTGTATAAGAAAATTTAAAGGATTCAACGATTATAAAGTAAATGGAGAAACCACAACAATTTATTTTACAAATAAGATGGATGAAATAATTATGGAGGGTTATATAGATACAGAGGACTTACCTAAACTTATAGAACAGAATTTACCTTGGAGTGCCGGATGGGATCATTGTATTCAAGATTATTACGCAAAAGCCACGGAATATTACACAGACGACGATGGAAAAAGAAAAGCCATATTGCATTGTTTACATAGAGAAGTAACTAACGCAGAGAAGGGTACTCATGTTGATCATATAGAACATAAGCTTCATAGTTCTCTTGATAATAGAAAAATAAATTTAAGGGTTACTATACATGAGAAAAATAGCAAAAATAGAAAGAGTAAAAGCTCAAATAATAAGAGTGGGTTTAGAAATGTTTTTTGGGATTCAACTGACGAGAGATGGTTGGTTATGCTTCAAGTAAATAAAAAACAAACATGTTTTGGCAGGTTTAAATTTGAAGACTTAGATAAAGCAGGTATACGTGCGGAAGAAGCAAGGCAAGAGATATACAAAGAATTTGCAGGATTAAATTAATATATAATATTAATACATATTTTATAATCAGTTACTATAGTATATAATAGTAACTGATTATATCCAAACAAATAACAAATTTATCCTATAATTTGAAAAGAAATAGTAAGGAGAGTGTACATATGAGAGATGTAGAAACCATAATCAAAAACAGAAATAATTTAAAAGAAGCTACTCGTAAAATTAAAATTAGAGTATCAGAAATAAAAGGAAATACAAAGTATTGGAAAGAGATGTCGATGGAAAATCAGATTATTTGTGATAAATTGGAAAGGTTGAAAATTCATTATCTTAACCAAATGAGAGCGTTAAATTTTGTACTAAATGAAGATGATAAGTTAGAAACTTATAAATATGATACTATTTTTGCTGGATTCGATGAACTTTTCGCCGATCTTAATGTAAGATGAAGTAATAAATAATATTCCAAAATACATTGACTTGTACTAATATATTGACTATAATAAGACTATCAAAAGGTGGTTATATTATAGTCAAATATATTTTAAGGAGTGTTCACAAAATGAAAGATATTAAACTTTATCCTCACAATCAAGAAACTTACGATAAGATCCAAGAACTATGGAAAATTGAAAACAAAGTTGCAGCAGTTCAGGCCACAGGCACAGGCAAATCATATTTGATACTAAAGTGTGTCTATAACGCTCCTGAAGCAAACAAGGTCATTCTAGCCCCTTCTAATTACATATTGGAGCAAATAGAAAAAGAAGCTGGAGAACAATTACCAAACACTAAATTACTGACCTATTCTAAATTATCATTCATGAATGATGCAGAAATCGAATCTTTAAATATTAGTTATATTTTTCTTGATGAATTTCATAGATGCGGAGCTGAGCAATGGGGAGATGGAGTTCAAAGATTATTAAATACATTCCCTAATGCAAAAGTATTAGGTACTTCTGCCACTCATATTAGATTCCTAGACAATGCTAGAAATATGGGAGAAGAATTATTCAATGGAAATATTGTTAATAATTTAAGTCTTGCCGAAGCAATTGTAAAGAAAATATTACCCATGCCTAAGTATATCAGTGCATTATACACATTTGACGATGAGGTAAATAATCTTAAAACTAAAGTAGAAAACAGTAAGAATGATGAAGAATCAAAAAAACAAATGCTAAAAGAAATTGAAACAATGAAGAATAAATTAAATAAAAGTAAAGGAATACCTAATATTCTAAAGAAACATTTATCTAAAAATTATAATGGTAAATTTATTATATTCTGTAAAGACAAAGTTCATTTAGATGAAATGAAAGAAACTGTTGTAGAATGGTTTAAGCAATCAAAAGTTACAAAAGAAGTTAATGTTTATTCTGTTTATAGCAATTATGAATATGGTAATGCAGAAGTTGAGGCTTTTATTGAGAATAAAAATCCTAAATCAGTTAAGCTTTTATTTAGCATTGAAATGTTCAATGAAGGAATTCATATTGAGGATGTGACAGGGGTTATTTTATTAAGACCTACTGTATCACCTATTATTTACTATCAGCAAATTGGAAGAGCTATGCAAGCTGGAAAGAATAACACACCAGTTATATTTGACTTGGTTAATAATTTTGATAATATCGGTGCTAAGAATTTTGTTGAAGATTTGGAGAAGGAAGTTAAGAAAGAAAACGATAAGTTAGATAAAGACGATGATAAAAATGATGGTGAAGAGAAAAGGTATATTGATATTTCTGAGTTTATGATTTTTGATGAAACTCTTGAAGCTATGGATTTATTTAGTAAAATTGAAGAAAACTTAATTGATAATTGGGATGCTAGATATGAACAATTAGAAGATTTTATTTCTAAAAATGGGCATAGTGATGTATCTAGAAATTATAAAGATTTTATTTTTTATTGTTGGGTTAGAACACAGCGACAATCTTACAAACAAGGAATACTCAATATTGATAAAATTAAAAAACTTGATAATCTAGGTTTTATATGGAATGTTCTTGAATATAACTGGGAAAATATGTACAATCAATTAGAAGAATTCTTCGTCAATAATAAACATAGTAATGTTGTAGTGGTTAATAAAAATGCATTGGGTATTTGGGTAGCTAGGCAAAGATTAATTTTTAAAAGTGGTTCAATGAGTATTGAAAGAATAGAAAAATTAAATATGTTGAATTTTAGATGGAGTATAGATGAAAATGAAGAATGGGAGAAATCATATGTTTTATTAAAAGATTATTATTTAAAAAATGGAAATTTATTAGTAAAACATGAAAATGAAAAACTTTATACATGGATAATAACTCAAAAAAAAAGATATAAAAAAGGTACATTAGAAAATGAAAGGATAACTAAACTAGAAAGCATCGGTATATATTGGAATAATTTAGAGGCAAATTGGAATGAAATGTATAAGAATTTAATTGGATTTAAAAATGAATATGGAGATATGACCATACCTATAAAAGATAAAAGATTACAGATTTGGGCTTCCACACAAAGAGAAAATTTTAAAAAAGAGAAGATTTCTCAAGATAGAATAAATTTATTAAATGATATTGGATTTGTATGGAACTTAACCGACAAATATGATACACAATGGGATGATATGTATTGTTTACTTTCAGATTATATGAATATTTTCAAAAATTGTAAGATTAAACATACTTTTGTTTATAAAGATAAAAATTTGGGCTTATGGGTAAGGAGGCAAAAACAACAATACAAAACTGATAAATTATCAAATGATAGGATACAAAAACTAAATGATATTGGTTTTATTTGGTGATTTTGCTATTATCCAAATACTTATAATCCTGTAACCCTACTCTCAAGCCACTTTCAAAATCTCAATACCCTATAAAAATTGCATTTTAATTGAAGTTGGCATTTTGTAATATTTATGTTAGTATAAATACAGAAATAAATTTATTAGGAGGTACATAAAAATGGCTTCAATTGCAAGAGAAAATCATATTGCTTCTATTAACTCCTTACTCATAAAACATGGTGCTGTTTTAGACAGATATGGTACATATCGAATTGGAGATTATAAATTTGATACTAGGGCTGTAAACTTAAAAATCCATCATGGTAAAATCAAAATCAAATCAGTTCCTATGATGAAAGTTACTTTAGAATCTCTAGAAAGACTATTAAAAAATTTATGCAAAGGAGATTGAAAGCTGATGAATCAAACAATATCTAAATACAATGGTTTAACATTCAATGATTCAATTGCAAGAAAATTCTCAAGAAGAGAAAATAATAATTGCTACACATACGCCATTAATCAACTTAATAACCCATACACCAATAAACCTTATAGAGATTATGATTATTGTCAACCAGGATACTTAGGAGGAAAAGGTAAAGATTCTTGGAGAGATTACGAAGATATAGAAATAACAAGCAAAGAGATACTTAATTCTGCAAGGAGAGATTTAAGACGTTTAGGTTATAAATTACTTAAGACAACATATGAAAAATATATTGCAGATAATGATTGTTGGAAAGTCGCATTTTTGTATGGCAGATGATGATTATCATTGGTATAGACAAAATGATGATGGAACATGGTCACATAAAGTAGGCCCATATGGCGTAACAAACAAAGACAGGAGTAGAAAAGTAATATATAATCCAAAGGAGTGTAATAGAGGTAAATACACAACATTTGTAGGGTTTTATTTAATTAAGAAGATTGAAGGAGTTGAAAATAAATGTGTTTAATAAATGCTTCGAAACAATGGATTAAATCTATTATCCAATTACATTTTAAACGAGAACGATTTTCTTCTTATCATACTAAATGGAAAGATAATTATTTTACAAAGGAGATGTTTTAAATGAATGAAGCAGACAAAAATCTTGAGAATTTTAAAGAAGTTCAAAAGCAATTAATCGAACTATTAAAAGAAGAAACATTAGATAATATTTAACAAAAATTAGATAATTCAGAAGATGAAGCTAAAGAATTATGGAGATGGGTGTTGAGCGCAAAAATTTACTACGATTCTATATGTCCATGGTGCGAAGGTGGCAAATATGTATTAAATCCTTCATATACTTGTGCAAATGATTTATTAATTGTCTGTTCTGAATGTAATGGAACTGGAAAGAAGATTTTTTAGGTATCAATGTATTGAACTATGTAATGAAATTCTTAGCGAAGACAATATAAATAAAAAGGAGATGTTTTAAAATGAATTTAGTTTACTGTGCAGAACTAATAATTACTCCATACGCTATAAATACGGATAAACATTTTTATGGAGCATTTGGAAATTCGGAAACAGAAATTTCTGCAAAACATATTGTAAGATTAGCACAGAAAAAAGAAGGATGGTATCCTTTTACATTAGAAGAGATTGAAGCACAATACAATGAAACTGGGCATAAATATTTTTGTTTTAATGAATTATTATCAAGAGATTTCATTATTAAAAAAGAAGGTAAATATTATTTTACTTCTGAATTCATATCAAGAGTTTTTATGACTAGTAGAAAATAAAATTACCATTCTATTCTGTGTAAACTATAAGATAATTAATATGAAAGAGGGAAAATTAAATGATTTTTATTGTAATTGGAGCAATTATAGGTTTATGCATAGGAGTGTTTTGGGCCTTAGACGATGCAGATTCTTTATTAGGTAGAATATGTTTATTATTAGTTACAACGCCTTTAGGAGTGATTGTAGGATGTATGATGGGTGTTCTAGTTGCTTGCTTAAATGGAGGAATTCTATATTTAGTAGATGTTCAACAAGAAAGAATTTTTATTCAAGAAAAAGCCATTTATACAGCAATAGACAACCAAGGTATAGAAGGTAATTTTGCATTAGGTTGTGGAAGAGTTAGCGATACTCTTAGATATTACTATATTGTTAAAGATGATCTGGGTCAAAAAGTAGAGTCAGCAAATTCTACAGATACTCATATAGTTAATACAAAAGATATTGCAAAAATAAAAACATATAAAACTAATTTCAAAAATAAGAAATGGGTATTAATAGGTATTAATTTTAAAGAAAGCACTGATTATATATTGGAAGTTCCAGACAATACGGTTAAGTATGATTATAATATTGATTTAAAGTAATAAATATTTGTTATATTTATTCTATATAGAAAGGAGGTGATCATTATAAATGAGAATGAAAGGATTTTCCCTAAATGATTTAGTCCAACTATTACAGAAATACAATTGGATAAGATTGCGTCAAAAAGGCTCTCACATTACATTTCAAAACATACATACTAAAAAATCTATTACACTTACAGATCATGGAAAGTCAAAAGAAATTTGTAGGCCACTGGTAAAAAGGATATTAAAGGAAACTGGATTACTTGAGATTGCTTATTTTGGAATGTGATACTACATAATGTAAAAATAATTTATTAAAGAATTTGGATTGTCTTATGGTTATAAAACTAAAAAACTCTAATATAATTATTCATAAGACTAAACATATTATTATGAGAAAGAGGGTGTCATAACCATGAGAATTAAAATTGTAATCATTGCTCTAATCGTCTTATCTGTCGCGGTGTATGTTAGTGCTAATGATGTGAATACGAACACTTACAAGGGCAATGTGGGGCTTACTGTGAAGATTTAGAAAGGAGATGTATTGCAGGTGCAAACAGTAGAACCAATTAGAGACAAGAATAAAATTGAGGAAATGAAAGTCTACTTAAAATCTCAAAGTCTTAGAGACTGGGCGTTATTTGTATTAGGAATTAACTCAGGTTTAAGAATTAGTGATTTACTAAAATTTAATTTATCTGATGTAGTAGATTTTAATGGAAAAATAAGAGATCGTGTTTCAGTAAAGGAAAATAAAACAAGTAAAACAAAAACCTTCCCATTTAGTTCAAACGTGGTCGATGCTTTGACTGAATATATTGCTTCACTACCATCCAATCAGACAGTCTTGTTTGGGTCTAGAAAGGGAGATAAAGCAATAACTAGACAAAGAGCACATAGTATATTGAGTGATGCAGCAAAAGCAGTAGGCATAAAAGAACAAATTTCGACACATTCTTGCAGAAAAACTATGGGTTATCAGGCTTATATGGCAGGAATTGATATTACCAGAATCCAGTCGATTCTTAATCATTCTAGTCCAAAGGAAAGTTTACGGTATATTGGGATTACAAGGGACGAGTTGGACGACATCTATAAACAACTAAATTTGTAGGAGGATTTATCCATGAGCGAAACAGAAATAATTATCCAAGCATATATTGATGGGTTGATTGATAGTTTGAATAGTGGACATACCGCTATTAGAATACCTTCAATATTGCAAGCGTTAAGAGAAATTCAAAATATGGCAAGAAAGGAACGTAGAATCAAATGAAAGGTTTAATAATTCCACTGTTTGAAATAGTGGATATTCAAAAAGATCAGATTAAACTATATGAAAAACAAATAAATTTGTTAGAGAAGCAAAAGGAATTTTTACTTACAAAAATTAAAGAATTGAATGTTGAACTTTATAAACAATTAACAGAAGAGAATGGAGATGTTAAAGACGATGAAGCAATTAACAAAACGTGAAAAAATATTAAAATATTATTAGAATGGAAGGATGATAATTAATGTTTGATAAAGAAATTGAAGAATTATTCAAAAAGAGAGATGACTTATTAGATCAAATAGTTAAAAGAGCAAATAAAAGAGATGGTCAAGGAGTACATGAAATTATTTGGGAGATTTGTGATCTTTGTGATAAGTTGAAAGAAACCTGTAAACAAAATTAAATTTAGAAAGAAGGAAGCAAAATGTTAACAAAACCTGAAGATGGATGGGTTAATGTCAAGTTAGAAGGATTCTCAGAAAGAGCAAGTTATATGACAGATATTCCAAATGATTGCATGGATGCTTTCATATATTCTTTACAAAATAATTTACCTACTGTAATTTATTTTGATGCTGAAGGATGGGACTTTCATTTAGTTGCATCATGGTATCGAAGTTATATTGTCTTAGATAAAGATGATGTGAAAGTATTTGTAATTAAAAAAGATTTATTTGAACTTGCAAAAGAATTATATGAAGACATCAACAATAATCTTAATGATTGGTTGAATTGGGGTTATGCTGATGATGGAGAAGAGTTAAAAGAATATAGAAAAAAACTTATTCTAAAATTAAATACATTGGGAGAAGAACTTGCAAAAAGAGAAAAGTGAAATACCAGAAAATATTGATTTTATTTGGATAGTATTTATTCAACAAATATGTTATACTAATATATAAATAATTTTAAAAGGAGATGGTAAAATGTATCCATTCTCAGCGCAAGAAATTTCTCATTCACCAGAAGAAAATGACATTATTGATTCTATCATATCTCAAATAAATCAAAAACAAATTCCAAATTCCTATCCTGAACACATGTTTAATAATATTAACAAATGGAGTTTACGTGATAAATTTATTAAACAAATGGGATTTTCTCTTGTGTCTTTGGATTGGATTGTTCCTTTATCCAAATGGATAGGGAGTAGAAAATGTTTAGAAATTATGTCTGGTACAGGATCATTAAGTTTTGCATTAAAACAACAAGGCATTGACATAAAGGCAACAGATGATTTTTCATGGAAATCAGAACATAGTTGGAATATTGATAATAATTATTGGACTGACATTGAAAATATTGATGCTATTGATGCGGTTAAAAAGTATGGCAAAGATATTAATGTTATAATTATGTCTTGGCCTTATATGGATGATAATGCTTATAAAGTTTTACAAGCAATGAGAGAAGTAAATCCATTTTGCATAATGATATTTATTGGTGAGGGTTATGGTGGTTGTACTGCTAGTGATGAATTCTTTGATAATATTGTAGAAATTGAAGATGAAACATTTAGTGAAGCGATTAAGGAATATAAACAATGGTGGGGAATTCATGATTATCCTCAGTTGATTAAATAAGAATTGAAATTAGAAGGAGAATGATTAATAATGAAATTAGAAAATATCGGTTTCTATACACTAAATGACAATAGGTGCAAAAGAACAAGTGTTGACTCTCAACTTATGAGGTGTGAATTAATTTTAACAGATGCTTGTAATTTCAAATGTCCTTATTGCAGAGGACTTAGACCAGACTTAAAGGGAACAATGACATTGGAAAGAGCAAAATACATAGTTGATTTATGGACTAAAGATAATCTCAAAAATATTAGACTATCGGGTGGAGAACCTACAGTTTGGAAAGGTTTAGTAGAACTAGTTCAATATATTAAATTAAAAGGTGTAGAACGTATTGCTATCTCAACAAATGGATACGCTGAAATGGATTTATATCATAAACTAATTGATGCAGGAGTAAATGACTTCTCAATATCTTTAGATGCCTGTTGTAGTGCCTTTGGTGACGCAATGGCAGGAGGAATTAATGGAGCATGGGATAAAGTTATTTCCAATATCAAAGAAATTTCTCAACTTACTTATGTCACTGTTGGGGTTGTAGTTACAGAAGAAACTGTAAGTGATTTAAAAAATACTATTGAGTTTGCTTCTAGTTTAGGTGTTTCGGATATTAGAATTATTTCCTCTGCTCAATACAATCAATTGCTCGAAGTAGCAAAAACAGTATCTAAAGATGTTTATGAAAAGTATCCTATTCTTAAATATCGCATTGAGAATTTAAACAATCAAAGAAATGTACGTGGATTACAAGAAACTGATTCTCATAGATGTGGCTTAGTCTTAGATGATATGGCGATTGCAGGAGATTATCATTTCCCTTGTATTATTTACATGCGAGAAGGTGGAAATCCTGTAGGCAAAGTTGGAGAAAATATGAGACAAGAAAGACTAGAATGGATGAAAAAACATGATACTCATAAAGACATTATATGTAAAAATAATTGTTTGGATGTTTGTATTGATTACAATAATAAATTCACTAGATACAACATTGAGAAAACTAGATTAAGAAAAATTGATAGTTCAAATTTTGATTGGCAAAAGTGGTCAGCAGGAAGTATACATGATTTTGGTATTCCTTGTAGATTTGAAACACTTACAGAATCTTATAGTAGGGAATTATTGTCTCAATATGCAGTAGGATGGGCTTATGGAGATACATTGCCTTGTAGAGCAAAAGATAAACATATTGCTGTAATGTTTGAAAAAGATGATAATCAGTTTTGGTTTCATGTAAGAAATAGTGAGTTTATGGAGATATTTGTTAACAATTAAATTATGAAAAAGATATGACTTTTAAATTTGTTTATGATAATGGTTTAAAAGTCACATCATAACATCAAACTTAGCTTTTCTGGGAATTAAGAAAGGATGATAACAAATGATTAAAATTGAAAAGATTTCTGATGATAATTTTGAGGTTCTTATTTGTGATAAGTTAAAGAGTATTTTAGATAGAGACGAGTTGCTGACATTGTTTTGGGATTTGGCAGATAAATTAGATTATGAAGTGAGAGGGAAGTGGTAAAATGTTAACTGAACATGATGCTGAATTACTAAGCAAAAATCAACCACATAAATGCAATGATTATACTATCTTGATAAAGAAATTGAATGGGTAGCAGGGCCAATTTATGACAATACATTAAATAAACAAAAGATTGAGGTAAAATTAGTCAACGATGATCCTAAGTATGAATTTCTAGTTGATGCTGTAGAATGGGAAGAACTTAAAACTTATAAGGAACAGATTGATAAATTTATGAAATAGAAAGGATGAGTAACAAACATGAAAATCGAATCAATTAATTTTACAATGGATGATGGAGTAGAATGTCCAGATTGTCATAGTACAGATACTTATCAATATGATAGAGATACTACAACTTTTAATAATGGTAGAGGAGTTGTAAATACAGGTCATTATTGCAGAGGTTGTGATAGGCGTTTTAAATTACACACTAATTTTCAGTATCAAATTACTGAGCAAGTAACTGGCTATTAAAACAACTAATAAGGAGGATTATTCAAATGTTAAAAGATACTATGCTCATGATAAAAGTATTAATAATTACAAGCATATTAATGTTTTTCAGCCTATTTATTGCACCACCAAAGATTATTGGAACATTTCTATTAATATGGGTTATAAATGTGTTTTGGATTGTAAAGTTATTATTTAGTTCTTCTGGATTAGGTATTGAAGATTTTGGTAATAGTGTTTGTGCTAAGATTGATGAAGCAAGTGCAAATAAGAAATACTTTCAAAAAGGATTGTATTATATCACTATTCCAATGATGGCAATAGGAATGATTATGGTTGCATTAATAATATTGGCATTCTTTACTATTTTGTAATCAATTAAAACTGCGATTTGTTTGTATTTAAATTAAAAAGGAGTAATGAAAAATGTTTGATAAAATTGAAAGTCTAAATACCATTGTTAATCTAAATTTAAATCTACACAAATTTTATATACCAGATACTTATGAGGAATATCGCAATTTGGTTGATAAATTTGAATTATGTACCATTAGAACAGACCATAAATATATATCGGAGGATCTGCCATTCTACATATTCAATAGACAAAAAGACAATGATGAATATCTTGATTTAATTTGGGATGAAGCACAAGCAAAACAATATAAACTCATAATTAGTGATGGTATTAAATATGACAATATTCAAAAATATAACATGGTAACTAAAATACAAAAGAATGGAGATTTCATATTCGAAGCATCAGATTTAAAGATACCACTTAGGCATATGTATAGACATCCTTCATCACTATTGTCATGTACTGGAAATTTATCAGAGGGTATTCACTTGTGGCATATGTTTAACAAAAGATACGGAATTGATAAACTTATAATTAGAAGGGATTTATTGACTTTATATAATTGCGGATTATTTGACAAGTGGTTAGAGGTAACAAAATATCCGATTCCAGTTGGTATCAAAAGTGAAAATATAGTGTTTTGGCAAATAAAGTAAAGCAAATAGAACAGCAATTTGGTTGTACTAGAAAGGAGCAAAACATAAATGCAATTAATATCTAAAACCAAAGACAATGAGAAAACAATTAAATTCACAGTTGATGAATATGAACATTTATTAAAAATCTTAGACCTTTGCACTCCGCCAGAACATCGTAATTATTTATATGAGGTAATGTCAAAAATGCATAATGATTTATACGATATGGATTTGGTATGAAGTAGGTTTGTTAGGAGGAATTTAAAAAACAATGACTGAAACAGAATTATTAATTCAAGAAACTATCATCTATTTGCTTGAAATTAAAAAAGATTATTCAAGAAGTGTCTCAATGGATGATGTAGGAAAAGTAAGGACTTTAACCAATGCTGTAGAATTATTGCACCAGTATTTAGGATTAATCAACTAAGTAAAGAAAGTAGGAGTTAAGCAAATGAAAATCACTCAAACATTAGAAGTTTCTAAACAAGAGAAAAACATTATATACAATGCCTTAGAATCCTATATTAAATACCTCACAGAATTGCTATCAGACAGCCCAGAAGGGGAATCTAAGACATTGATCAATGCAACTTTGACTGATACCAATAGATTGTTAAGCGAGATGTCACAGAGCATGTAAAGGAGGTTAAAACATAATGATGTCAGGCACATGTATTTCTTGTGGGTTTTACTCACCATGTTCTGTTCTAGGTAAATTATGTGATATTCTAAATAGTGATTATCATTATTATGTAGAAGATGAAATTGCAAATGATTGGAATAATGGTCATTGGGATGATAGTGGAGAATAAGAGAAAGAAGGAACTGCAATGAAAGTTTATATTGTAATTAAAAGTTCTGATATTCCAAATAGAGATGATTGTCCTAATAGAGAATTAGTAGAAATTGATTGTGTAAAGGCAACATTAGATGGAACATTGGAAAGAATTAAGGAATTAGCTATTTCGGGTTATCGAGGAGCAGACTACAGAGAATCTTGGTTAACTTAGATTAAATTAGTTTTATATTACAACTTAAATAAAGGAGAGAAAAGTAATGGGAGAAACACAATATGTATGTAATAATGATAATAGAATTATGTTTGACACCGAAGATAGTGAATATGGTTGTTTATGCACCTTCCCACATAATTATGAAGTTAGTGGAAAGAAATTAAATAAATGGACAATAGCAAGTTTAGCTTTATTGGGAGCAGGGATAGCGATATCTGCCAATAAAGCTAGTAGCATGATAGGTTCAGATGATAAATATATTGATTCTTATTATTTACCTAATTGTATTCCACAATGGATTAGGGATGAATTTGATAGAATTCTTGAATTATCAAAGGAAGAGCCTGATATTATTACAGAGGAGGAATATACAATGAAAGAATTAACATTTGAAATAACTAATATACAATCTGAAAGAGGAATTAATGGGAAAACAAATATTCGAGCCACATGTATCCAAGATGATATGTGGTTAGAGATTGAAATACCAAATTCTGAGCTAAATAATAAAAGTTCTGTAAAACAAAGTTTAATTATTGAACATATGAGATTATTAGAATTAGAAAAAGAACAAAACTATTATATTCAAAAAGGAAGTATAATTTAACCAATATCCAAAATATCCCAACCTTACAACCCCACTCCCAAACCACTTTAAAAACTACAATTTCCGATAAAATTCGACTTTTAACGGATGATGGAAAGGAAATAAATAAAATGATTTATGTAATAATTGGATCAATGGTATTATTCATAATAGCACATATCGCAGTTGCAATTGCTCCTATAAAATTTGTAAATGCTGATGCAGGAGTATTTGATAGTATCACTAATAAAATTACGATATATGATGATTTAAAAACTGCTAAAAGTAAATCTCATTTTAAAACAACAATATATGAGGTTCCAGAATATTTATTAGATGAGATGAATAAAATTGCAAATTCTCACAAAAAACAAAATATGAAACTGAATGATGCTTGGTGTGCTGAGAAATATTTATTAGATAATAAATGTAAGGTTGTTTATGTTAATAGAAATTATTTTTAAATCAAATACAATTTTAATTAAGGAAGGAAATAATAATATGACATCTTTCAGATTAATTTTCAGAATTGGAGATGAATTTTTTGATACCACAGATAATAGGTATGGTCTTGAAAAAGATTTAATATTTATTAATAGCAAAGATGATTCAGAAATAATTTCAATTGAAACCATAGAGGAGGAGTAATAATTTGCATAAATACTTTAAAGAATTAGATGAATCAGATAATATCACAGGACTTTGCAGTATTAGTTATAATAAAAATGAAAAGTTATGGGAGTATTTTTCTAAGGTATATAAAGCAGTTGAAATTACTGAAAAAGAATATGATAAGTTAAGGAGGGAATTAAGCAATGAAACAAAGAATTAATATTGATCAACTAAAAGAATTATCACTAATTCAACAAAATAAACTTAAAGATTGGTGGAATGAGCATCAACAACAAGGAGATATATTTGTATGTCTTGAAAATGATTTTTTAAGTGGGAAACAGTTTACATGGGACGGTAATAACAAACCATTTAATATGTCAATTCCACTTCTAAATGTTGGACAAATGTTTGAAATGTTATTAGGTTGTAGTTGCATAGATTGCACTTTAAGATTACTTGATGAAAGAGTTAGAGGTAAAATTTATGGAATGGAATTATGTGAGGCATTGTGGATTTTGATAAAAGAATATTTGGGAAATTAAACATGAAAGAAGGAAAATTAAAATGAGTAATTCAGAAATTATTAAATGTGATCTATGTGATTATCAATTCAAAGTATTCTCAAGACAAGAGGAAGAGCTCCATGATAGAGAATATTATCCAGTAACTAATTACTATCCTCTACCAGAAGAAAATGCTCATCTAGTTAGAAATTATATATGCGATACATGCTATAATGATATTGGAAATGTGGTAAAACAAAGTCTTATTCAAGCAGGAGAAGAGTATTTGAATGAAGTGGAAAGTAGAAAAACTAAGAAATTGAACGAATATCTAAAATATCTCCAAAAGATAGATAAAGAATATCAAGAAGTTAAAATCTACTGTGATAACCTTAAATCTATTAATAGTATTCTTGAATTAGATAAGCAAACTATTAAAGATTTATCTTCTATGTTTTCTAATAAATATCCACATTCTACAGGAACTTATTACTTAGAACATGCACTGGATATAGAGAAAATTACTAAACATAATATGAAAGAAATTAGAGATTGGGAGAAAGAGTATAATATAGAAATTGAAAAATATCCAGATGGATATGGATCTTGGAGTGTTGTTAGTAAAGAAGAATTTAAGAATGTGTTGTTGGATAGTGAAGTTGAAAATATGAATACTCGAAAGATTATTCAACTTGTTAATAGTATTTAGAGTAAAGGAGGTTGTTTTTATGAATGATCAAGATCAAGATAATTTAAGCTTTAAAGAAAGATATGCAAAATTTAAAGATTACTATGATAATAATCTATTAGCACTTGTTGAAGATTTTAATCCTGATATTAAGCTTCTCCCATATCAAAAAATAATTATAAATGCAATGATGGCAAAAGATAAGACTGTTTCATTCATCAATCCTTATACGGCACAGAAAAGATGGTTATCAAATATGAGATTGGAATTAATGAAATTAATGGGAATGGATTTTACAGTATTAAGTCCTAGTGGGAGAGATGATTATGAAAAAGGTGTGGTAGTTAAGGACTGTAAAGAATAAGAGGGGAGGAATAAATAATTAAATATAATTTTAATGAAAGTGACATAGAATATTTGCATGAAGTAATCGGAGTAGTATGGAATAATAATGGAGAACCATATCTTAATGGTGTTAAATTATCAGAAGAAAATTTGTTAGATTTATTGGAAAGTGAGGTTTAAATATATGAAATTATTTATATTAGTTTATCGAATAGGAGATAAAATGTACCAAACAGTCAGAAATAATTTCAATTGAAACTATTAGATAGTTAAATATCCAATAAGTTCTTTAATTTACGGGATTGAAAGGAGTAAATAAATTGAACAAATATGATATAAGATGGTGTGTTAAATACTTGCCTAAAACTTATACTAGCATTCTAAATATATCCCTAAACTGCACATATAAAGAATGCAATACAGACTATAAAACTTGTAAATATATTTCAAAAGTCCCTATTTATCAACCATATGTAAAATAGTCATTTCCCAGAAAAGCATTGTTTTATTTTATTTGAGTTGATAAAAATAAAGAGGAGGGAAATAATAATGAATAAAAATGATTTAAATTTTATTAGTTTTAGAAGTGAATTAATTGAATTATTGAGTAAATACAGATATGATATATCAGGAACAAATCTAGATGATGGATCTATGAGTATTGAGAATAATAGAAATGGTAAAATTTATACATTAAGAGATTCATATTCAGATTATGAAGCATTAGACAATGATTACAACCCCTTGCTTACAGACTACATAATTAATATGTTTCAAGAAGAGCATATGATTCCATTTTGTAATAATAAGATTGGAGTATTTACAAATAATCGAGATAAAGCATCTATGTTTTTTGATGATTTATATAACAAAAATAAAGAAAATGTAGAAAAGTATTGGCAAAGTAAAGACAATATAAGTTTAGTGTTAAAAGATGAAACTTATTACACTTGGATTAAACCAATTGATAATTCAAGAGGACATAGGTGTTTTAAGGTATTTATAGACAAAAACTTAACATTAAATCAATTACATACTGTTGTTGTGCCAATATGTGCATATTGTACAAGAGAAAATATTACAATTATTTAGACCAAACCAAATTTACATTTGATTCTATATGAAAGGAGTTTTAATTATGGACGAACTGAGCATTAAAAGAAAACAAAAAGAAGTAAAATACGATGAATATATGATTGAATTAGCTTTTCAAAGAAAAGATCATCAAGCAGATATTTCTTTAGCAAAGGTAATAGAAGAATTAGAATTAGATGTAGATGAAATATTCTCCTTAGTAGATACAATTGAGGAAGATTAAAAATTAAATTGTAAAATAAATGTTTGCTATTCTTTGGTTAATATGTTATAATTATTAATGGAAGATATGTAAAAGAGGTGATGTATATGAACAAAACATTATATGAATGCCCAAAATGTCGCACTTATCACAATGCAAAAGAATGGAATGATTATAATAGATTGGGTATTGAGTGTCTGGCAACAATTAAATTACCAGAAGCAATAGATAAGAAAGTTAATTTAATTTGTCCAACTTGTAATAGAAGAATTTGTTGTGAAGATATGTGTGAAGTAATTTAATTTAATTTAATTTATGAGGAGATATTAAATATGGCAAGAAGTAAATTTATTTGGTTAGTAATCTATGAAACAGGCGAAACACAGTTTATAAAAGCACAAACAATATTGTTCAGAATTAGTAGAGGATAGTGATTCTATTATTAATATGACTAGGATGGAATTAGCAGATTCTTATAGTTATGAAAATGCTGTGAATATACCTTTTCAAGATTAAAATTAAATAAATATTAAGGAGAGATAAATATGTGGATTAGAAGTCAAGATAAAAACAGTTTGAGAAATTATCAAGGAATTAGTGGAGATTCCGATACAGTATGGGGTGATGCAAATAATTCTAATGATTCATATGTTTTAGGTCAATATAATACAAAAGATAGAGTAAGAGCAGTATTAGATGATATTCAATGGTGGATTGCTTATAATGAACACTATTCTCGTTTGGGAGAAAATACTTTTACTTGCCAAAATAATAGATATACAATTTATCAAATGCCAGAAAAATAAAATATTAAAGGAGAGATATTACATAATGAAAATAAATCTAACCAGAGAACAAATGCAAGCAATTAAAGATGAATCAAAATTAATCGTTGATAATGAAGAATGGGAATATGTAGAGCAAGATGGCGAAGAAGAGGAAGATGAACATGGAAGGCATTATTCTCATATTTATATGAGAATGTCTGATAGAAAATGTTTTAGAGTAAATTTATTCTATATCAGATATGGATATAAAGATTATGGTTTTGAAAGTGATTCACAGGAGAATGTGGCTTATGAAGTAGAGAAGAAAGAGATTGTTGAATATGAATGGAGGTATGTGAGATGAAAATTGTAGCAACAAGCAATTATAATCTAGATGACTACTGTGAATATATCATAGCAGAAGGATTAAATAGTTATTATGGAAAATTAATTTGTGATTTTCTGCAAAGTCAAGTTAGAGATGGCGATAGTGCTTGGCCTGTATTGAAGGAAGATGATTATGTCCCTTTTGTGTGGGAACCTTGATAATGCAATATTAATTAAATAAAAAGGAGAAATTGTATAATGAACTTACAAACAATGGCGCAGGAAGTAATTAAAACTTTTAATAAAATTACTTCTATAAATAATCAAGATTATATTACAAACATATTGTCAGATTTTGCTATAAAAATGTATAATGAAGGATACAAAACTGCCAATGATGATGCTAAAAATGTCGTTCAAGAAGTTTATCAAAAAGAAAATCAAAGAATTAATGATCAATATGGAAAAGAAGTTCAAAAAATTAATAAACAATTGCATGGTATATTGCAAGATGTTAGAAATATAAGGTGGTGATTGTGGATTGAAATTAGTGAAAAGATTTTACAAATTAATAAAATGTGTTGACATATGGTTAGTGAAATGGTATAATTATATGTGGTAGTAATATGGGTGAGAGGAGTTAGACATGAGCAAGAAATTAATTGTGTATGGGTTTACATAGTGTGAAAATAAAATATTAATCAATTATGAAAGGATGATTAATTTAATGCCATCGCAAACAAATATACAACAAACAAATGCAAATAGTATATTGCAAAAAGATTATTGTATTATGTCATTGCAACTTGCCAGAATATTAATGGATAAAGGTTATGAATTACATAATATAGCACCAAACAAAAGATTCCCAAATTTAAATGTATATTATTTTTATTATAATGAATTTATTGAACAAGAAGTAAAAAATTATGAACAAAATAATAAGAGAAATAAATTTATTTTTCGGTAGGAGAATATTATTAACTCTTATTAAGAATTAGTCTCTCTTATTACACCTAAATGGGCGTACTGAATTTGATACGCCTAAACTTAGGTATACCTTACAGGGAGCGTACTAGATTTAGTACGGGTAAACTTTTACCTTATTTATGATAAAATTTATAGAAGGATAGTGAATTAACATTAAACAAATAAACAAAGAAGTAAATAGAGAATTTTCTAAAATTCCAAATAAACTTTTCTATACTAAAGAAGAAGGAGAAAAGAGTATTTTAGAAAAAGCAGATTTCAATGAGAAAGTATTATGTGTTTTAGATTACTTGTATATGGGAACAGATAGAAGAGGAATTGTTAGATTTACAATAGACAATATGATAAAACAATGTAAATTTAAAATAAGGACTGGAGAAAAAGAATCAGTATCTCAGTTTAAAAAGATATTACATATGTTACAAAGAGAATCTTTTATACAAACATTATTCGACGAAGAGGACATTGTAGGTAGTCCGTTAATAGAGAGTTATAAACTCAAAGATTTGATTATATGTTCGCTGACAATAGATTTTGCTAATAAATTTGTCATATTAGAAAAAGAAGAAAAAGACAAAATATATGGTTATAATGAGGAAAAGTTAAGTCATTTGAAACTTCTTTTATATTATTGCTATTTGAAATGCAGAATGTATAAACGTCCAATTGGTGATCAAATGGTTATATCGGGTGGTAGGGCTGAAATAGCATATCCAACATTTGAAATAATAAATAAAGATTTAGGTCTTACTGATGATACGATTGATAAATATAATAAAATATTAGTTGGTTTGAATATGATAAGATATAAATCAGCAGGTAACTGGTATTATAAAGATGATCCTAATAAGATAGTAAGAGAGAGTTGTAATATTTATACCTTATTTACAGATGAAGAAACAGCAAATCTAAATCTCAAAGAGGGTATTAAATATTATAAGAAACTTGATAGAAATAGTAATAAGATATTCACTGGAAGTAAGGCTTACAAAAATAATAATAAAGTGTTAAATGGAGAATTGGGGTCTATTATCAAGAAAGAGAAAAAGGGTACAGCGACAGAAAAAGATATGATTAGGAAGAATGAATTATTATATTGGATTAATGCTAATGAAGAACAACATGGTATTCGAGCTTTATTAGATTCTAATCCTGATACATTGCTTTCTGATATCTATTATGGATTTAATAGTGATGAAAAAGCAGAAAAGTATTATAACTTAGAACACTCATTAGGACTTCTTGATACTGGCAAGGAATTTGGAATTGACTTTACGTATTATAAGTGGATAATGATGAATTATGACAAAGAAGAGCATGACAAATTTGTGCATTGTGTTAATAATAAAAAGAAAGCTGGATTAAAGACTGAGGATATAATATATTTTGCGGATAAAACGCCAAAACATAGGGGTTTTTGTTCACAAAATAAGAAAAATTACGTAGAGAAAAAACCAGATATATTTGAAGATATGTTTGAAAATGATGAACCATACGAAGAAGAATATATAATGACTGAGGATGACATTCAAGCAATGCATGAGATTGATGAATTAAATCGTGCAATGATACCGGACGAAGTATTGAGAATAATTGAGCAACAAGAGAATGAAGAAGACTATGATTATGGAGACGATGAAGATTTATTTAGTTAAAAATTAGTTAATATAGGGGCGGCTATTCCGTCCCTAATTGTAAAGGAGAGATTATAAAAATGTATGAACTAACAAATAAAGACGAGGCATTATTAGATTGTGCTTTAGGTTTAATGAATAATGGAATGGAATGCAGTGATTGTATATTAAATTCATGGGAAGATTGCGTAAGTAGAATCTTCAAAGATGATGTAAGAGAATTATTAACTAAGATGAAAATAATGGATAAGAAATGGAGAATGCTAAAAATGAATGAAGATTGTTATAAAGTATATGACAATAAAGAGATTAGTCAAATTATAGTCGAGATAAAATTTGATGCAAATATAGAAAGATCAGCTTTTGTGCCAGTAGCGAAATATGATTATGAGTTTAGTGAAGGTGAAGTATATTTATGTTATGCGGAAGAACGTAAATTTTATAAGAAATATAATACGTGGAAGAAAGCAGTAGAGAGAAAATTCAAATTATTTATTCCAGATGATATAAAGGAGGGGGAGGAGATTAAATAAATGACAAAAGACATAAACAAAATCTATCAATCAAAAGGTTATCAGAATCGCAAAGAATTCATTGAAAGTTTAGTGGAAGATGTTGATATTCCTTTGAAAAATGCATTGGATATTCTAGATAATAAATATTTCGATGAATTGGTTTGGTTGCTGAGCCATGAGATTGATGAGAAAGTTGAGGAGAGTGAACAATGACTAAAAATATATCAAATTACACAAGAAAACAAAATATTAAAGAGTTAGTTGACAAAATCATAACTAAAACATTTGATATAATCCTTTACCCCTTACGTCTAGCATATAAAAAATATGATGGTTCTGATTTACAATCCAGAAGAAAAGTTAAGAAAGCCTATGGTAAATTGATAAATAATATTTATAGAATTTTATTAAATGAAGGCTGTGTTTATGTCACTGATTTTTATGTCGGTCAAGAAAATGGTTCTTATGATATTATTTCGATAGGTGAGGAATTTGTTTTGCTACATCATACAAAGAAAACTGCAAAGGTTATTTTTGATGAGATAGAAGATATTTTAAGAGGTGATGAAAGTTTAGTAGTTGATGATTATAGTGTTGGTGATTTGTTTAAGTATGGCTATTTTAAGGAAGATGGTAGAGTTATTAAGGCAAGTATGAAAATTTTTATATAAGGAGGAGATGTAAATAAATGTTAGAGTTTTATAAAATTAAGAGTCCATTTGATGGAGATGAACAATATAGTTCTGGCCTCAGAAATGGATATATCCACAAATCCAAGAAAGGTAAAACATGGAATTCTATTGGTCATGTAAAAAGTCATTTGTCTATGACTCAGAGATTTGATAGTAAAGCATTTGAATTGTTTTATGATTCATGGTTGATTGTAAGAATCACATTGGAAGGAATGGAGGATTTAGGAACTGTCAAGGAGTTTAGAGAAAAGAATGGATGTTGGATGGGGTAAAATTGTGAAATATTTTACATTAATTTTATAGGCTGAAATAGGAGTGATATTTTGAGTTACACCTACAACGAGAAAGAAATAAAAACTAAAGAAGATGCAATTAATATTTTAGAAGAAATTAGAGCATATCAAGAATTAGAAGGATTTCCATTTGATTTTGGTAATGGATTAATTCAAAACGATTTGTCTTATGGTACAGAACATGTTTATTGGAAAATGGATGCTCAAGTTTTAGAGGATATAATTGAAGATTGGGAAGAAGATATTGAATGGGCAAACTGGTTAAAATCTCAATCAAAGAAGAAATATAAGAAACAAAAACTAAACAGGTATTATAGAAAAACAATTGATAAGAGAAAATTAATCAAATTATCTAAAACTTCATGGTGGATAGTATATTACAATGAAAAAGAAAACAGATATATTCGATGCTATTATAGTGGTAGGAAAAGTTATGCAAAATGGTGTTCTGATAAAACGGTAAGGAATAGCAATGATTTTTCGTTAATAGGAGCTGGATATAGGAAATGTTTTAATTATTGGTATACTGTGTTTTAAGAGAATAATCAAAATAAAATGTATGATTTATTCTATGTTAAGGAGGTGAAAACAATGAAACAAACATTAGGTAATTTATTAGATAATATAACTAAAATACTTTATGAACATAATTCAGAAATAATGTTATTAAACGACAATATTCCAGAAGATGAATATGATGTAGAAGCTTTAAATATTGTATTAAAGATTTTTGAATGTGACAATGCTACAGAGGTTAAAAATATTGTTACTGATACATTTGTTGAATATTTTGGTGAAGGTGCTGTAACAAGAGAACAGGATTATACTAATATTGCAAAAGAAATTTGGATCTTGTGGGAAGATTATATTAATTATAATATGAGCAAGTAAAAATAAGAGAAAAGAGGAAATAAAATGAGTAATGGTTGGATTAAAAATTTATCATCTGAAGATTTCTATTTTATTCAATTTAACAATTATCTAGGTTGGGATAAAATAAATGAAAAAACTCCTTATTATGTTTTATTAGAAACTATAAAAGGAAAAAATAAATCATCTCAGGATATAGGAGTTAAATTTGATGATATTTCACATGGTAATTTCTATTGGAAAGGGTAATTGGATGGATGATTTTGAAGAGTTTAGGATTGAATGTGATAATAAGAGAAACGGGAGGGATAAATAAATGAGCAGGGAAATAAAATTTAGAGCATGAGAACCATTAAATAAAAATATGATATATTTTGATGGTTTTATTCCATTCCAAATAGGAGAGAGATATGTTGAGGGAGCTTTAAGTTCACAGAATCAAGAGAAAAGATATTTAACAACCATGAATTTCGATGCTATTGAAATGATGGAATATGTAGGATTAAAGGATAAAAATGGTAAGGAAATGTACGAGGGAGATATCTTACATATCGAAGGAAGAGATATCTCTCAACTTTTATATTTTGAAGATTCAGCATTTCAAACAGATGAATTTTTATTATTTGATGTAAAACTATTAAGAACTATAAAAGTCGTTGGTAATATTTACGAGAATTCAGAATTGTTAGATAGGTGAGGTTATTGGCAATAAATATGATAATATTAATTTGTTGGAAGGAGTAGAGTAAATAAATAATGATAAAACAAGATAAAATAAATTTCATTAAAGAATGGTATACATTTAGAGAATATATGTGTAAAAAATACAATGATATTTGTACAGAATGTCAATTGTATGAATCTAGTGATGGATGGTCTAATGAAAATGGAGAATATAAATATAGTCATAATTGTAAATATGATTTTGAACAAGGTTTTGCAGAAGAAATAATTGAATTGATGGAAAATAAATAAAAAGAAAAGAGGTAATTAATATGATCGAACAAGATATGATGATTTTACAATTTGTAATGCCATATGATAAAATTTTAAAAGATGAAAACGCTTATTGGGAAGAAGATACCCAAACTATGTATTCATCTGAGAGATACTTGGGATTAAGAGAATTTAATAAACATGGGTTTAGAGTTTTGCAATTTGTACCTAATCGTTATGAAAATCATAAAGCAGAATGGGTTCTAGTAGAAAAATTTGAATAAAATTACATTGTTTGGGTTTGCACAAATAAAAGACAAATATTAAAGGTTATATATAAATAATAAAATAAATGGAGGAATAATAATTAATGGCAAAAGTTAAAAAGGATAAGAATGGTCTAGTGGTAACTTATGATAAAGATAGAGCATCAATTTTGCAAGGAGATTCATGGGTATTCACCGATAGTTTAAATTTAGCAGAAGTTTTAGGAACAGAGAGAAAAGTAATAGTCACCAAAATAAAAGATGTTTTAAAATTTTATAAATTGAGTAGCGAGAACCACATCCCAGAAATTTATGAAATTGCGTATTATGTTAACTCACAAAACAAGAAACAACCTTACTACAAAATGTCTAAGTGGTTTACTATTGAGGTGTTAAAAAAGTGTAATCGAAAGAATAGTTATTTAGCCAAAAAAGAATTAGAGAGAATAGGAGTTTATGATGTTAGAGATTTACCAAAAATAATCTCAGAGAATATGTTTTATAATATATTAACGGGACTATTTCCTAAATTAAAAATACATAGACAACACAAAGTTGAAAATTGTTTTGTTGATTTTTATATAGAAGACATAAAATTGTTTGTTGAATTTGACGAAGATTACCACAAAAATAAGTTACAAAATAATGCTGATAAAATAAGGGAAATAAAAATATTAAATTATAATGACAATAGTATTATTCGAGTAGATAAAAATGATATATATGATGGATTAAGGAAAATAATATTAATAGTTAGTGATACGTTAGGCTTAAATAATGCAATATAAAGGAGTTTTATAAAATTATGTACATAAATAGTAATAAGATATCAGTTGAAACGGGATTAAGTCATGAAATAATAGAATTTACAATCAAAGATGTTGTGAACTCTTATAATCTTAATTCAGAAATTATCAAAGATTTTACCTATTTCAACTATCAGAAATTAGAAGACGGAAGTTACGATTTAACAAAAGATTTAATGGTATTGCTAATTTTTAATCTTCCTGAGACAGAAAAAATTATGGAATATAGAAAGTTATATATCGCCAAATTCAATGAAACATCCAAAAAACTACTTAATAATAAAGAAAAGCTGGAACTTGACATTACCTTTACAAATCTCGTATATTCAACTTTGTATGGATATGATGCCTATAAATTAAGAATGATACATAATTTGCCCAAAGGTGAAAATATAAGACCTTGGCTATCAGATGAAGACGTTAAGGTTGTTGATAAAATGGAACAAGAAGTTGGCACTCTGATTTCTTATGGAATCGAGTTGAAGGTGATTAGGTCTATGATTAGTAAGAAACATGGTGGAAGTGATAAGAGAGAATTAGTTTTGTTGAATGAGAAAAGGAAGTAAATTTTCGAATACTTTGAAATCCAGAACTTATGGGATAATTATAAAACAATAAATAAATTTATACAGTCTATTGATTTTTGTATTGATAGACTGTATAATAGTATCAAGGAGTAAGTCAAAGGAGCGTGTTGCATTTATGAAAGTTAAAATCACAAAAGATGGCGACAATGACAAAATGGTTATACTAAATGTTTTAGATTGGAGTGCAATGAATATTAGTGACTTGATAGGCAAAAAGATTGTGAATATAGTCCTTGACAATAAGTATGAAGAAACTACTTTAGAATTGGAGTAATTCCATAAGTTTATATTTTCATGCTATCGTGAAAGGAAGGAATATCCTAAGAAAGTATATTTGGAAGATGCGTTACTTCATAATCGCATGTTAGAATTTTTAAAGTTGCTTTAAATTATATTGAAAAGGGTGATAAAAAATGGAACAATTATTAGATGCCACAATTATTTTAGATGCAGAATTAACACCCGAACAATTGGATGCGGTAATACAATCACTAAAGGATGATTCGGTAAAACTACTCAAAGAATTAGAACTGATGAGAGAGAAAAAGAAATTAATATGGGGTTACTAAATATAATCCCATATTTTCATTCGAAATGTTGCTTTTAAGCTATAAAATATAATTGAAAAGGAAAGTGTAAAAATGAGATATTTTGAAGTAATAATGAAAAGCGGAGAAAAGAATCATCTTTCATATGATGCAGTAGAAATTCAAAGAGATGGAATATCAGAAATTATTAAAGAAATTGATAGGAATGATTTTTTGAGAGAAAAAGAAGGAATATGTGAAGAATTGTTGTGCCATTCATGCGAAGAAAATAAATGCAGTATTATTTAATACGAAAAATACATTTAAATGAAAGGGGTGTAAGGCAATGATTAAAATTTGTACAGCATGTGGTCAAGAAATAGACACAAAAGAACAACCATATTTCAAAATTGGTAGTAAATATATCTGTGATGATACTGTTAATGTAGATTGTTGTACTATTTTCTTGAGTTGGCACAGAAAGAACGAAGATAAGACTGAATAAGTTGGCACTTTTATTCCAATTAAAATGAGAAAAGGAGATACATAATGGAAACAATTAGACAAACAATTCTAATTAATAAACCTAAAATTCTTAACAATAAAGAACATTCATTTTATGATTGGGGAAATTATATCAAAGAATATGTTGATGTATTAGAAAAACAACTTTGCGAATTATTTTCTAATGCTCATAAATATTTCTGTGATAAAGAGAGTAAATTAGTTGGAAGAGATAGTTGGTTAGGGAATCATATCAGACCAAACAAACAATTGTATATTTATGATTTCTGGGAAATGGAAAATATCGAAGAATTTAGTTTTGGATTTAATTCAACTAGAGGCAAGGATATCGGTAAATTAGTTGTGGATATTAAGTGGGTGTAAATATTTTGAATATTAAGGAGGTTAATATTATGCATGGAATTTGTAAAGAGTGTGGATTTGAGGGAGATTGTATCAGTGCGGAAAATGATTTATGCGCCGAATGTAATGAAGATATTAGACAATGTGAAATTTGTAAATTCCCATGTCGCACTATAGAAGAACAAACTAGAAAAATTGGTTTGAAATCATGCTTGAATTGTAGTTGGGAAGGTTGTACTAGTTATGGGCTTGATGAAAAGATTTGTGATATATTTAATGCAAAAGATAGTTTGAAATGATGTTTTCCTAGTATTTTAGAAAAGGAGTGATAATTTATGTCAAGAAAAGAGAATTATTATGCAACTACTGTCCAAAGATATTTACCTAAAGCACAAGAAATTTGGAAAGATTATAAAGTTTCACATCAGTTTATTATTATTTGTAAAACTAACTCAATTGCTAATGCCAACAAAATTGCTCAAGATTTTGGGTTTGAGAAGAATACATTTAAAAGTGATGTAACACGTAATTATATTAGAGCAGAAGAAATTAAATCTTTAGAAGAATCAAAGTCAAAATTTATTATTCGTCCTATACAAGCATGGGAAAATGAATCTAAAGATATTATGGAAGTATTGTAAAAGGAGGATATTAATAATTTTGATCCCTTAAAAGAATCGTTTGATAGGTAGGGGTAAATTAATGTTTAAAAGATGCTCTAATTGCAAACATAAAACCGTAGGAGAAGATAAAGAACCTTGTATTAGTTGTAGATGTAATTGGGTGGCTGAACCAATTGATAAGAATGATTGTTATACTATTATCACACATTTCGGAGATTTAAAAGGTAATGCATATATAGATAAGGATTTATATTGTGAAACGCAAGGATGCCATAGTAAACAATTTGTAATAAATTGGGATGATGGATCTATCACTATTAATTGTAGTTCTGGTTTAGCTTGGATTAATAGAACAACTCTACAATTAGTACAATATCCTCATCATTAAAATTATCCTACGAACTCATACTTTCATCGTATGTCAATTATGGGTTTGAAAATCAAAGCATTTGGAAGTATAATTAAGTATTAACAAGTATGAGGGAGGTAAATTTATGATAACTGCAATAAAATTATCAAAAGAAGAAGTTTATACCGTTATTTGTAATCATTTTCAAATAAAAGGTCATATGGTTGCAGGAATTGAATCAAAAACAAAATTATTCAAAGGATTATACGAATTAAAAGTTATGTTAGTTAATGGGAATTATTTTATTTTAACAAAAGATGAGGCTTTTACCATAGTATGTGAATATTATCAAAGTAAAGGATATAAAGTTAATGGAATTTATATCTTAAATAATGGAGACTCTTTTGAACTGGTTACTCGTTAAATAACACGAAAGGTAGGTTTTAAGTTATGTTTGGCTACAATTATAAATACAAATATATCTATTTTTTAAAGATAAAAGAGTCCAAGATACAGCAGATTTAGTAGCTACAAGACTAGAAGAGAGTGAGAGATACTATATTCACAAATGCAGAGGTGGAGAGTTTAGAACAGGAGATATAGTCTCTAAAGATGAGTTTGTAAAGATGTTGGTGTTAGTAACTAGACCAATTGTGTTGAGTGACAGTTATATCGATTTGGAATTATAGGAGGTAAAACATGAGTAAAAAGTTAGTATTTATTAAAACAAAAGCTGAGATATTTTGTCCATTCTGCAAAGAAAATAATTGGTGGGATTATGATCATATACAAATAAAACAAGGAAAATACAGTGGCGATTACACTCTGCTTACTAAAATTGAATGTCAGTGCGGATACTGTGCAATGTTTAGAGATGATTGTTTAGAGTGCCTGAATTGAAATGTATCAAGTAGTTTGTTACATTTAAAGAAGAAAGTGGTTGATTAGACATGAATTTAGAACAAGCAATTTCTATAGCATCATTAGCTCATGCAGGACAATTAGACAAAGGTGGAGAACCTTATATTTTACATCCACTCAGAGTTATGATGAAACTTAAAGATGAGAAACAAAGAATTGTTGCTGTATTACATGATGTTATAGAAGATACAAAAGTAACGATTCAAGATTTATTAGATCAAGGATTGGATTGTGACTTGGCAAATATTGTTTTGATTTTAACCAGACGTAAAGATGAGAATTATGATGAATATATAAATCGTATATGTTATGATGAACTTGCGATGAGAGTAAAATTAGCAGATTTAAATGACAATATGGATATGTCTAGAATTGATATTTTAACAAAAAAAGATTATCAACGTTTGGCTAAATATCGTGTAGCTAGAAGTATATTGGAGAATATTTTGTTTGGATAGTTCCGAGGAAACAAAAGATTTAATTGAAATTGGAGGAGGAATAAACATATGAAATCATGGAATGAAGTTAAACCTAATATGGTAGTTTATATTAAAGATCCAATCGAAGTCTATGAAGATGAAACTGCAATTGGAAGTACAAAAGCGTTTCAAAAAGCTCAGATTAATGTGTGTGATAATGAGAGTGTAGAAGTAATTATTGATGGTGGGCAATTTGATGGTTATGATTTCTATTGGTATATCAAAACAGATAAACCTGAAGAATTATTAACAAAGGAAGAATATAATTTGCTAAATATTAGCGAAAAGAAGATTTGGATTGAACTTCAAAAGTATTTAAAGAAAATTGATGCGCTTAAAGAAAAATCGGAAGATATTTTGGAAATTAAGAGATTAATTGAGAAAAATCAATAGAACGAAAGTAGAGTTTAAAAAGAAAGGGTGATAATTATTTTAAAAATTACTTTTACTCTAAATATACCTTGGATCACAGGAGAACCTGCTGGAACAATTATATCAATTGAGCAACATACACAAAGAGAAGTTAATCAATGGGTTAAACATCATAAAAAGCATTGTGGTCTAGATGTTATAAGTATTACTGGCGAAGCTACGGATACATTAAAAGATTCGTAACCGAATGAAATAGATAATTTAATTGAAAAGAGAAAGGTGATAGATTATGAATAAAAGTCTGAATATTATTGTTGACACAACCTGTTTTGATGATTACAAGTCAATGATAGAATTAGTAATTATCAATATGTTCGCAGAGATAAATGAAAAGTTGTCCAGAGGTGACGAAATAAGCAGAGAGGATAAGAACGCAATTCTTATTATGTTTCAAGTAGTGCATGAAGATTGTAAATGCATAAAGAAAATTAACATTAATGAGGATGAACGTAGTTATGAAGGCTCTATACAAGAATTAGTAAACCTAGCTTCTGCAAGTGGAATTATGAGTCACTTTGAGAAATTGATAAAACAGTATGTTAATGTTTTTGGCAAATCAGGTGAGATATTAAAAATCACAATATGCAACTTTGAAGACAGCAAATATAAAGATAAATTAAAGTATCAATTAAAAAAATACTTCGACAATGAATTGATTGAATTAAAATGGAAATAAAACAGTGATTTTAAAGTATTTATATGTTTGAAAAACGGAGCATTACGGAGCAAATGGAAGCATGGAGGAGATAGAAAATGGATAGTAAATTACAAAGATTAAATTCTCTAAATTATCAAGCGTCAAAACTTTTAGAATCATATTCTGATATTTTTATTGAGAATTATGGATTAGCAATTGAATTTGGAAATGTTTTGGTCACAATTAATACTTTGATTGAAAAAGAAGAAATTGAATAGGCATGGCAATTTCGATGAATAGGAGAATTAAATAAAATGAAATTATTAATGTGTAAAAACTGTGGAGACGTTTTTAGTCTTGATTATCAAGAAAAACATTGTAAATGCAAAGGTATAAAAGGTAAATATTTAGATGATTTGAATGCCGAATATTATGGAGATGATGCAATCCCGTTAGGTTTTGCAAATAATAGTATATCTTTTGCTATTAATAATCAACCATTGAATGGTATGGGATATAATTTTAATGCTTTTGTTATTCCTAAAGAATGTGATACTTTTATTAAAAAGTAAGTTTAATATAATAAACAAATTTACTTGAAAGCGAGGAAATATAATGGCTGGATGTGGAATAAGACGATGTTGTGAAAATTGCAATAATCAAGTAGAAGTTAAGAAATATGTTTATTATTGTAAATTCGGAGAAAAAGTATTTCAGGAATGTCAAGTGGAGTATCCAGAAGATTTAAAAGCAGGGAAACTTTATGATCCAATGCTAAAAGATTTAGTTTTGAAAAAAGATTGTTTCGTATTATTGGAAGGTTATTAGGAATAGGTAGGAGGATATCAGAATGAATATATGTGAAAAGTTAATTTGTCATTCTTGTGAAGAAAATAAGTGTGACATAAAGGAATTTGCTAAGTTAAATGGTATTTCAGAAGATATGGCAAAAGAGATTCTTGAAGAATATCATGCAGACCAAGAAGCTCAAATGCAAGAAGTATATGAGGATATTATAAGATCATCTCGTTAAAGGCATAAACCTTAAATCTGTTATGAAGGAGGGTAAAAGGTGTGTTTTCTACTAATGAAGATGTAACAATCCATGATTCTGATTTTGAATTTTATTTAAAAGGCAAACCTACTGGTGAATATGCGAGAGGTAGAGTTATTAAGAAAGATGGAAGTATATATCATGTAAAACTATATTGTAATGGCGAAGTCTATGCGGTGATAGAAAAATTCTTATATAGAGCATGGTAATAAAACAACCATTCTATAGACTTTATTACTGGAAAATCATAGTAATATCAAGTATAATTAGCATGAGAGGTGTAAATCATGCAAGATATTATCAATACTATTAAAATATCAAATAATCCCAAAGAAGTAAAACAAATTTTAAAATCATTGAAAATTAAAGAAGTGATTAAAGTAGCGAATGGTTTGAATGTTAAGATTAGAGGCAATGAGAATAAAACAGAGATTATTAGTAATATTATTTTGGAAATTATGAAATAGAAAGGTTGTTAATGATATGCAAGTAGAAATTATTCACACAAATGAAACTGGGCAATGGCAATGGGCAGTACAATTTGCCGGAACAGATATGTGGTTAAATGCTTTTGAGACGAATGAATTGGCAGTAGAATATTGTGAAATTAACGGTTATATAATTAAGGATAAGGAGTGAATAATATTTGAAACTAAATATTAGGCAAGTAGGTCTATGGTGGAAATGGAATGAATATTGCAACAATTGTGGTAAACAAATCAGAGATGACAGTTTTTCATCAAGTGTCAAACCTGACGAGGATAAGACTGATTATTGTTTAGAATGTTTAAATAAAATTCATAATGGTATTGTTGACAAGTCTTGAGTATAAATGCAAAAATAAAATTTATTAATGTGGTTGACTTATGAATTAATGGTATGGTAGAATAGGGTAAGAATAAATTTTGAGAGGCGGAGCAAAGATGGGATATGGAAGAATTCAGTCTCTATCAGAGATAGAATTACATCAAGCATTTGACGAGATTGTGAAATACAACAATGGAGGATTTCTTGCAGAAGATGCACTTGTGAGACAAATTAGGAATGAATTTGCTAAAGAAATGGGTAGCGAATCTTTAGATATGGGATGTATTCATGCTTGTAATGAAATTACATTTGAGATTGCTAAAAGACATTATGATCCAAAAGGTAAAGAATATCGTGTATATTATAAAGACCACGCAAATACAACGTGGCCTGAGTGGTTTGATTTTGCTGGATCTACAATAGAGGAAGCAGAAGAAGTTAAGTCAAGAATTGAAGAGGTTGAAACTGTTTATGATGTAGAGATTAGATGCGTCTAGTCTCATCTCTATAAAATTGAGAGGTGGAATTATCAATGAACTCAAATGAAAAGTATTATGAATTTCTTGACAATCTAAGAGAAAGTGGAGTAACCAATATGTTTGGTGCAACGGAATATTTAATGGAAGCATTTTCTGATTTATTAGAAGTTAAAGCAAGGGAAATATTGAGAAGTTGGATGAAGACTTTTTCAGATAGGCATCCAGAATAAAATCATCAAGGATGAACTTTAAAGAAATTAGAAGGGAATGATTTAATTATGCTTCAAATGTATAAGGGATTTTATTATAATGGAGATTATGCGATATATGGTGATGTATGGAATAAAGTACCTAATAATTTTTTTGGTTCAGGTATAGCCAGAAAAGTATTATATGAAATTGACAAATATTATGAGTATTTAGATAAAGAAAAATATATAGACTTTAAAGATTATATTGATAAAAATATTGATGATTTAAATTATAAATTAAACAACATAGATATCCTAATTGAAGATGGTTTAGATATTGGTGGAGTTTCTATGATTATTCAATTGGTAAATGGCACTTCATTAATTATTAATACAAGTGAATGGGGATCTATCAAAAGACTTTAAGAATAATGTGATACCTTTTGAAAGAAGATTAGAAAGGATGTGATAAATCATGAAAACATATATGACAATTTTTATCCCAGAATTAGAAATTATGAAAACAGTTAGCAAAGACATTATTAAAATTGATTTAGATAATCCATTTAAAGTAAGTGGTAAGAAAGATAATTATTATAAAGTTGATCCTTATTTATATTCTAATAATGGTCATATTATTGATGCAATAAATGAAAAACAGTTGAAAAATTTAAACCACTATGAAAGTGTAATTATTGTTAATGGTGAATATTTATCAGATATATTAGAATTAGAATTTAATACTCTGTATCATCAGTTAAATAATATCGGAGTTATAGTAACTTATACAGGTGATTGTGATGAATATGACGGTGAGCAAATTGCAGTTAGTAAAATGATTGCTTATGCAAGTGAATTAAAGGCGATTTGCGAGAAGATAATTTAAGGTATTTAAAGAAAGAGGAGACACATAAAAATGGATGAACGTACAACCATGGAACATGAAAGTTTTGCAATGTTAGGTCTTACAAGGAGTTCATGCAGTTTTAGTCAAAATCTATTTGGGAGTTCTATTCAACATAGTCATACTATTAAACTCAAAATTGCTCCTGCTAAAATTGATAGAATGCTGAATAGGGATTGGTTTCACGCTAACACAAAACCTTATATTGAAGTTGAGATGTCATACTCACAATTTGCTGAAGCAATTACATCAATGAATGTGGGAGATGGCGTACCAGTTACACTCAGACGGTTAAATGGTAAAACGATTGAAGACTGCCCACAATTTGATAAACGGCAAGAATTTGAGAAAGAGTTTGAAAAGGAAATGCAAAAAATCGGAAAGTCACTTAGGATTTTAACTGAACAAGCTGAAGCATTATTAAGTGAGAAAAAACCACCAACAAAAGCAGATAAAGAAGCTATTCTTAAAGGAATTAAGATGTTACAGCAAGAGATTGAAAGCAATGTTCCTTTTATTCAAAGTAGTTTCAATGAGCAGATGGATAAAACTATTCTTGAAGCAAAAGGTGAATTTGAAGGTTTTGTAATGCATAAAGTAATTTCTACAGGATTAGAAGGGTTACAAAAAGAATTTAAAATGCTTGGAAATAATGAGGAATAATCAAATCATATTATTCTTCAAATGGAATTAGAGGAGGAAGTAAAATGTATAAATATATTGGTGAACCTAAAACTGAATCTGAGCAAGAAGTTATGTGGAAAACAGCAGCAATATTAAGAAGTTTTATGTCTTTAGAAGATTCAGAACAACTAGAAAAGAAATTTATATTATATAGAGATGAACACTCTGCAAACAATGAAGAGTTTGAACCTTGGTATGTTTGGTTTATGAAGCAAATTGATATTAATGTGACGATGAAAATTTAATATTAGTACGTTGAAAGTGTGGATTGATGGGATATTAGAAAGGAATGAATAATATGAAATTTATTGCTAATGTTTTAGTTAAAATTGAAGTTGAAGCAGATACAGAAGAATTTGCAAAAGAATTATTATCCGAACAATTAGTTAATCTTAATATTGGTTCTTTAGGTTATCATGCTGATCATGAAGATTATTCATTACAAACTATTGGGAGAAGAGTAATGAGTATACAAAATGACAATGTAAGATTTGTGCTAAAAGCAAAAGATTCTGGACTGTATTTAAAATCAAGTGAACATGGAATCAATTCCTATACAGATAATATTAGTTTAGCTTTTGTGTGGAAATGTAACACTAGTATTTCTGAATTAAAAATTGATGAAGATATGTATGAAATATTTGTAATTTAGTATTAAAAGGAGTTGAAAACAATGGCATCAATCACTCTTAAAAACATAGCAGAGCATATTATGCTAGGAAATGCTAAAACAAGTGAAGAATTTAATGAAAAGATTAAAGGCCAATGGGAATACAGGAGCAGTAAAAGTATTTCTGATGTTAATTTGGCTGTAGAAAATGGATTAAAATTAGGTAAAGGTAAGGTAGAAAGAGAAATTGAATGTATTGCTATGTACTTGGAGAGTGTTTTGAAGAAGGTTAAGGTTGTAAAGAAAGAAAAAGTTAGTAAGAAGGAGAGTGTTAAAGATGTTGAAATTTAAATGGAAAGATGGATTATATTTGACGGTAGTAAAAGAAGAAACAGGATTTCATATTTCAGTTATCAACAATGATAATGAAGAGGTAGATGGTTATATTAATCCCTTTTCAACTTTTAAAGATGCTAAAACAGCATGTGAAATTTTGTCTAGTGAAATATGTTAATAATTTAAAGGAGATGATTAATATATGAATTATCCAGAAGCATGGGATGAATTAAGAGATAAACTTTATAAAACTAGACAATCTTTAAACGGATTGGTAAGAGAAATAGAATATCCTGCTCTTGATAATTATAAACGGCTAAGTAGTAAAAGAGAAGGTATTGATTTAGCAATAGGCTATATGATTGATATCGAGAAAATTATTGGAAAGTAAATTTAAATTATTAGGAGGAATTAAAAAATGGAAAAGACAAGAATTATTGAATACAAGTATGATGAAAACGACATTAAGACTATTAGAACAAAGTTAATTGATTTTTATATATGATTAGTAATAAAAATTCAGAGGCAGAAATAATAGAAGATAGGATTAGAGAGTTAATGGATGAATATTTTGATTTATAAACCACTTCAACATCTAGTTTTATTCTAAGAAAGGAAATGATATAATGGCATTATTCACTAATCAACCAATGTTTTGTCCAATTTGTGGAGTACAATTTATGTATGATTTTAATTATCATGGCATTCCTGTTTGTGATAAAGAATGTTGGGAAGAATATCAAAGGAGAAAGTCTTTAAGTATAATGGGTGAGAAATATTATGTAAAGGTTAATTAAAGGAGAGTGCTAAACGTTGGAAAATGAGTATGTTTTGGTATATGAACACAAAGGTGTTGATATTTACACTTTAAAAATAGCAAACCCATCTAAAGGAGATAGTTTTAAATATTTTACTTTTAATAAAACTATTCTAGGGAAACAAGAATTTGATACTATCCAAGAAGTAATAGATGCTATTGACAGGTAATTTATAATACTATGAATCGAGGATTTGAAGGCAAATAAAATGTATTAGGAGTTTTATTATGAAGTCATTTAGTGATTTTAAGAAGGAATATTTTGATAATGTGGATAATAGTCATACATTTGCAATATTTAACAAAAGCACGAATAAGTTTTTACAATACTATGAAATTGTAAAAGACAATGCAAATTATAAGTATCGTATATTTGTAATTCCGCTATCCTTTATTAGACCAGAATCATTTGATTCTCAAATAGAAGCTGAAGAATGGATAAAACAAAAAGATGTTATTATTTCTAAAAAAGCATTTTTGTCATATAGTTTAGAAAAAATTGAAGAGTAGTCCTGCGAAACTAAGATTCTATGCCATTATCCAATATATTAATAAATAAAATAAAGGAGATTAAAAATTGAGAGGACAAAAGATTCCATATCAAGAAAATCACAGAATAACCAATGAAGGAGAAATACAAAAGAAATGCAACAAACACCATATTTTATTTCCAAATGAAGATCCATGGATGTCTTGCACTGAAGAATATTTTTATAAGACAGCTCATAATAAGAGAGATGGATTACGCCCAGATTGTAAGGAATGTACAAAAATAAACTCTTCAAAATGGTTAGATGAAAATAAAGATATTAGAAAAGTAGCGAATGCTACTTATGCACAAAAACCAAAAGTTAAAAAGAAACGACAAATTAGAGATAAAAAGAGACATTCCGATGGGTATTTTAGTAAATATCAACAAGATCATAAAGAACAGATTGGTAAATATTCTAAGTATAAACAAATGAATGCGACACACAACATAAATAAAGTCGAATGGGAATCTTGTTTAAAATATTTTGATTATAGTTGTGCGTATTGTGGACTTAAGTTAAAAGATCATTATAATATGTTTAAAGGTGAACTAAGGTGGGAGATGTTACATAAAGAGCACGTTATACATAATGGTAGTAATAGGTTAGATAATTGTGCTCCTGCATGTAAGTCGTGCAATAGTCAAAAATGGGAATTCGAGTTTGACAAATGGTATAAAAATAATATAAACTATACTCAAGAGAGATATGATAAAATTAATCAATGGTTAAATGAAGATCATAAACTTTACATACAAGATGAGAAAACAAAGAAGAAATATAAATGGAAAGTACGTAATCCGATAAACCTTTGATTTCGATGGTTAGGAGGTAAAATTATGAGAGTTAAATTTAATAATAAAATGTATTTATGTACAAAAGTTACGCATACTCCGTATAGCAAACTATTATTATTTACTACATTAAATGGAGTGTATACTGTTGATATGAAATCATTAGAAAATGCAGAATCTTATTATGAAGACATTTTTATTAAAGGATATTGCGATGTCTCTGATTTTGAATATAGTAATTAATAAAATACTCAATTGATTGGAGAATATATAAATGGATTTACTATGTAATAGTATTACAAAATGTTATCATCAAAACTATAATGCAAAATTACAAATTATGACTTGTAGATGGGATTGTGCAGAAGATTGTTCTCATTGCATTAAGAATGAATCAATTTCAATGTGGAAAGAGCAACTTAAAAAAGTAGAACAATGTCCACAAAGACAAGATTCTTTGGTGGAGCAAATGTATGATCTACATGCGATTGCTAATAAATTCGGATTATATGATGCAGCAGATTCAATTAAACGAAGATTTATGGAGAAATAATTTTAAGAAAAGGAGATAAATTATGCCAAGAAAATTTGATGTAAACAATATCAATCTACAAATTGACAACATAGATTTCTGGAGTCCTCATGAGGGAAATAAAGGTGGAATGAGAATCTATTGGAGTGCTGATATTGGATTTGGGCAATTTGATATTGTTAAACGTAGTGGAAATGACGGAGAGGACTATGATAGTCCAGAAGAAGAATTAATATTAATTGTCGATACTGAGAGAATGGATCATGGGGATGATAAGGAATTTACTCAAAAGATTTTGAGTTTATTGGTTGAGAAGTTGAAAGTTACTGGATAAATTATATTTGACTTTATTTTACTAGTATGTTACTATGAATATATAAATAAAATATTAGGAGTGATACATAAAATGGCAAAAGCAGAAAAGAGATTAAAAAATATAAAAAGTGTTGAATTACATATTTGTCCCATCTGTAATAGTAAAAATATAAATAAAGTCGAGTTAAACGAGTATTATTGTATGGATTGTTGTATTGAAATACGAGATGGCAAACCTTTCACAATTCAATATAGTGGAGAATTAGTTCCTTATTATGTAAATGAATTCATGGATTGCGGATAGAAGGATAGGAGGATAGGAGGATAAATAAAATGATATTTATTAGTGGTGACACTCATGGAAGTATGGGCATGTCAAGATTTAATATGAAAAACTTCCCTCTTCAAAAAGAACTGACTAAAAACGATTATATGATTATTACAGGTGATTTTGGTTTAGTATTTTCATTAGACAAAGAAGAGGAGTATTGGTTAAACTGGTTACATAAGAAAAATTATGTTAGTTTATGGATAGATGGAAACCATGAGAACCATTCAATGCTAGATAAGATGCCAGTCTCAATATGGAACGGTGGGAAAGTACATTTTATTAACGATAGTGTAATACATCTAATGCGTGGACAGGTATTTAATATCAATGGAACAAAAATATTTACTTTTGGTGGAGCTGACTCAATTGATAAAGCAAATAGGACGGAGGGTAAATCATGGTGGAAAAGAGAAATGCCATCTAATGCTGAGTATGAGGAGGGTTTAGATAATTTAGATAAGTGTGACTGGAAAATCGATCTTGTTATTTCACATGATTGCTCTACAAGAGTTTTTGAGAAACTAATGGCAGGACTATGGGTAAAGAGTTTAACTTCCATTAACAAGTATTTTGAGGTCTTAGAAGAGAAGTTAGATTATAGGCAATGGTATTTTGGACATTATCACGAGGATAGATGGATTGATGATAAACATAGGTTGATTTATCATAATGTTGAATTGTTATAAGGAGGTAAATATAAAATATGATTAATGAATTTAAAGGCAAATACTATTTTTTATCTAATTTCTATACTGCTCCAGTAGAATATGAAGGACTATTATATCAAAATAATGAATCTGCTTTCCAATCAGCAAAGGTTATAGATATTGAAAGACGAAAACAATTCTGCAATATAGATCCTTCTACATCTAAAAGAAAAGGTAGGAATGTTACTCTAAGGCATGATTGGGAGAAGATTAAGGATAAAGTTATGGAAGATTGTATTAGAGATAAATTTACAAGGAATGAGGAATTAAAACAGAGATTAATTAATACTGGCAAGAAAGAATTGGTTGAAGGAAATACGTGGAATGATATCTATTGGGGAATATGTCGTGGCAGAGGTAAGAATATGTTAGGTAAGATTCTTATGAAAGTTAGAGCAGAATTACAAGAGCAAGAAGTATCTGATTGTTATGGAACTTGGAATAATTTATGCGATAAAGAATATTGTTCTGGTTGGGATAGATGTAAAGAGATAAGCAAATCCTAGCAAACAAATATTTTAAAGGATATTTAAGGAGGAAGATAAATTATGAGTAAAGATTCATTAGGCGACCGTATGAAGGGTTACGAAAATGTTGAGCGTAAATATTTAACTAAGAGACTCCCTTGTTTGCTTAGGATTGATGGTAAGGCGTTCCACTCATTTACTAAAGGATTTCAAAAACCATTCGACAAGGTATTGATGAAAACTATGTGGGATACTGCAAAATATCTTTGTGAAAATGTTATGGGATGTAAGATTGCTTATACTCAAAGTGATGAAATTACTTTACTACTTACCGATTATGATTCTCTTACAACTCAAGCATGGTTTGATAAAAACATTCAGAAAATGGTCTCTGTTTCTGCAAGCATGGCAACATTAGCCTTTAATAAGTCATTTTTTCAAAATTTAGATATATTTATAGACGAATATGAAGACACAGAAGAAAACACAAAATTAGCTAATAAATATTTGTCAAGAATCAATACAGCAATGTTTGATAGTCGAGCTTTTAGTATCCCAAAAGAAGAAGTTTGTAATGCTTTCGTATGGAGACAACAAGACGCTACTAGAAATTCTATTGAGATGGTAGGTAGATATCATTTTGGAGATAAGAGATTATTCAAAGTTAATAATAATCAAATTCAAGAAATGTTGTTTCAAGAAAAGGAAATTAATTTTAATGATTTGCCAACTTATCAAAAACGTGGAGTGTGTATTATAAAAGAGCAATATGATAAAGATGGAACTATGCGTACTAGATGGGTAATTGATGAGGATATTCCTATTTTTACACAGGATAGAGATTATATTGAGAAGTATTTGTAAAAGGAGATAATAAATAATGAATATTTATATTGGTATATATGACGAAAGTAATATAGAATTTCATTGTATAAAAATTCCAGCTATTGATTATTCAGTAGCATATAAAAAATTTATTAAATATCTAAAAAATAATATTAATAGTATATTGATTGAGGACAATATTTACATAATAGAATCATGGTTACTAAAAAGCATTTAAAATATTGTTTTCGAGGTATTTAGAGAGGAGATAAAGTAATGAAAGATAGACAATATATTGATCAACTTTTCACCACAGATGGGTTTGAAAATGTATTAAAAGCAATAGATGCAATGCATCCAATTGTAAAAGAAATTCAAGTATTTAAACAAGGGTATGATGTTATTATGAAGAATATTGTGTCTATCAAGATAAAGGATGAACACGCTGAACATCTTAAATGTCAGGGTTATTTCTCAGATTTTAATGGTATTGAAATTTTAGTAGTAGAGGAAAGGGATATGGAAATTAATCAAGGTAAAATTATTTATAGTGATGGAAGTAGCAAAATAATTGATATTTATAAACCTTAATGTACACAAGGAGAGGATATAATTGGCAAAATATAGTAAAAAGTCCACAATACAAGGACACAAATTACGTTAAAATGTGGGTTTTAACGGATGTAATAAATAAAATAAAAGAGAGGGCGTAATAAATAATGAGTTATAATGGATACATAACTAAAATTAAAAATATGAGAAAACATTCTAATGCGGATAGACTTCAAGTAGGAGAGTGCTTTGGTAATTTTGTGATAGTTGGTCTAGATACAAAAGAAGGAGAGTTGGGTTGTTATTTTCCAACAGATGGTAGATTAGGAGTTGAATATTGTCAAGAAAATAAATTACTTAGAGAAAGAGATGCTAACGGTAATCAAACAGGTGGATACATGGATGTTGAAAAACGTCAAGTAACTACAATTAATCTTAGGAAAGAAAAATCAGATGGTTTATTTATGCCATTGAAAAGTCTTGATAAATTTTGTAATATTACTGATCTTAAAGAGGGAGATACAATTACAACTCTTAATGGAGTATTGATTTGTGAAAAGTATATTCCTAAAGGTAAGAAAAGAAATAATAATCCTACGATACAAGGAAAGAAAAATAAGAAAGTAGAAAAAGATACTTTCCCATTCTTTGCTGAACATGTTGATACTTCACAGCTTGCTTATAATACGCAACAATTTAGAGAAGGTGATTTGTGTTATATCACTCTAAAAATTCACGGTACATCACAACGCACTTCAAATGCAATCAAGGATCAGAAAAAGATTCTTCCATATTGGATACATAAGATTTTGTCGTTTACAAAAATCAAACCTAAATCCAAAAGAACTTGGGACTATGTAACAGGTACTAGAAGAGTTATATTAAAAGATTATAATGGTGGATTCTATGGTGACAATGATTTTAGAAAACAATGGCATGATTATTTTGTAGGCAAATTACATAAAGGAGAATCAATTTATTATGAAGTCGTAGGATATACCAATGGAAATACTACAGTAATGCCAGAATGTAGCAATGCTAAAACAAAAGATAAGAAGTTTATTAAAGAATATGGCGAAACTACTAGATTTACATATGGTTGTGGAACAGGACAAAATGATATTTATGTTTATCGTATGACAATGACAAATGAAGATGGGTTTGTAGTGGAAATGCCTTGGCATCTTGTTAAATTACGCTGTGAACAAATGGGTATTAAATATTGTCCAGAATTTGATAAGTTTGTGTTTACAACAAAAGAAGATTTAATGGAGAGAGTTAATAAATATGTTGATGGGGCAGATCCTATTGGTAAGACGCATATTAAAGAGGGCATTGTTGTAAGAATTGATAATAAGGAAAAGTTTTCAGCTTATAAACACAAGAGTTTTCATTTTAAAGTATTGGAAGGAATTATTAAATCTGATGATGTTTTAGATATTGAGGAGGAAAATAGTGAATACGCTTCATGAATTAATCAATAATCCTGAAGTATTAAATATCTATCAATATGGCAGTAGGGTATATAGTTGCTTCACAAATGAATCAGATTATGATTATGTAATTGTCGTTACGGACGACTATAAAGAATTTGTAGATAATATAGAATTAGGTGACAATCATTTTAATTTTTATAAGCTATCACAATGGAAAGATATGATTATTAGGAACACAATTGAAACTCTTGAATGTCTATTTGTAGATGAGAAATTTATTATCAAGGAGTCTGTGAAATTTGATATTATAATCAATCAAGTTGAGTTAAGAAAATCAATATCTAAAGTATGTTCTAACTCCTATGACAAATGTAGAAAGAAGTTAATAATTGAGAAAGATTTTGCTCCTTATATTGCTAAGAAAAGTCTTTGGCATTGTATCAGAATATTATTATTTGGCATTCAATGTGCTAAGTATGGAAAGATTGTGGATTATTCTGAAGCAAATAAATATTATAATGATATTGTGCTAAATGAAAGCAGTGAATGGGAATATTATAAATCTAATTGGCATGTGTTCTGTAATAATTTGAGAACTGAATTCAGAAAGTATTCAGAGAAAGAGTGGATCAAGTGGAAAGAAACAAATTAATCATGATGATTGGAATTGTGGCGAGTGGGAAATCATTTTATGCTCAAGAATTAGCACAAAAAGAAAATGCGGTTATACATTCTTCTGACCAATTAAGAATTGAGTTGTTTGGTGATGTTAATTTTCAGGATAAGAATGGAGAATTATTTGTAGAGTTACACAGAAGGATTAAAAGTGATTTAAATAAAGGTAAAAATGTACTGTATGACGCTACCAATCTTAATTATAAGAAGCGTAAAGCGTTTCTTGAAGAATTAAAAAAGATTGATTGCGTTAAAGAATGTTACTTAGTGGCTACCCCTTATGAGAAATGCTTAGAACAAAACAGACAAAGAGAAAGAAAAGTTCCTGAATTTGTTTTGGATAGGATGTATAAGAGTATATTTATACCACAGTTTTATGAAGGGTGGTCGGATATACATATTATATGGAATACAAAGGGCTATAATTTTGATACTAATGAATTATTTAATGGTGAAAATGGATTGAATAAAATTGACCAACACAATCCATTTCACACTTTAACTATTGGAAAACATTGTTTAAAATGCTTTCAGATTTGTGAAGAATTACTTGATGATTTTGAATTAAATATGGCAGCTATGTACCATGACATTGGAAAGAGATATACTAAAGCATTTAAAAACTCTAAGGGTGAAGATACTGACACTGCACATTACTATAATCATAATAATGTTTCTGCATATGATAGTCTATTCATTTTTAATAAGCAAGATTTTGATATTGAAACAATTTTACTGATTACAAATTACATACAATGGCATATGCAACCTTTCTTCAATAAAGATTCGGAAAAAGCAAAAAATAAGTTTATTAATTTAGTTGGTCAAGAATTTTATGATAAATTGTTAATTTTGCATGAAGCTGATGTATTGGCAAAATAATCCAACCTTATAACCCTACTGTAACAAGGGTTTCAAAATCAACGATTCCCATTTTGTCCCATAAAAATCAAATTTTATGCTTTTTGGAAATTATAAAATAAATACTTGACTTATTATAACTTAATATGATATACTAAATTGAGAAATAATGTTTAAGGAGATGTAAAATGGTTAAAAATATTAAATGCTTAGAGAGTTCAGAAGGTAATGTTTGGAAATACATATTTGACTTTGGAGATGCTATTGCCGAGGCCGTACTTTATCGCTATGGAACATTCGAAGAACGAACTGTAATATGTTGCTCTGTGCAGTCTGGATGCCCTGTAGGATGCCAATTCTGCGGTACTGGTAAGCATTTTGTTCGTAATCTTACTGTAGATGAGATTGTTGGTCAAATTGAATATATACTTAAGGACAAGAATATAGAATCTATTAATACCACTTGTGAAAAGTTTCAAATTATGTTTATGAGTATGGGCGAACCAATGCTTAACTGGTATAATGTGAAATATAGTATTCTCCAAATGTATCATGGTTTAAGATGGGGAAATGCTCAATATTTGATTTCTACCATTGGAGTAAATGATGATGAGGTTTTTGGTGGATTAATTGAATTATCTAAAGCTGTTCCAAACGTAGGTCTACAATTCTCTATTCATCGTGGTTATGAAACAATGAGAGATATCTTAATTCCATTTAAAAATAAAATGAGTTTGAGAAAATTACGTGATGCTGGTATCATATGGTCTGAAGCTACAGGTAGAAAGGTATTTCTTAATTATTGTGTAACTGATGAGAATTCTTCATTAGATGAACTTGGAAGATTAAAAGATTTATTTACTTCACATAGATTCAATTTTACATTTAGCACAGTTTGTACAGCAGATGAAACTATGAAACAAGTTGGAATTAGAGATTTAAGTAAGATAGAAAAGGTGGCAGAATCATTTAGTATTGATGGATATAATACAAGAGTATTTAATCCTGCAGGTCAAGATGACATTGGAGGTGGTTGTGGTCAATTGTGGTATGTTCAAGAATGGTTAAGTAAATATGAAAATAAATAAATTATAGAAGGTGATAAATTGATTTGGTTAAACGACACGTTATTAGATTTCACCACATTCCCAAATGGGGAAACAAAAATCAATGAACAACAAATTAATAAAATTTTAGGAGGTGTTAATAATTCATTAACTACATTTAAATATCAATCAGATGCAGATTTGATTAAGTTATTATTCCTAAAGAAATACCTAGATCAATTAAAAGTAAAATCTGATCTACATATTATGTACATGCCATATAGTAGAATGGATAGATCGGAAGGAGGTTCAGCATTCACACTAAAATATATTGCAGAATTTATTAATGGTTTAGGATTTGATTATATTCACGTATTAGAACCACATTCTAATGTAACTCCTGCATTATTAAATAATTGTAAAACTAGATTCTTGTCTGTTGATATATTTTATGATATTAAAGACAAAATTAATTTCAATAATGATACTGATTATGTGTATTATCCTGATGCCGGAGCAGAGAAACGTTATAGTAAAATGATTGCTGTTCCTAATCAATTAGTAGGATTTAAACACAGAGATTTTAAAACAGGTAAAATTACTAGTCTTCAAGTTTTTGGAGATGTTAAGAAAAAAGGATTTAAAGTGGTTATGGTAGATGACTTGAGTAGTTACGGAGGTACATTTATCTTAGGAGCAAAACAACTTAGAGAGCTTGGTGCTTCAGAGATTTATCTTGTTGTTGGACATTGTGAAGAATCAATTTATAAAGGTGATATATTTAAGACAGATTTAATTGATAAAGTTTTCACTACTGATACTATTATGAATGAATCTTTAAATAATAAAATTGAAGTATATAAAATTATGAATAAGAAAGAGGCAAAATAATATGAAAACAAATCCATTGTTAATGACAGATGCTTATAAAATTAGCCACCTCATTATGAGTGAAAAAGGTACAGAGAAAATCTATTCTACATTTACACCAAGACATTCAAGAATTGAAGGAATTAATGAAGTAGTATTCTTTGGATTACAAGGATTTATCAAGGATTATTTAATTGAAAATTTCAATGAAAATTTCTTCAATATGGATAAAGGAACTGTAATTGCAGATTATAAAAGAATCATTAAGAATTCATTAGGAGATAATTGTGCTGATACTTCTCATATCGAAGCATTACATGATCTAGGATATTTACCTATTAAAATTAAAGCGGTAAAAGAAGGTACCCTTATTCCAATGAAAGTTCCTGTATTTACAATTGAAAATACTCAAAAAGAATTCTATTGGTTGACAAATTTTTTAGAAACATTGATTTCTGCAAATATGTGGAAAGTAATTACTGCTACAACAATTGTAAAGAAATATAGAGATATTTGTGAAAAATGGGCTGAGAAAACATGTGATAGTAAAGATCATATTCAATGGCAATGTCATAATTTTAGTTATAGAGGAATGAGTGGTCATGAAGATGCAGTTACTACAGGTGCAGGACATTTGCTGTATTTTACTGGAACAGATACTTTGCCAAGTATTCAGTATTTAGAACAATATTATGGCGCGAATGTAGAGAATGACCTTATTGGTGCAAGCGTTCTCGCCACGGAACATAGTATTCAATGTGGATATCAAGACGATCTGAGATATTTTAAGAGAATGATTACAGAAGTGGCTCCTAGCGGTATTGTTAGTATAGTTAGTGATGGATACGATTATTTCAATGTTCTTGGTAATATTTTACCTACACTAAAAGATGATATTATGAGTAGAGATGGTAAGACCGTCATTCGTCCTGACAGTGGCTCTCCAGTGAAAATTATTTGTGGGAATGTGATTGTTGAAGATTTAACCAATGAAGAATATTGTGATAATCTGGAAGATTGCAAGGAAATTATGTTGGAGAGAATGGTTGACGATATAAGAAATTATACACCTCATGGAGAACATGGTATTTCTAGGCAAGATGCTATTTTTAAATTTCAAGATAAGCATTATGAAATTGTTATTGAAATTGATTGGAATAGACATGACAAACAATATTATTATATTGATGGTGCTAATGTTTACATTTGTAAGGAAGCAGAGTTAACCTTAGAGCAAAAAGGTTCTGTAGAATCTCTGTGGGATACCTTTGGAGGTACTATTAATAGTAAAGGATATAAGGTATTAGATAGTCATATCGGAATTATTTATGGCGATAGCATTAGTCCAGAAATTGCTGAAGAAACTTTCAAACAATTAGAAGCAAAAGGATTCTCTTCTGAAAACATCGTATATGGAGTTGGAAGTTATTCTTTGGGTTATCACACCAGAGATACATTTTCGATGGCTTTAAAGGCCACTTACACGGTTATTGATGGAAAAGAGAAATTCATCTTTAAAGATCCTAAAACTGATATTGGTGGAATTAAAAAATCTCAAAGAGGTATGGTTTCTGTGTTACAAGATCCTGATGATGGAGAAATATTTCTTATAGACAGATTAAATGCAGAGAAAAGAGATAATTATAATGGTCGTGATTTACTTGAAGATGTATTTATTGATGGGAAATTAGTAAGAGATGAAAGTTTAGCGGAAATTAGAGCAAGAGTTTAAAATAAGAGGATAAGATTGGATTCTGAAAGTATATTAATATTTTGCTTTCAGAATCTAAAATCCAAATATTAAGGAGGCCAATACCTATGGAAGAACTTGATATCTTTAGTGTTAGCATGAAGAAAATAGAAGGAACTAAAAATTATTAATCAAGGGGATTTAAATTTTATGAATTGGAATATTAATTTTTGTTCGAAGAAAGAGGATTTTGATTATTGTCAAAATAATTGCAATAAAACATGTCCTACTGTATCAAATTTCTGGTATGGGCATATTATAAATCCATTAATTAATTTATGGATGACTATCCAAAACAGATTTACTAAATGTGATAAATTACCTACTAAATGTTCGTTTTTGTTTTGTAAAAAGTATTGTTCTTTACATAGGAGATGCAAGTGAAAATACGAAAGAAGGTAAACAATATGTTTTACGTCAAAAGCAAGAAACCTGAATCATGTTGTGATGAAGTATCAGGAACTCGTACAAAGAAAATAGTTTATGATATTCAATATAAGCGTGGTTATCCATTCTTTACTTTTTATGAGAACGGACAATGGATTACTAGAAGTGCAAAATATTATGAACCAGTAATTCAATCATAGAGTTATTTAGAAGGAATTCATAAAGGAGAATTGATTTCATGAAAGATATTTTTAATTTTGAATTAGATGAAAAGAATAAAAAGCGTTTTTCTCATTGTGATTTTGTATTCAAAGCAGAGAAGGAAAATGATGGAAAATATAAAGTTACTTGGATTGAAGATGGAGAATTAGAGCAGTCATCTATAGAAGAAAAGAGAATGAAACATGGATTAGATGAAGGTTATTGGGTTATAAAACAAGACTAATTAAAAGAAAGGATAATAAATATGAAAGAAATACCAAATTGTAGAATATGTCAATTAAAATGTTGTGGATGCGAAAGTTATGACACTTGCTTAATGCGTAAAGGTGAGAATGGTCATAAAATAGAAGATTGCACATTAATGGCTAGTAAATATTATTTGCTTACTGAGTATTTAAGTTATGAGAAAGGTTTAAATATGAGATTATGTAATTACGATGTGGTGTGTAAAAGTTTAGTGGAAGCATGGAATTAGGAAGGAGAAATGTAATATGGAAGATGAAATAGTGGAGTATTTTATTGTTAATAGTGAATTAAATATGTCTGCTGGTAAGGTGTGCGCTCAAATAGGCCATGTGGCGACGATAATTGCAGTAGATTATTGTGATCAAGATATCTTTTGGAAGTGGTATCAAAAAGATCAGAAGAAAATAATTTTACGTGGTGAACAAAAGGATTTAGAGAAATTAATTGATGCAGGATTCTATTATATTAGAGATAATGGGTGCAATGAAGTAGAAAAAGGGTCATTGACCTGTGTAGGACTTGAACCTATGTTAAAAAGTGAAGCACAGAAATTTGTGAAGAGATTACAATTGTATTAGATTCCCAGAAAAGAATAGTTTTAAAGGCAAGAAAGGACAACAAAAATGTTTAAATTAGAATTGTCAAAAGTTTCAGGGATTTTAGTTAAGCAATCAAATATATTTGAGTGCGATTTAAAAACTGCTTGGGAAAAGTGGATGCATCCTGCTATTACGGAACAGTTTACATATGAAGAAGTTAAATTGTTTATAGAGGGGAATAAAAGTAAGTGTAATAAGTATTAATTAATTTTAAAGAGGAGATTATATGCATAAAATAAAAGGATATTGGAGTAAATTTGTTTTAATTCAAATGATAGCAATAATACTTTTGTCTATAATTGGATTACCTAAAAGTAATTCCAGTATTTATTGGTGGATGGGAGTTACTTTGATTGATATGATTGCTACTCATCCTGTATTTTATGAAGAGGAGTAAGATAATAATGGATGATGATATTATTGAATTTGAACCAGAAACTAAAATACCGTTATGGGGAAGAATTATATCATGGATATTTGGTGGAATTCTTTTAATAATTGCATTATCAATATTAGTGATTGGATCTTGGACTTTAGGATTAAGTATATTAGAAGAAATGAAAATGTTTGGATTATTAAAGACTTTATTAACTTTAGGTGTAGGATCTTTGTTATTTTTGCTTTCTGCAATAATGATTGTTTTGTTTACTGCTATTGTAAGGAGAATTATGAAGTGGGAATGGTTGAAGATTCCACCAATGGAGTAGGGGTTATTTAGTTGTTGAGTGATAGAAGAGAGGATAAAAGGATGTGATTGTAATGTAGAAATAAATATATGGTACAATGTATATTGGACAAATAATTGGTCATAATAATTATCACGGAGTTAAATAAAAAGGAGTGATAATTATTATGCAAGTAGTAAATAAAGTTCAACAATCGCAACAGTTGGTTAGAGGTGGGATATACCTAGTTGATCTAGGTGAAGGAAGAGGATCTTTGCAAGGAAAGGTTCGTCCATGTGTGTTAATTTCGAACCGAATGGCTAATATCCACAGTTCAGTTTTGCATATATGTCCAGTGAGTTCAATTACTACTAAGTCAAAATTACCGACGCATATTGGATTGAGCAAAAATAATTCTGGATTATTAAGGGATAGTATTGTACTCTGCGAACAAACACAACTGGTTACGAAGGATTCAATAGGTCGCATGGTTGGCCTTTGTTTGGAGGAAGATTTAATGAGAATTAATAGAGGAATTGCTATACAGTTCGGATTATCTGAAGTTAGAAATAATGTTGCTTATGCAAATTAAGAAGGAGAGATATAATTAATTGAAAGAGTTTAAAGATTTAATTGGTCAAACGTTTAATAGATGGACTGTAATTGGCATATCTGATAAAACAAATAAACATTATGATAGATATTGGTTATGTCAATGCAGTTGTGAAAATAAAACAATAAGAGAAGTTAGTGAACTTAGTTTGATAAAAGAGAGAAGTAAGAGTTGTGGATGTTATTCAAGTGAAGTAACGACTAAAATGAATAAAGATAGATCAATCAGAGATAAATATCCACATTACAAAAGAATATATAGTGTTTACGATGGAATGAGAAAGAGATGCTATAATGAAAACAACGACAATTATAAATACTATGGTGCGAAAGGAGTTATTATATGTAAAGAGTGGTTAAGTGATTTTATGAAGTTTTATCATTGGTCAATAGAGAATGGATATAGTCCTGAATTGACTATAGACAGAATAGAAACACACGGTATATATGAACCAGATAATTGCAGATGGGCGACTCAAGAAGTTCAAGATTATAATAAAAGAAATACAGTATATCTTGAAATTGATGGAGAATCGAAAACTGTATTAGATTGGGAGAAGATATCAGGATTATCTTATTCTGTTCTTTGGCAAAGATATAAAATATTTGGTTTTAGAACAAAAGAAGAAATGTTTAAACCTGTTAGACAAGTTACTAAGATAATACATAATGGCATAGAAAAAACATTAAGACAATTACATGAAGAGACAGGGTTAGGAATAGCTATTTTAGAGTGGAGAAATAAACAAGGATTAAAAGATGATGAATTAATAAAACCAGCAAATAGATGGGCAGGACATGTAAAATCTACAGAAAAAAGAATTAGAAAGAAAAAGACAAAAAATGTAATAGATATACAAAACACAATAGATATAAGAGAAGAGGTGTTAACCATTGGTTGAAACCCTCATAGCATCACTGCTATTCTCTAAACTTCATCTTTACATAAAACTAGGCAAACTCCAAATACACAAAGAATCATATCTAATAAAACCAATACTAAAACAATGGAGTTTCTATCCAGTAATATTTATGTCGATATTTTATGTCTATCTACAATACACAATAATGAATCAGAATTACTATTTTCTTCAATATCAACATATAATAAAAAATGCTATATTAGGATCATATATGGTTCTAGGACTTGATGTTCTATTAAGGTATGAGAAGTATAAAGAGTATATTATTGCATGTTGTAGTCTCTTGTGTGGCTTTACATTGAATTATATTGTAATGCATTTTAATCAGGGGAAGATGCCGATTTTTCCCGATATCTCTTATTCAACTGGTTACACACAATATAATGTGATTATGAATGCTTCTAAGTTTAGCGATTTTCATGTTTTAGGTGATCACACAACAAGATTGATATTTTTATCAGATATATTCGATATAGGAGGAAGTATTTGGTCTCCTGGAGATGTGCTTTGTAGATTATTTGCTTTTATAATCGTCTACTTTTCGGTTAAAGAAATTAGCAAAATACATATGAATAAAATAGAGAATCAATAAATAAAATAATACTTGCGTTACGCCTTGTCTTATGGTATAGTTATTACAGGTTAAGAAATGGATAAGAAAGAGGTAATACATATGCAAGGTGTAACAAATGCTTTATTAAACACAATTTTAGTTAGTATACCGGAGGAAGCTTTTATTGTGATTATGACATTGGTTTTTCTAAAACGATTTGATATGTTGGACATACGAATGTGGAAACACAGTTTAAAATGGGTTATGGTTCCAACAATTCCTGTGGCAATGGTAATAAATGTGTTTAGATACATAATAATCATACCAAAACCAACAATGTCTTTAATTGCTTTTATATTAATGAATGTACTAATCTTATATGTGGTTATAAAGAACAGTTATAGTATTGATAAAAAATTAATTTTTAAAACAATAATTTTTACAGTTTTGAGTTTTATTATTGTTGGATTAATTGAATTGTTATATTATCCTCTTTCCCTTTCATTGCTACATAAGGAAATGAGTTTTTTTGATAATAAAATTATATACAATATAATAATATCACTTCCTGCAAGAATTATTGAAATATGTATTTTGACGTTTGTAGTAATAAAAAAGAACAATACAGTACAGGTAAATTTATTTAATACAATAGTCAAAAATAGATTTTTTACAAATAGTTTCTTAACTATAATTATATCAATAGTGTCATTGATTATTTATATAGCAAAGTTAATAATTGTTGATAATATCATTATTCATATTAGTATTGTTGATCAGTTGATTTTAACTTCGATTGTAATATCTGCACCAATAATATTGATCACATGGTTCTTAATGTTTATCAACTATTTGTTAACAAAAGAAAAACAAATACAACAGACTTATGAGAGTCTTGTTATGCAAGATGACATAATGCTTGATGTAGAAGATTAACGTGAAAGGAGGTGAAATAAATGAAAAAATACGCTATTATCGCTGGAGTAGTTGCCTTGTCTGCTACGATGTTCTCAAATGTTTTTGCATCATGGTTATTTTCACATCAACCAAAAACTCCTAATTGTATGAAATAATCTCACTCTACATATAGGGAGGGTTTCAGCCTTCCCTATAATCATAATATAAATTAATAAGAAATCGCAAATAATTGTGTTGACATATTCATACATAGTAGGATATAATTATATTATCACGTAAGGCAAATTATAAATATCTTATTAAATATGAAAAGGATGTGCATTACTATGTTCAACAAATTATTTGCTAAATCAACTACCTCTGAGGAAAACGTCAAAAAGGATTTTAAGAAATTAGCTAATTATGTACTCCATGCAAAAGGCCAAAATAGAACGATCAATGGATTTGCAGCAGATATGAAAACCGATTCTGAATACTTAACTCTTATTGCAACCGCTAAAATAAATTCATATCCACAAATTGATTTTCTTAAAATAATTGCAAACCATTCTCAAGGAAGGGTGTCTTTGCAAGAATTAACGATGGCATGTGGGTATTCAAACTACACTAATAATGACATGGAACAGATAAAAAGTATTGAAGTTAGACGAGGGTGGTTCTGCTACGTAAACCTAGGTGATGCTATGGACTCAGAATATGGAGGAAATCGAATGTGTTTAATTGTGCAAAACGACGTAGGAAACCATTTCTCATCGACCTCAATTATTTTACCTCTCACCAGCAGACGAAAAACTCAACTCCCCACGCACGTTCAAGTCGGAATAAAAAATTGCGGCCTACCACAAGAATCAATTGTTAGTTGTGAGCAAATTCGTTGTGTAAGTAAACGGAGATTAATTCAAAGGGGAATAGTTCAGAAGGTATCTGAATGTCCTCCAGATGTAATGTTAAAGGTAGAGGTGGCTTTACTCAAGGCGCAAGGAGTTATACATCTTAAAATGAATGAACAGGAAGCTATTCAACACTTAATGAACATGAATACCCAGAAAACATTTCAGTATCAAAATAATTATGCAAGTGCAGGACAGCAGGTAGCCTATGCACGATAAAAGAAAGGAAGATTAAATAATTTAATGAGTTTTATTGAATTTGTATCAAATCGTTCAGCTAAATGGTTAGCTAAAAATTACCCGAACAATGGCAAATATCCAACTGTAGAGGATCAAATAGAAGTTTTCACATATGGTTTTATGGTTATATGGGGTGCTATATTAAAGGGATTCATAATGGTATCACTAGCATCTATTTTCGGAGTAATACTTCCTGCTATGATTATCACATTAACCTTCAGTAGTTTAAGAATCATAGCAGGAGGATATCATTTCGGTGAATATACAAAATGCATCACGTTTTCTACCATTCAATTCATAGGATCAGCATTAATAGTCAAGCACACACTTCAATATTGGTCACACCTAGACATACAAGGATTATTTCTATTTTGTTGGGCAATGGGATTATATATAAATTTTCGATATATTCCCAAAGACACACCAAACAAACTGATTACAGAACCATTAGAAAGAGCAAAGTTTAAAAAATGGTCATTATTATACTTAATTTCATGGGTAACAATGATGACCATTTTATTATTCTTCAATCTAAAAATAATTGTTATTGCAAGTTGTTTCGGATTATTATTAGAACTTTTCTCGATAAGCAAGGTTGGTTATGGTATATATTCTCTTGTAGATGGTATTAGTATACATAAATAAAATCTCACAAACCTCACAACATCCCATCTTATCCCATAATTGCAATACTTTATTCAATTTAATTTCCCAACATTTATGATATATTTACAGCAATAAGTAATAGCACATAATAATTACACCCTTACTCAAAACAAACCAAAAACCTAATAATAGAGAAGGAAGGAAACCCTATATGCAATCTATTACTAATGCTGTATTAAACCTACTATTCGTTTCCATCCCAGAAGAAGCATTTATTGCAATCATAACTCTAACATTCCTAAATAAACTTGACAACTTATTCGACATCTATATGTGGAAGAAAAATCTAAAATGGCTTATGATAGCAACATTGCCCGCATCAATATTAGTTTGTGTTTTGCGATTTATGTTATTAGTTCCCCAAATTATTGTAATAAAATCGGTAATGGCACTCATGATCACATCAATGATATACATAGTAGTAAAAAACTCTGACAAAATAACTATTCTTTTAATATTTAAAACAGCAATGTTCACATTAGCAGGTTTTGTAATTACAGGAATATTGGAATATGCATATTGTCCAATAATATTTTCTCTATTACATAAACCTCAAGAATTCTTTAATAATGTTTTCCTCTATAATTTTCTATTAGGATTACCCGCTAGAGTCCTCTATACTTGTGTTGTTGTTTTTATTATAATGAAGAAAAATGGCAAAGTTAAAGTTAATTTATTTGATATTTTAATTAAAAGCAAATTATTTATTGGCAGTTTTGTTGTTACAATATTGTCTGTAGTTTCATTAATTGTTTATATTGCTAAATTGGTAAAAAATGAAAGTATTTTATTTAGTTTCCAATTCATTGACCAATTTATCATTATTGTAATAATCACATCTGTTCCAACTATTTTAATTACTTTGTTATTAGTGGTTATTAATTATTTAATATCTGGTGAGAGGAAGAATCAGCAAATGTATGAGAATATTGGCAATGAGGATGGTAAGAACAACGGCAACATTAATAATGAGGAAGATATTTATGACAACTATTATGAATAGGGTGATTCTGTACACCTCCTATTCTATTCACAACTATAAATAAATAACCATTTGACAAATCTCAATGAACAATGTTATAATCATAGAGATAAATAATTAAAGTAATTAAGCATCAACCTTGCATATCGGCATATATTATTATATAATGGTATCAATACATAGCAACTTAATTTGTTGCTGATATGTCAAAGGAGGAAAATAATATGAAAAAAGATCGTCAAGTTCTTGAGGATGTTCTTGATTTAGTAATTGAGGACTATTCTAATGACAACAAGGTTATGGAACATGTTATAGTTAAATTATTAGAAAGAGGTATCCCAAGAGGACTTACAACTGGTCTGTTTACCAAAGCTACGCCATTGGTTTATGCTTCAGAAACCGAATTGTGTTTATTTACAAAGTACCTCTTTGGATATACTCACAGACCAGAAATAAATCCAGAAGAATTTTTTACAGAAATAGACTTATCTTTAGCAGAATCGTATCAAAAACTAGAAAAGGACAAAGTTAAATATATTTTGTTGCATAATGTTGATCAACTTACTCCAACTCAATTTTTATGTACAAAAGAGACTTATCAAAATAATAGTGTTTATATGGGGAATGGATTATTAACTTATAATCCAAATACTCAAAGACAACTTCTGAAACGAAGAAGTGGAGACAAAATCATTGAATCAATTAATGTTGGTGGGAAAAAAGTTACAGAAATTACTTCATCAATGTTAGACAATACATTTTGCCCAAATGCAATCATATGGAACATTAGAAAGATAAACGGACAAGAGAAGTTTAAATACGATGCAAAATCTAGAACCTTATTAATTGAACCTGACAATATCACAACTTTTGTGGACATAATCGATGGTGCAAATCGTACTTGTGGGATGATTAAGGTTGTTGAACTTAAACCTGAAATTGATAGAATTACTTCGATATATATTCATCATGTCACGGAAGAACGAGCGAATCAAATTATAAAACAAGAAAGTTTAGCTGCTCCTATTCAGACAGAATGGGTTGATTTTAAAGATACCGCAAATCCAAATATGGAAGTTGCTAAAGGTATTAATGATCGTCAAAGAGAAAATGAAATGTTTAATCGAGTAGGGTTAGATTCCAAGGAATTGAAATTAGAAAACAAACTGGTTATGTTTGATACATTATCAAAAGCTATTGAATTTGTTTATGATCTTAAAGAAAAACCTGTTATTAGACAAAGAGAAGTAATTGATGATTTGGTAGAATTATTTAATAATGTCATTGGACTTAATTTTTCAAAATTTAATACAGAATTATCAGATGCCAGAGAAAAAACTTATATGGCACATGACAACATGTTTATTGGGTATATTATATTGGGAGATTTGTTAAGGCAGAAATATGAAACAGAATGGAAATCTGAGTTGGTGAAGGTATTAAAGTCTTTAGATTTTGATAAGTCTAATAAAATTTGGAAGAAAATTGGTATTGAAAACAATGTAAATTTATCTACTTTTAAAAAGATTTCAGAGTATTTTAAAGATATTGTCTCTGAAAAGGAGGTTGCTGTATAATGTCGTTCACTATCGAAAGAACTTTATTCAATGAAGATCAAAAGAATCGTTTTCTTAATGAAAAATATCCAAATGAAAGCACTCGAACGACTAATACTTCTATCTTAAGAAGTGTAGGTAGATTTGAAAATGATAAAAACAAAGATTTGTGTAAATTTAGTTATGAAGAAGTAAAAGAATTATTGATTGGTATGAAAAAGAAATCTGTGAAATCATTGGGTGTTGCTTATACAATTATTATGCAGTATCTTGATTGGTGTTTATTCAACAATTACAGTTCAATGAATGTTTTGAAGTTGGTTGATAAAAAAGAAGACCTTCCAAAATATGTTCATCAAGTAGCTCAGAAAAATTCTTATATCTCTAGAGATCAAATGTATTCTTACTGTGACCGGCTCTATAATTATGCCGACAAAGCAATGATTGCATTATTATTTGAAAATGTTAGAGGAAGAACAGAAAAAGGTCATTCGTATGAAGAAATGAGAAATCTAAAAATTAATGATATATTCCCTGAAACAAATACAATTGCCATAACTAGGGATGTAGATGATAATGTAAAGAATGACGCAGAGACTCCAAACCCAAGAACAATTAGTGTAGACCCAAGAACTATGGATATTCTCGTTGCAGCAGCCATAGAAGACACCTATCATCGTAGTAATGGTGAAGCGGAAGGTAGATTCGCTATATCTCAAACCAAAGACACTCCCTACCTTCTAAGAACGCTGGACAGGAAGAGTAGCGCTGGAGATGATAGAATTACGGTAGGAAATATTAGTGCAAGATTTAAAAATTTCCGTCAATATACTGGCATCAAATTTCTAAATCCAACCCTAGTATTTCAAAGTGGAATGTTTGACCGATGTTTTAAAGAGGAAGCAGATATTGGCGAGTTGAGTTCAGATAATTTTCGATATATACTCAGTGATTTAGAATTGGATGAAAGGGGTTGGCAAGGATTAAAAGAAACTTATGAAAGTTACAAACAAATACAGTCTACAGTCCCTAAATAATGGGGCTGTAGACTTATATCCCAATTTAAGTTTGGAAAGGTGTGAGAGTATAAATATAATTAAATTATAAATTAAGTTATTTTGTCGAAAGAATGGTTATATACATGTAATTTTTGTTTTGCAATTTGATGGACAAAGTGGGATAATGTAATTGAGCAGAGGGCGAATATGTGTTCCTAAAACAAGCTCAGAAAGGAACAAACATTTGGGTTCACTAAAAAATTATAAAGGGGTAGATGAATTGATAGCAGAACAGGAAGTATTTGTACTCAAAGACAGTAGAGGTAATTTTGTAGGAGTTAATTCCATTTCGTATGATAAACGAAAAAGAAAAAATATCTATTCCTATTCGGAAATACATACGAATGGATACCGTACATATACAAATATAGACGATGCGAAAAAAATCTTGTATCTCCTTCAAGAAAAGGGAACAAAAATAAAATTTGGAATCCATTTCCATATTGAAAAGGTAAATAGGCAAGAGGTAGTGAAAAATGAATATAAATTGGGTATTATTAAAACTTGCCCATTTAAACACATGGTAATTGACGAAATAGAAATAGATCAAATAGTTAATTCTATAGGAATATCATGTATTTTAATGGATTATAGAACGATGGTAGAGGTGGGAGTATAGTTCTCCCTTTTCTCTTAGGGTTAATACAATAAATAAATATATCCATAAAAGAAAGCGAGCAAACAATGAGGAAAATTACATTTACACACAATAAATTATTTGTCAGCATGATAAGTGTATTTATTCTCATCAGTAGTACAAATGCAAATCATGTGATAAATGAGGATAAAAATATAAAATTTACTAATTATGTAAGGAGTGATGCTTGTGAAATATTAAATCAAATGAGAAAACAATACATAGTAAAAGTAAGCCCAAAAGAAAAAGTTATTATTAAAGAAGAAAACTTGTTTCTTGTCTCAGCCTACGACCTTTCATTTCAATCATGCCAGAAATCAAGAGGTAATTCTGAGTATGGTATTACTGCTTCAGGGTTTAATCTCAAAGGCCACACACTTCAATCTGCAAGGGTTATTTCTGTAGACCCTAGTATTATTCCATTAGGTAGCAAAGTAATGCTTACATTCAAAGAAAATGAATATAAAAGGTACAACGGTATCTATAAAGCTTTGGATGTCGGAGGTAGAATTAAAGGCCACAGGATTGATTTATTCTACGGAGATTTCAGTTCATCCAAACCAAATAGAAAGACAATTTCGTTCGGTTTAGCACATGCAATTGTAACAATTTTGAATGATTAAACATATTGTGAACAAATTAGTAAATATAAAAATAAAATTTAAGGAGAATGATAAAAATGGCAACTATATCAAGTATCACAGACTTTCCTGTAAAAAATGATTTTAACGCTATGATTGGTTTAGAATATCGTAATCTTAAAGATAGGATTGCTAAGACTGAAGCATTAGAAAGAGAAATGTTAAGAAAAAGAAAATTAGAGAAGAGGGATTTTAGAATTTCTTATGAGGATAATGGGATGTTATATTGTTGTTTTTGGGACAAAAGTATAATTTATTAATACATAAAACAGGACAAAAAATTAAATATTCTTAACCCACTGAATTTTTAATCTCAATTCGTATATACTTTTTAAGGGACAAACCAAATAAAGAGAAAAGAGAGTGAAGATTAATATGATTATTACTGAAAGTGTAGAGATTACAAGAACTGAACAAATTGTAGTAGGCAAATTGTGTAACAAATGTGGAAATGTATTTAGCTCTTATGCAGAAAATATAAAAACATCAAATACTGATTTAGGTGAGTATGGGAATTGTAAATCGGAAATATGCGATGACTGCTGGATAAAATTTATAAAAACTTTTTCTATTGTCCCATCAGGTTTTAAAAGTAACCCCCAATTTACTTCATCTTTTGATTTAGACCATGATTTACATCAAAAATTATTTGTAGAGTGGCAAGAAACAAATGTATGGAATTGTGATGAAAATCCATGGAGAGATTATTATAGTGAAGATAATTCAATTCAGGAATTTGAAGAGTATGAGGAATACACTGAAGAATATGAAGAGTTTTATGATGCTGTAGAGGATCGCAAACCCTTACATACTAATTTGAGATTAGTAAAGTAGATTGAATTTTGAGATTTATTTCAATATTAAAGGAGGATTATATTATATGAAAAATAAAGAAGATACATTATTTGACGTAACAACATTGAAGATAGGAGATATAGTCAATTATTTTTCTCATGATAATGGAAATTATTTTATTGAGCAGGGCGAGGTTAGAAGTGAAAATATCTATAAGGATGGTGTAGAAGTTCATGGAGAAGGGTGGAGACAGTATGTAGGAAAATGGTTTATAAATAAAATTATAAGAAATGAGAAAGTAATATATGAACAACAATAATATTATAAGAATTTAAATATGAAGGAGATTAATAAAATGAGTGAAAATAAAGTTCAACTACAGGTAAATGTAATTAATCAATTAAAATTACTTCGACAAAGCACATTTAAAGACACCTTATGCTTCTTAGATGAAGATATTCAAAATGCTCAGAGAGCAAAGGCAACAGAGGTTAAAATAACAGTAGATTATTATGAGAAAACAGTAATTATTGAAAACAATGGACAAATTTTAACCAAACCTCAAGCTCTATTTTCTATTGCTGAAAGTGAATGGGATGATGATATTAAGTCTACAGAAAACCCCTTCGGCATGGGTTTCTTCAGTAATATTACAGTTAGTAATTTCATTCAAATATATACAGGTAATAAATTAATTACATTTGATGTGGAAAACATGATTCAAACAAATGACACTGAAATCAAAGTTGAAAATATTGAGGATCGCTATGAGGGATTCAAATTGGTGTTAAATAATTTTGACTTTAATACTGCTTCCTCATCTAATATTCAAGAAAGAGTAAGATTATTGGGAAGATATATTCATGAGTTAGATATTTATTACAACGACACATTGCAGGAGAAAAAGGATTTAACTCAAGGTGATGACAGTATCTATAAACTACCTATAGAAGACGCAGAAAGTTTTAAAGGTTGGATTGCACTCAACAATAATTATGGATGGGGAGATAATTTAAATATATTTTATAAAGGTAGATTAGTAACTAAACTAGAAAATACACCTTATCTAAAAGGTGATTTACATATTAGTGATAAAGCATTAAATTTAACTTCGCCAGACAGAAAAGATGTTATTAAGGATAGTAAATTTTATGATTTTAGAAATATAGTTAAGACTTATGCTGAAAAACTATGTGCGGAAACAATGCTTGAAGGTGACGAAGATGAAATTAATGAATTTACGAATGCAATTAGTTATTATGTAAACAAGAAAGAAATTAAAAATATGATTAAATTCCTTACATTTAAAAGTAATGATAAAAATGATTTAGAATATTTAAGAGGTGTTGCCATAGCAAAAGGAAAAAATAAAGGAATTAATAATTTTAAAGATTATGAATTACACCTACGTAAAGAATCAAATCAACAAAATGAATCTAATTTTGAAGAAGTAACTATTGATGCTAAAATTAAAACTCAACCTCCAAAAGCAAAAGGAATTATAGTGCATCAAGGTAGCAGTTCTTATTCTGATGGATATGTAGAAAAACCAGAGATTAATGATAATGAAACAACTGTAAAACAAGGAGAAATTATTCTAAACAATGATCAACCTGTATTTTATATTGGATTTTCAGAAGTTGAGAAATACGAATATAAACTCAATGTAGTAAAACACTATAATTTAAAAATAATTATTGCAAGAAATAAAATTGAGGAAGAAATTCTTAAAAACATGAAAGATTCTGATAATGTATTACATATTTCAGAACTAATTGAAGATGTAATAATAACTGGAGTGTTATCAGATACATCATTAAATATTAAAGAACATAGAGCATTAATGTTGTTTGATATGATTAGTAGGATGGTAGGACTATCTTATAATGCTTTTGTAATAGGTAATTTAGCCGTTACAAAAAATATAAAGGTAGAAAGTTTAGATATTAATACTCAGATTGTTGAAGATAATGTATTTGTAATTAGGAATATTGAAGCAAATAAAGTTTACGTAGATAGGAAAATTATTGATCAAACCAATTTAAGAGAAGATTTAGAAGTTAATTTGGATATTAGTGATTATAAATTTATTTTGGGCAATCTTTATAATATTGTTGAAGAACTTAGACTTTTGGAGCATAAAAATAAAGATGACTATATGAATACAATATTAAGTATTTTGGGAAGTTCAATATAAACGATTATAATAATTAGAAAGAAGGAAAATAAATGAAAAAACAAAATGAAGATAAGTATCTCCCATACACTAAAAAAGATTTTAGAAAATATTGGTGTGATCCAGAATCTGAATTTCCAGAAATGCAAACATTTGAAGTCATCAGACCACTTACCGAAAAAGAGAAATCTGATTGGATTAAGGGAGAAGATTGTGATTATAATGAAGAAATGTATTTAATTAGAAATAATAATGGTGATGAACGTGAAGTCTTTGATGTAGAAATTCTTAATGAATATGAAATAGATTCAGAAACATGGAGATGTTGTGTGATAAATCTATTGGAAAGTATGGAAGGTGAAAATGAAGGAATTATGGATTTTATAAGTGAATGTAAAATTGAACAATATGTTAAAAAACATTGTTAGAAAGAAGGAAATAAATATGTTAACACAAATTATCAAAGATGAAATTGAAACTATAATTCAAGAAAAAGGATTGGAGCAAATCATCAAAGATATTGTTCAAAAGAAAATGTCTAATGAAAATATTCAAAAGATAATTGAAATGGAAATTGACAAATTATTGCCAGAAGCAATTGCAGAAAGTGTTAGATATCAGCTCGTAGACGATGGAGAAGTAAATTACATGGTTCATGAAAGATTAAAAGAAATGGTTAAAAATAAGATTTCTGATTGGAAATTATAGAAAGGGAAGTGAGATTAAAAAATGAGAGATATAAATAGAATTGATGAAATCATTGAAGCATTGCGTGATTGTTGGAAACAATATCCTGATTTAAGATTAGGACAATTGATTTATAATCTTAATAAATCTGGAAATAGAGATATATTTTATCCAGAAGATGATATGTGGTTACAATGGATTAAGGGAGGATAATTGAATATGAAGAAATTCACTATCCTCTTGGTTGTTGGAGCTTTATTCACAGCAAATATTTATATGAAATATCATAACTTATCTGTACCAAAACCCATACCAACAGAACAAGTGCAACTAAGAGATTATCAAAAAGATATTGAAAGAACAGCAGAATTAAAGAAAATGCAAGACCCAACTATAATTCAAAATGAAATAAGAAAGGTAGGTGAAATCACTTCATTAAAAAGTAAATATAATTATTTTAGCAAAATAACTAATAAGGATAAGTTCTTTGATAAAATCACATTAAGAGAAATTACATTGAATTTTGAATATAATTTTGGAATTGGAGTCAGTAGTCTTGAATACATAAAAGTAACTAAAATTGAAAATGGGAAAGTTTATATATCTATCCCAAAAAATCGAATCCAACTTATTTATATAGAGCAAAATATGCAGAACTCAAGAATTATAAATGAAGACAACATGTTTATGTTTGATCAATTTAGTCCTTCTGACACTCAAATATTATCTGCACAAGCACAGAAAAATGTTGTTAATGCAATTGGTAAAGATAAGAAATTGTTTAATGATGCAATGGTTAATTTGCAAGAAGTGGTAGAGGTGTTGGTTATTAGTTTAGGGTATGAGCAAGTTGTTTTTAATGTTATTTAAGAGAAAGAGGGATATTAAATGAAAGAATTTAAATTAATCCAATATAAAGAATGTCCATCATGTGGATTCAATATTAAACCAGAAGTTAAACATGCATATGATAATAATTGGTGTCCTCATTGTGGTTTTGGTTATAAAGAAACAATTCAAAGAAAAGAACCAGAATATTTTAGTAGTGGATATGATAAAGCTGTTAGAAGTGGATTGCTGTAATTAGGAGTGATTAATTATGTGCTATGGAACATGTTCTTTTGAAGAATACATGGGCGAATGCGGTGTCTATGGAATTAGTAATCAAATAAAATTTGAGTTAGGTTTTACTCCTTGTTTTATTGGTGGATATGTGACCTGTAAAGAAGAAGATGAATATTATCAAGGATTATTAAAAGAAGGTAAAATTAAAGAGTTGAACAAAAAAGTATGGAATATGAGATTCCATGTAAAGGTTTCTAGTGCAGGATTTATGAATATTTGAAAGTATAAGGGAGGTTACTTAGTTAAATAATAAATCAATATGCCTATAAATGGGGTAGCAATAATTATTAAACCTAGAATTATAATCACAATTCTTCTAATGTTCATAATATCATACCTTCCTTGTTTTTCTAATTAAAAAGACCCTGCCATAAAAGCAAGGTTAGATTTAGGACGAGAATGAATTTAGTACGAGATTATCATGTCCATGGTTAAGGATAATTATGTAGTAAGGAGAGTTAAATTATGAAATGTGTATTGGATAAATGCCCTAGTATATTTGAATCAGATGGTAAGAATTGGTGTAATGTATTAAGCTATTATGTTTGGAATGATAACGAGTGTAAATTGCCTGATAAAATAAGAGAAATTAGAGATGAATTATTAAGAAAATGTGAATTATTAGAAACTATTTTAGAGGTTGATAACAACAAAATAGATGAAACTGTATGATAAAATTAGACCCGAATAATTGGCAAGATGCAGAATATTGGTTTGAAGATGAGGAAGAGGTATTTGAGTTTATGAGGGAAAATGAAGATATGATTGTGAAATATTCTTTAGAAAATGGAATGACGATTAGGGATGGAATTAGGTATTTATTTAAGGTGAGAGATTAGAGGAGGTAAAAGTTAATGAACAATGTGAAACAGTATAAATGTCCAGAATGTAATAAATATGAAGATGCAAAATCATGGGATGAAGAAACATTAAAACACTATGACGAAGATGAAGACATTACATCTATTGAAGATGATAAAAACGGGTGTTATTTTTATTGTCCAAATTGTAAACTAGATATTGATGGAAAGAATATAGAAACTGATGAAGAATTAATAAAACCATTAAATATTATTAAGGAAAAGATTGAAGAGGTATTGATGGAATATATGGATGGGACTTATAAAGGATTTGATGGAGGTAATTTAATAGACGATATTGATGTTTGCTCATTAAGGGATGATTTAATTAAATTATTCCAAGAAATAAACAAGGAGGTATATAAATGATATTGATTCATTACACAGAACATTTTAGCCAAGACAGTCCAGATAAATATGTGTTCTATTCATATAAAGAATTCTTCAAGTTTTGGGAAAAGAATTTAAGAAATGGAAATATTAGATTAATAAGTCATAGTGAAATGGAGGAAAAATAAATGAGTATTAAACCATTAATTGAATTAATAACTTGTGAATCAGGAGATTTTGAAGTATTACAAGTAAATTTGGGTGAAGATTTCTTTTGTGAAGGACATAGAATTTCTAATCAAGATTGGATTAGATTGTTAAAGGAATTAGGTTATCCAGTTACTAAGAAATGTTTGTCAGATGAAAATATGGAATATGGTGATTATAACGTGGAAGGGATTAATGAATAAATGATTAGTATAGAAGAATTTGAGACTAATATGGTTTATAGACACTTTAAAGGTAATTATTATTATGTGATGGACTTAGCAGAGAACACAGAAACAAATGAATTGATGGTTGTATATCATGCTTTATATGGTGATTATGAATGTTATGTAAGGCCATTTGCAATGTTTGTAGAAGAATTAGGTGATGTAGAAAAATTGTTATATAAGCAAGAATATAGATTTGTGCCTGTAACTATGAGTAAATAAAAGAGAAGTTTTATTCTAATTAAGAAAGGTAAAACATATGAATGTAAATCTATTTGATTTATCTAAAGCAGAAATAGTAAAACCCATTATTCATAAAAATAATGGTACACTTCGAGACGTAGGCAGTTCAGTATTAAGACATCCAAAGACTAAGGTATATTTAATTTATGAATTCAATTTTGATAATCAAGATATGGTAGTTATTATTGTGGAATATTGGGTTGGAATACGTGGAGAATATTCTAGAGAAATGTTGGTGGTGGATAGGAATTGTATTAAGAAAATTCCTAACAAATTGTGAATTTATTCTATGCGGAAGGATTAGATATGGATGAATTTGAAAAACTAAAATATGATGGCGATTATCACACTTATGGATATTTTAAAACTCATAAACTTAAAAATAGTCAGACAATAGGGATATATTTTTGGAAACATGAGCAAAGCAAATCTAATGATTATGTAATATTATTAGCAATTGCAAATAAAAAGAAGCATCTCAGGCAATTAATATTAGGTGAAAAAGATATATTAACCGATCATGAAACTGGCAAATGTGGATTAGAAGGGTTGCTATGGGCAAAGAAACAGATAGTTGAATTTGAGAAGTCTAATTGTTGTAAAGATGGAGATTTTATTAGTGTTTATTGGACTGATAATAGAAGAAGAGATGTTTATGAATATGGATTGAGAAAAATGGGATTTGTGGTTGGGTATCGGGACGGTAGGAAATGTTTGAGTAAGAGAGTAGTAAAATAAAGAAAGAGGTAATTAATAATGAATGAAATGAGTGAAACTATTAAAGAAAAATTAGATAAAGATCCAGGTTATCAAGCGTTTAGTAATTTGATGGATATGGTATTTGAGATTGCTGATGAATTGCATAATAAAATTGAATTAACTAATGTTGAATATGAATTTATTGATGCTTTCGATGAATACATTGCTTCTATGATAGATGAAGAAGAGGATACTGTAGAATAGAAATTAGTTTTATAAATTATAAAATAAATATTTGACAATATGGGTTCGGATGTAGTATAATGTTAGTAGAGATGCAAATGAATCCATATTAATTTAAGAAAGAAGGAATAAGAAATGAATAACATTAATCGCATACAAGAGTTAACCAATCAACTCAATATAGCCTGTAACGCCTATTACAACCTAAATAAACCCATTATGGAGAATCGTGAGTACAATCTATTGTTTGAAGAATTAGAGTCCTTAGAGCAAGCATCAGGAGTAATCCTAAGTGATTCACCTACACAAAGAGCCGGATACAAAGTAGTATCAGATTTGCCAAAAGTAAAACATGAAATTCCTTTATTGTCATTAGATAAGGAAAAAGAAATACCTAAACTAGAAAAATGGTTGGGAAATAAACAAGGTGTATTGATGCTCAAGATGGATGGAGGAACTGGGGCCACACATTATAAGAAGACATTTAAACAATTAGTTACCAGAGGAGATTCAGAAACAAATATTGGTGAGGATATTTCTCATAACGTACATAGCATAAAAAATATTCCATTAAGTATTGATGATAATAATAAAATTATAATTGTTGGTGAAAACTTTATGAAATATTCATCATTTAATGAAATTAATTCAAGAATACTAAACCCTGATGATAAATATGCAAATCCCCGAAATCTAGCTAATGGTTCTGTAGGATTGTTAGACAGTAAAATATGTAAGAATCGAAATATAGAATTTTGTGCATTCAATATTATTAAAGGAAATAAGTTTAAAACAAAACAAGAACAATTAGAGTGGTTGAAATCTCAAGGATTTTATACTGTACAATATTGGATGGTTACAAAGGATAATCTTAAGGAAATGATTGAACAGATTATTGAAGACATTCCTACTTTTGACTTCCCGATTGACGGCCTAGTTTTATCTTTTGATGATATAGAATATGGATTATCTTTAGGTCAGGTAGCTAGATTTCCTAAACATTCAATTTCTTTCAAGTTTGAGGATTCATGGTTCAAAACTAAATATCTATATACCGAGTGGAATACAAGTAGACTTGGTAGGATTATTGGAACTGGAGTTTTTCAACCTATCAATATTGAAGGATCTGAAATAGCAAGAGCGACAACTCATAATTTAGACATATTTAGGAATTTAAAACTTGGTAAGGATGATATCATTGAAATTTCAAAACGCAATAAAATTATTCCTGCTATTGAAAATAATATTACTAGAAGCAATACTGAGCAATTACCTACAGAATGTCCAACATGTAAAGGCGAAGTAGAAATAAGATTAGAAGCAAAAACCAATAACTTGTATTGTATTAATCCTAATTGTGAAGCAAAATTAACTCAGAAACTAAAATATTTTGTGAGCAAGCAATGTTTTAATATTTCAGACTTAGGAGAAGCGACTCTAGAAGCATTTATTGATAATGGATTTATTGAGAATTATATGGATATTTTCAAACTAGAAAGATACAAGAAAGAAATTGTGAAGATGAATGGATTTGGGGTTAAATCCTTCAATAAATTAATGATTGCTCTAGAAAATGCAAAACAAATTAGTATGACATCACTAATTGCATCTCTTGGTATAAAAAATGTAGGATTTGGATCATCAAAGAGACTTACGAAACATTTTAATAATGACATTGGTTTATTTTTAGAAGCAACAAAATCATATAGAAATTTTGTAAATATTGATGATTTTGGAGATATTACTGCCAATTCAATTTGTGATTATTTCCAAGATGAAGAGAATATGAAAATGTTTTTGGAATTATTGGAATGTGTGAATATCAAAAAAGAAGAAAAGAAGGAGGATAAAGGTATGAATAGTCTTGAAGGAAAAACATTTGTGGTAACTGGGAAGGTGACTACTTTCAAAAATAGGGATGAAGTAGGAGAACTAATAACTTCTCTTGGTGGGATATTATCAGGTTCAGTAAGCAAAAATACTTCTTATCTTTTGAATAATGATGTGACATCTACATCTGGGAAAAATAAAAGAGCTCAAGATTTAGGTGTTGAAATTATCAGTGAACAACAATTCAATGAAATGATAGGGAGAGTAGTGTAATCTATTCTTCCTCAATTCAAATATCGAATTCGAGGGATATGTTGAAAATGAGTTGATTAAAAATGAGTTTCTGGATAGATGAAGGATTAATAGGTTCTATATGTAAAAAATGTGATCGTTGTATATTTTATGATTGGTATTTATGTGAATTTGCACCAAACGATAAGAATGAAGATGGGGCATTATCTCTTCCGATTTTAGAGTGTGAAAATTTTAAATTAAGAAAGGAAGCATAAAACAATATGAACACTAAATGGGTTGATTTTATAATTTTAGATTTAACATGGGATGAAGAAACTATTTTTACTAAAGAATATTTTGAGGAATATGTTAATGATAAATTTGTTGCAGTTAAATTAAATGAAGATGGTAAACCTTTATATATTTGGACAGAAAAATATTGTTTTACAATTACTACATTTAAAAAGATAGTAATAGGTAGTCCTGCTATGATTGGAATACCCAGAAATCCAGAGTAAGGGTAATACCAAGAAATACCAATTTGCTAGGATAAGGAGATTATAAAATGGATTTTGAAAATATGACGAAAGATGAATTATTAGAAGTTTTAAAAGAAAGTTATATGAAATTAGTTCATCTTATACCATATAGTCCAACTTTTAAAGTCGGGAACTACTACAGATGTGCACAAACAGGAGACGATGAGATAAAAATATATGGAGATGTTATTTTATATTTAACTTTTGAAGAGACAGATAAATATTTTAGGAAGTAGGATAAATTATTAATTAATTTAAGAGTAAGAAAGGAGGACATATTATGCATAAATTTACTGATGAAGATATGAAGAAATATACTTTAATGAAAGTTAATGATAAAAAAGGATGTACAATGTGTTATAACCAAACAGAGCATATTGACTATATTTGCGAAGACAGAATGTGTGGTACGGAATGTTCAGAAATGTTTTTATGCACAAATGAATAAATGTGAATAAAATTGTTTAATTTAGAAAGGAAGCGTAAAAGAATATGATTAAATATTATTGGAAAGTTATTATGAGAAATGGAAATGGTTATTATATTGAATCTGAAGTTAATAATATTGAAGAACTTATTAAAAATAGTTTTAATAAGTTTCTCAAGATAGTTTTGCTGTATTTAATTTACATAGTTACAACTCTATAACGCAAGAAAATAAAATATTAATTAGATATTCTGAAATTTCAGAGATACTATGGAATGGAAAGTAGAAAAGAAAGGATGATAAAATGAAAAAACTAACCCTGTTAGGTTTATTGTTATGTGTCTCTATAGGTTTAGTAGGATGTGATTCAAATGCAAAATTTGTAAAAGATGATAATAAAAAGTTAATTAATATTTCTGGATTACTTAGCTACGACATTGATACTAGAATAATTTATTATTATTTTAAAGATTCTGCTGGAAACGCAGGTTATGGATTTATGTCTCCTTACATATCTGAAAACGGATACTTTTGTAAATATGATGTAAATGAAAGAAAAATAATTGAATTGAAGAAATAGGATCAATGGATTATTTGAATTAAAGAAAGAAAGGAAGTAATTTAAATGGGATTTTGTAAATACGTAGAATGCATAATTACTCAAGATTACATTTGTTGTTTGGAATGTGATAAATTGCAAGAATGTAAAAATAAATGTTATTGTTGTAATGCGATAGATGTATACGATCATCCAGGAGATTGTAGTGAATATTCAAAATAAAATTAAAATACAATAAATTTAGGAGGAATAAAATATGAGCAACAACAAACAAGAAATTTCTATTGATCGCGTAAAACAAATCACCCAAGAGGAATTACAAAGATATGTAAAAGGAAATTTCTCAGAAGAAAGTTTAAGAGCGACCATCCAAAGTCAATTAGAAAATTCTGGGACAGAAATAGTTTTCAAACATTTAGGTCTGAGAAAAGATTCATGGAGTAGTAAATGGGAATTAAATGGTGGATACGGAGGTCTTAATCAAATAGTAAAAAATCAAGAACTTCTTATTAATGAAATTGGATCAAAAGTAATCCAAGAAATTGTTAAAGATGTTACACCAGAAGACGTTCTATCTTCTTTAACCAAGCAAAATATACAATCACTAAAAAAGATTTACAGAGAAACATTATTTGATTATTTTAAAGATGAAGTTAGAAATCTTGCAATTGAAAATGGGAAAGAACAGGCTCAAACACTGTTTAAAAAGTATTTATACGAAGAAGATAATTCCGAGGAAATTTAACTTTTAATTGAATAGATATAAATAAGGAGAGATAATATATGATATTTTTTACATATGATGAGGATAATTATGATAGTGAAGAGGTTAGAGAATCGGTAAAATACGAGGAATTAAGAAAAGTCAAAGGAATATGGATTGATAGGAGATATGCTTCTTCACCAGAAGACATACCTTATTATAAAGGAAATAAAGAATGGGCAGACAAAGAGTGGTATGGAGAAGGAAAAAATCATAGGGTTACTGATGGTATGATTGAAAGAGATTTTGAGGAAGAATTTTCAATCATTGAACTAAATTCTTTAGATGATTTATTGGAATTTCAGAGAAAATATGATACTAACGCAAGTATTAGTATTGGAAGTCATTATTTTTACAATGGTGAATTATTAAATACATTTAATTATGACTATCATGTGGAATAATATTTTAAATTTATGGTTTCGTTCTAGAAAGGAGATTTATAACATTGATCATTTATCCAGATAGAGACTACTCACACATCTTATTATCTCAAGGAAGACAATGTGGAAAAACTAATATACATCTTGCTATTTTAGAAGCAGTTATGGAAAGTAAATTAACTAATAAACCTGTAAAAATAAGTTTTGGTATGAAGTTAATGAGAATAGAAGATTTATAGGAGAAATACAAATGAATTTAGAAGAAAAGATTAGTGAATTAAGAATGGCACTAGAATGTCTAAAAGACGAATATATTCAATATGTTGATAATGCCTGTCATTGTGATGAATATGATGATAATGAAGAATGTCCATATTGCTATGCTAAAAGAGTATTAAGGGAAACTAAGTAAAAAAAAGAATAATTTAACCAAATAAAAGAAAGGAAGTATTAAAATTATGAGTGTAGATTATTATTCATGTGATTATTGTGGAGAAAGTGCCTATGAAGAATTTGTAAAAAGTTGTGAAAAATGTGGTCACAGTATTTGTACAGAATGTGTAGTAAATGATGATATAAATTCTGAATATGCAAGTAGATATCGTGTTAAATATGATGGTTCTGAAGAACAAAAAGAGAAATATGGAATTACTGAAGAAGATATAGAAAAAGGATGGATTGAAATAGGTAAACCTATTCAGGATACAGGTGTTGATCCAAAGTATTGTCCTTTTTGTAATGGGAAAATGATTCATAATAATGATTTATTAGACTATTTATTGAACAAATATAATCTAACTAAAGATGAAGTTAAAAAAGAATATTTAGGAAGGAAGTTGTAAAATGAAAATTGTAAAAAATATTATACATAATAGAGAACCAATTTATATTGTAAAAATGTCTGGAGATTATAATGATGGAGATTATTCGTATTCCGAAGAAGAATTTGTTGAGTCAGCATTTAATGAAATTGCAGAATGTTTATTAGAAATTGATAAATTGGTTGGAAGGGATTATGTGAATGGGGATTATGGATATGAATATGTAGAACGACATATTAGAAAGTTACAAAAACAATATAAAATGTATTTTGATTATCCTTTAGGAGATACTGCTTCTGATGCACCGATTCATAGCTTAGATAGTTTGGATATTCAATTTATTGATATCGATGGTCGAATATATGATGTTAGTTTAGAGGATTAAAGGAGAAGAAAAGGATGTTTAAAATGAATAAAGATTATTTAATAATTATTGGTGCATTGGCAAAATTAATTGGAGAAGCTGGATTAGCAGAAAAAGTAAATTTATTAATATCAGAAGAGAATGCTAATAAATATTTAGACCAACTTGATGAATATGGTAACAATACAACTAAGGAAGAAAGGGAATCTCATTTAATGGATTTATTCTTGAGTAATTTTTCAAAACTATAGAATTGCATATTTAATTGAATGAAGGGAGGTGATATATTTAATGGATGCATTTAAATTTGTCAATATTACTAGAAAATATAAGAAATGTCCAAACTGTGGAAGTAGTTGGAAAGATACAAAATTACAAGTAAGTGTAAAAGATGAAATTGTAACAATCAGTTGTGAATGTGGTTTCTTAAAATTGGTTGATGAAAATAATAAAGAAATTAAAGGAGGAGAATAAAATTAATAGTACAATATTTTTACCTAAAACCATTAAAGTAGGTTATCAAAATCGTTCTGATACATACACAGGCCAATTAGCATATGTTATTTATTATGACCAAAAGAATGTTCTTAGAAAAAGTAAATCATGGGAATCATGGCGTGACAAAAAGATTGAACCACAAGAATTTGAAAATGTCCCTACAAGTGGATTTGTACTTAATAAGAAAGTAGGAGACTACAATTCGGGATGGGATCATCGAAAATCATATTGTAGAGTATTTGACCCTCGTAACTTTGAGATTGAAGTGTCTATTGAAAACCTTCTCTACATTCTTGAAAATGCTAGTTCTATCAAAGGTAAAGGATTAGAAGGAGAATTCGTTTACGGTTGGAATAATAAAGATATCATTTTAATTCCTGTTGATTCTCCTGATTATAAAGAGTTATCAGAATTAAACAACCTAAGACACGAGAAGAAGAAATTTGATGGTAAGGATTTAATATTAGGTGCAACATATAAATCCAATTCTAATAATGAATTAATTTATTTGGGTAGATTTTATGAGAATAATGATGATAAAAAGGAAACTAAAACTTATTTTTTCTATGATAGAAACGCCAATTATAGAAAAATTGATTCAATAAAATCTTTAACGGGAAATATAATTGATATCATAGATGAAAATTGTGTAGAAGATTATTCTAATTTGATAGATGAATTATTAAAGAGCAGTAGTTATTCTGCTAGAGAGCCTAAGTATGATACTTATTTAGATTACACATTGGCAGAATTTAAAGAATCATTAAATAAAAATAATTATTGGCATACTAAATGCTATGTTCAAATTAATAATAAATATACCAAATATTATATAGAAAGGTATAGATCATATTCTTATTATAGTAATAGAGACAATGGTTATAATGTTTACACTACAGACAGAGGACATAAAGATGAAACATTAATAAGAGAAGCGTCTCCTGAAAGAATATTTAATGAAATAAACCCTAAATATTTAGTAACATACAATTCAAATAAAGAATTAATAAAGGAGTGGAAATAAAAATGGCAAATAAAACTAACGATCAAAAGATTATGGAATTAAAAAAGCAAATCGAGGAAAAGAAAATTAAGTTAGGAAAGTCTCAAAAGTTCACACCAATTACTAATTGTTCAATTGAACTAGACGGTGTAAGAGTTAATATTCAAGTTCTTAATAAAGAGCAATTAACTTATCTATTAGTTAAACTTAATTCATATGCGAAGTCTGCAAAAGAATTGGAAATTGATTTTGTTATATCTGGATATCATGTTGTGGATTGGATTACTGATATTAAATCTAAATTAGATTTTGTAAGTCGCAAAGAAGAAGAGAATAAACTAAAAGTGATGGAATCTAAATTGCATCAATTGCTTTCTAATGAGAAGAAAGTTGAACTTGAGATTGATGAGATTATGAAGAGTTTGTAGTAAGTCGAGAAGTGAAAGTGCCTTGTAGCAATGGTTACAAGGCATGACATTTCCCTTAAAGTGAATATTTGCACGGATTAGAGAGGAGATAAATTATGAAAATTGGAGATAAGGTAGAAATAATTAATATTGAAGGTATGTGGGATAAAGAAATATATTATCATGGTTGGGGATTGACGGATAAAGAAACTCTAAAAGATTATAATGTTGAAGTGCCTGAATTTAATAATATTGAATATTTTGAAAATGGAGACATCGCTATAATTATTCCTTCTGGTTCAGAGATTATTGAAGATAGTTATATGTTAGAGATTGAATTGACAGATAATAATGGAAATGATTTTAAATGCCATTCTCAAACTTATTCTTTAGATGAATTAAAGTCTTTTTGTGAGATCAATTAAAAAATCTGTTTTAATGGAGAAATAAAAGAAAGAGGTATTAAATATGATTCATAAAATTGGTGAAGAAATTCGTGTTGTTAGAGATTATGAAATTGAAACAATTTTAAGTGAAAATAAATTACAAGTTAAAGAAGGCGACAAAGGTTTTATAGATAGTAGTGGTAGCATTCACTATACTTCTAGTCAAGCGAGAGGTAAAATTCATTGTTTAAACGAACCTTGAGGTTGAAGGATATGACTATGAAAATATTGCTAAAATGTTGTGGAATAGGTTGAAAATACAGTTTGAAATTGAAGAGTTTCTTGGAGATTATGATGTTAGTGAAAAAGATGTTCTTGAAGAACTAGAAGAAGTTTTAAGTGATATTTTGTAAGAAAGAGGGATGAATTAACAATGAAAAGATTTAAAACAAAAGTAACCAGAATCGATGAATACATAATTGAGATTGATGAGAATGTAATTGACGAACAATGGATGGATGATTTTAGACATGTATTTTTCTCACTTTATGATCATTATGAACATGCCGAACATCTTGCACAAATTAGAGCTAGACTTGGAGAAGGTTTTATCGAAGGTTATGGCAATGTAAAAATTAATGGCAAAGTGCCTTGGTATGTTACTAAAACAGAAATAGAAAAGCGTTTGCCATGTGAGGATGCTTTTAATATTATTATCAAAAGTGAAGATCAAGATTGTGAAGTTGAAGTGGAGGAGATTAAATAATGGAAAATTATTATGAAGTAACTAAACAATCACCATTACATAAAGAATATATGGATTATATAGTAAGTGATAAAATAATGAGGGAAATTTCCCATGAGTTTTTATCTAACAATAATATTAACACAAAAGAATATGCTTCAACTAAAGATACTTTTTATATTATTCCAAATGAAAAAGATATTGAGGACTTTGGTAAACTGCTTAATAAAGAATTAGAAAATGGTTTAAGAGCATTTAAAGCAAAATCTAAAATAGGTAAAGCATGGAAAGATACTCTTAAAGAGAAAGGAGTACAACCATTACATAAACCAATGTTAATGCTATATTTTAATGTTTATGGTGAAACACAAAGTAGGTTATTTGCCATTGAAGATAAGATATATTGTTCTTTTAAGAGTGAGCATAATTTTGAAAATCCTGAAGGATTTATTGAATTAAAAGCAAGTGAATTTTATAAAATCGTAGAAGATGAAAATGAAAGAAGGAAAACAAAGCATGAAAATAACTAAATATAATACTAAAGGTGCTGTATGGTATAAACATAAAGAGTTAGATAAAGAAGGCAAAATGATTTCTATATCTAACACAGGAAGAAAAGAACCTGATTATTTTAAAACAATCAGAAGAGAATTTAGTGATTTAGATCCATATAGGAGTGAACCAGAAGAAGTTGAAGATTTCATTTATTATCTCAATAAAGAAGTAGATTTAGAGGAAAATGCTTATGATTTTGATATGCCATTACCTGACAGTACAAAAGAATATTTTTTAATCTTTAATGATAAGATTTGGCTTTACATAGTTATATCTGATGAATATACGGGAAGTGGAGAATCTTCAACTTATGCTCATATTAATAGTATTTTAGTTCCAGAAGGTACAGACATTGAAAAGGTCAGAGAAATTAAGGATTGGTTAATTAAGGGTGGATTTAAGTTATTGGAGTAGGAATTTCTTGAAAAATACAAAGTAAAATATAATATTGTGTTTTCTGAAAGTGTTGCTACAGTAGGCTTTTAGAAAACACAATATGGCATAAGACTAATCATTTAAAGGATAAAGAAAGGTGATGTAGATATGACTTTAGAAGATGCTATTATTCATGCAGAGGAAACAGCTAAAGAAAACCTTTGTAATGCATGTGGAGATAATCATAGGCAATTAGCTGAGTGGTTAAAGGAATTAAAAGAATACAAATTTCATTTTGGAAACGACATGGCGAAAAAGAAATTAACAAATTGCGGTTATTGGGATGGATTAAAATCAAGAAAAGATCATAATGCATCTATAAATATTATGGACGATATGATAAAAGAATAGGGTGTTAAAATTAACCTTTCATTCGGTTAGAGAAAGGAGTTAAGAAAATGATTTGTAAATCATGCAGCGGTAAATCTGTAGCAAGAGGAATAAAATTTATTAATTGTTTTAGATGTGGTAAAAAGAAAGTAGTTAATTGTCTTTATCAAAATTACTGCGAAGACTGTTCAAACGAATTACAAAAATGCCAACGCTGCGGTGAAAAGATAATCGCAGAAACATCAAAGGAGGAATTAAAGGATTGTTAGATATAGCTAATAAATATGAAGAAAAACTACAATTACTATTTGCTAATATTACATTTGATGATAAATACAAATTCTTATCTGGCTCATCTTACCGAGATAAATATAAAACAACTGATAGTACATGGTCAAAGCATGAATTTGTAAGTATACATAAGGAAGAGATTATTGGGTATTTAAGTTATGCAATTGACAGAGATTCTAATACTGCATGGGGAATGCAAATAGTCAACTTCAAAAAACCAAATATAATATTTGCAAAAGATTTAAAGCAATTCTTAACAGATATTTTTGAGAAGTTTAAATTTAGAAAATTAAAATTTGCTGTATATGTGGGTAATCCAATTGAGAAGTCCTATGATAAAATGTGTAAAAAATATGGTGGGAGGATTGTAGGGACTTATATAGAAAACGATAAATTAATAGATGGCAATTATTATGATTGTAAAATGTATGAGATTATGAGGACTAGTTATCTAAGTGTTAAAAACAATGACGAAGAGGATTCATGGGATAATATCTTTTAAAATACAAAGGAAATCAAAAACTGATTTGCTAGGAAAGAAGTGATAAAATAATGCCATATGATTGTTCAATTACAAAAAGAAAAGGTTGTAATTATTGTATAAGAGGTAAGGAATTATCAGAAAATAATAACTTATCTTTTTGGATTAATGATAATGATTGTAAAGGAAATGCAAGAATTAAAATCAGAACTGTAGCAGGAGTGAATTCTATGAATGAGCATATCAATATTAATTATTGCCCTATTTGTGGTAAAGAATTAACTTAAAAGAGGAGTTTGATTCTATGTTTAAAATAATATGTAGTACATGTAGAAATGAAGTAAATCTAATTAGGCCAAAAGATAAAGAAGAGCATTCATATAATGAAAGTGAAGGTTGGTATGTCACAGAAGATAACTTATGAAGTTTTGATATTCTTGGCGAACATGATCAAATTTGGATAACTTGTAATGGTTGTGATGCAAAGGTTTGGATGTTTACATAATCAGCTCAAAACTCATGATTGATGTTATTAAAGAAAGGAATGATGTACAATTTTAAAATTTAACGAAATACATAATCAGGATTGTATTAATTATATGAAATCATTACCAAATGATTGTGTTAATTTAATAATAGCAGATCCTCCCTATTTTGAAGTTGTAAAACAGAAGTGGGATAATCAATGGAAAACTGAACAGGATTATCTTGATTGGACATATAATTATCTTAAAGAATGCAATCGTATTTTAAAATCTAATGGCAGTATATATATTTGGGGATTATTTCCTACCTTTCATTCAGTGGTTCATTTAGCAAAAACATTATTTACACCATTACAAGAAAACATATGGTATAAACCAAATGGCAACCCGATAGGAGGTAAGAATAAATTTAGACAACTTTATGAAAATTGTGCCTCTTTTGTGAAAGATAAAAAGAATTATACGTTTAATTCTGATGATGTTCGTGAACCGTATGTAGATAGTTATGAAAAAGTATTGAAGAAAAGAAACAAAAAGGATATAGAAAGAGGTTATACTCCTGATCCAAGAGGTAAACTAAGAAGCAATGTATGGATTTATGGCAATCAAAATAAACAAGGTCATTTTACTCCAAAACATTCTGATGTTTGTGATAATATTATTAAAGTTGCAAGTAATGAAAAGGATTTAGTTTATATACCATTTGCAGGCAGTGGTTCAGAAATTTTATCATGCATAAATAATAATAGGGATTATATAGCGACTGAAATAGATAAATCATACATAAATGACATTATATTACCAAGAATAAATAATTTTGTATAACACATAAAAATACCGATTCTAGTTAATTTGAAAGGAGTAGATTAATAATGATTAGAAAGACTCCGTATTATTGCGAAATATGCAAGAAGCATTTTGATAAACCAAACATTGTTAAAGAAAATCATTGTGAATATAACGTATGCCCTCACTGTAACAGTAAATGGATTTCACGACCATGTTTTATTAATTCTCGATAACTCACTGTTTCTTAGAAAAGGATGTGATTAATTATAATAAGAGGTAAAAGAAGATTAATAAATTGTTATGAAGATTCATGTCGCGAAGACATAATATCAAGTATTAAAGCATCTATGTCATTTGAAGGTTTAGAACCTAGTGATTATGCTGTTAGTTTAATTGACCAATATGCAGATGGTAAAATTACAGTGGAAGAATTTATAAGTAAGATAAAAGAAAAACATAATATTGGCAATTAAAAATGCTAGTTTATAGGAGGATTTATATGGATTGGAGAGGCAGAAAATATTATGTCGCCAATTTTTCACCGGAATCTTATGACATGAGGATTAAAATACTTAAAAATATTAATGAAATTAAGTTGTACAATCCAACAAAATATGATTTTAATATAAAACTTCCAGACGAGAAAGAACCAAGAGGGTATTATCATGTTCTAATTGGATGTAGAATTAATAAAAAAGATATAGTGGAGTTTGAACTAAGGAAAGCCGAGAGAAGAGATGAAAATTCAAATTGGAAAGAGATTCAGAGAGATGTTAGTAAAAAATATTTTGATATATATATGGTCAAGAAATGCCATATAGAAAATGTGACTTAAACCCAAGCAAAAGATGCAATCATTGTATGGGTTGTTAATATCCGTTAAATCACAAATTTTAAAGTAAAACATTAGGAGGTCAATATGAATAAATTTAAAAAGTGGTTACAAATAAAACTAAAAGATTTTCTAGATATAGGAAATATAGAATCAAATTTTAAAGACCATGAGACATTTAATAGCATCAGATTTTCAGATATTGAAAGCGATATACATGATAAAACTTCATATCTAAGAAACCTTATAAATAATAATGTAAATGATATCTCACATTGCCAAGAATCAGTAAATATATTACATAATACAATTGAGAATATAGTGCATATTGGAACCGATGTATATAAATCAAATCAAGGTCATAGTTGGGCTATTGTATGTGTAGAAGGTAAGATGAATTTAGTTAAGTTTGTTGATTTAAACAGACAGGACGGTAGAGAAGTATTAGACTTTTTGAAGAGATATGAAGCAGGAAGACACTGTATAGACACTCCATATAAAGAAATGTTTTATGACGGGTTATTTAAATTCTAGTATTCGTTCTTAAATTAATAAATAAATACTTGACTTAATAGCACAAAATATTATATACTGTTATTAAGTCAAGTAATAAAACACACAAATAAATAAATAAAAAAGGAGATGTTTAAAAATAATGAAAAAGTTAATTTCTATATTACTTTTATCAACTCTTGTATTGTCCGGTTGCGGAGCCAAATCTAATAAAATTCAACAACCTCAACAGCAAGTTCAAACCGATGATGAAGAAGAAATGTCTTGGTTTGAAGATGAAGTTTTGGATATGGACGACTGGGGAGAAACAAAACATAAGAAAAAAGTTGTGCCTAAAACTGGCGTAATTGCTCCTAGTGTAACAAAACCATCTACTAATGTTAAACCTTCTACTCCTTCCAAATTAAATACAAATACTAAATCTAGCATAACCAAAAAGAAATGAGTTGATTAAATGGCATACCCAGGACATGCGGATTCCAAAATGATGTTTTATCCTACACAAGAAATAGAAACTCATAGATTATTAGGATTGCTTGGTAGGATAGAAATTGACTGGTTAAAGAAAAATGCTCTTAAAGATTATTATACAAAAGAAGGTATTTACCAAGAGTTGGCAATGAAAAGTTTAGATAATCAAGTTCCTATAGAAATAATTTATTATGACCACTGGTTAAACACAAATCAATATGACATGATAAAAAAGAATTGTGAGTTCAATATTGGATTTCATAATGAACATCCTGTGGTCATAGCTGATTTATGGGCTGGTGAGGGAAAGTGGTTAGACTGTTTCTCTTCAATTATAGATAGGAAAAATACAAGCAATAATTTTATTCAAATTGCTAATGAAATTGTTGAAAATAGATACAAAATCATTTCTGAGAATCCAAATATCTATGATTCATATAATGAAGCATTTGAGACATTAAAACAAATTCCAAAACAATCAATTTCATTATTGCTTTTTAATCCTCCATATGGAATGGTAAATAAAATTCGCTCAATTCGTTTCTATCTTCAAAGTGTTATTGATAAAAAATTACTCTATAACCCAACAACATTAAAAGACTACAAATCAGGTTATATAGCATTTGTAATCAGAAAAGATGATTTTCTTGATTCATTAGACATACTATCTCAAAACTTCGACATTCTTAAAAACTCAATCTATAAAACAAATCTAGAAGAATACGCTAAATTCAAACAATATATCTTCGTAGCTCACCTTAAACGCCATCCATATGACTTATCAAATACTATGCAAGCAATGGATTTTACTAAACAATATAATGAAATCAAAGAAATAATCCTCTCAGAACCAGAATTTAAACTATCCCAATATAATATTTATCAATCAATGAATTATCCCTACATCGACTATGATACTGCAAAAGAAAATAATAAATATACTGAATCTCCTGAAACTCATATTAGCAAAAATGATTCTATATGGAAATGGGTCAAGGGAATTACTGAGTTAAAAGATTTAGGTGAGGAAAAGTTAGTAGTTCCTAAACCATTAAAATTAGGTGAAATTAGTAATCTCCTAGCATCAGGAATGATTAATGGTGAAATATCATTAGAAGATGGTACTGGTAGACATGTTGCTATTGGAGGAACTAAGTCAATTGAAAAGAAAGAAATAAGTAAATATAAGGATGATAATGGCGAGAGTATTACAGAAACAAAGATTATTAAAATGAGTCTACCATATTTAAATATTTTATGTTCAGATAATGGAAAACTTATTATTAAAGAATTTGGAGGTGAGTAATTAATTTGATACCATACTTGAGAACAACTGATAAAAATACTATAAACTGTAATGCTGATTTAATTATATTAGACAGTAACGAATCAATATTAATTTCTCTATGTGATTTACATATTAAAAACAGGAAAATATGTTCTGATATTATCTCTCATTCTTATCACATTTCTTTGCGAGATAGAGAAGATATTTTCTTTGAGCAAACTTTATATGGTAGAGAAAATCATTATCGTTATAAGTCAGATAGAATGGAAAATGATTTGACTCATACAATAATCTATAATACTAAAATAAATGATTATTGTATTAATTGGAACAATGAAGATAAGAATGAGATTCTTACAAAATATTTGAGGAATATTCATTATTTACCTGTAACAAGTGAAATTGTTAAAATAATCTTAGATAAAGAAGAAATAGAACAAGCTAAATATAAAAGTAGTTATAGTAATTATGGTTGCATTAGTGAATGCACTGTTTATACCAATAATCCAATGTATACTGATTTGAAAGTTTATAAGATTAATGTAACTTATTTTAAACAAAGTTTAAATGCTTTAACTTTAATTGGATATGAGGAAGATTTTGATTGGAGTAAAATTGAAGATATAGAAGATTATATATTTGCTTTTTTACAACCAATTAAAGAAAGATTGAAGCAGAATGTAAGAGTTTTGTTTGATCCTAATAAGATTAATCAGAAAATGTTTGAAGGTAAGATAGTTCCATCAAGTGGTCAGATTCCAGTTATTCAAGGTGGTTTAGAATTACTAAAAATAGATAGGACTGTGTATTTTGCATCAGAAGCAGGTTTTGGCAAAACTTCCATATCATCTAAAACTAATCATTGTCATTTATATCCTAATAAAAATAATTATGTAACATTAATTGTTGCTCCTGCAATTACGCTGACTCAATGGAAAGATGAAATAAAATTCAGTATTGCTGATAAAGTAGATATTCATATTATTAAGAAGACATCTGAATTTATTAATATATATAATAAAAATCAGTTAAATTTCGATAAACCTACATATTTTCTAGTTGGAAAAGAAACATTTAAACTTGACGCAAAAAGAGTCTCTGGCGTAAATATTAAAACAATGGAAATAAAGCATAAAAAAGAGGTTCAAAGTGGTGGTTATTATAGTTACTCAACAATTAAAGAAGTTAAAGAGAAAATTACTATAGCATGTTGCCCTGACTGTGGTAAACCACTTCAGAACGAATTAAGAAAAAAGGAAGATGTATTCTTTACAGAGAAAGATTTTGAAGGTAGTCCTAAAAAGTCAACTTATAAATGTTCAAATTGTAATGCTGTATTATGGCAATCAGTTTATGACAAAACAAAGAAAACAAGTTTAATTCGATTTATTAAAACAAAAAACATTCATTTTGATAGCATAATCTGCGATGAAATCCACGAGCAAAATAATGGAGAATCAATTATTGGCAACGCAACTAGAACATTATTTAATTATGCAAAAAAGATAATTTTGCTCTCTGGTACAAGCAATAATGGGTATGCTTCGTCAATGCACAATCTATTATTAGGAATAATGCCAAACAAACTCAAGGCCAATGATGTTATGGATATGCAAGCATTTATAAAGACGTATGGAACATTAATGGCTGTTAGTAAAAGAAAAGATGGAGAATACCATCGTTCAGGAAGAAGTGAGATTAAAGATAGCGAGTTTAAAGAGATTGAGGGAATCAATCCAATTATTTTTAGTAAATATTTAGTTCAAAATTATATCTTTTCTACTTTGTCAGATTTGGGTAAAGCTTTACCTGATTTAAATGAAATATATGTTCCTATTAATCAAAGTGAAGAAATGGAGCGAAACGAATATTATTTATGGAGTGAAATTAAATCAGCAAATGCTTTTAATGCAAAGATGTATGAGAGTTCTATTATAAAGCATTATATTAACAATCCATTTAAATGGGATAATATTGAAATTAATAAAGGAGAGGCTTATATTTCTGTTCAACCAAGATGTATTACAGAATGTATTTTACCCAAAGAACAAAAATTACTAGATATAGTTTTAAAAGAAATATCAGAAGGTAGAAAGTGTTGTATTTATATTGATTTTAATAATGGTGGTAAATATATGCAAGATGATACAATTTCTAAAAGAATTGAAACATTATTGAAATCTAATAATATTAAATGTTTTACATTAAAATCTTCCGTTACCACTCATAATAGAAAAGAGTTATTAGACAAAAAGAAAGATGATTTCCAAGTATTAATAACCAATTCAATGCTTGTAAAAGTTGGTTTGAATTTAACGTATATTCCTAGTTATATTAACTATATGCCTAGTTATATGGTTAATGACGTAAGTCAAAGCAATAGACGTGGATATAGGCATAATAGCATATTAGAAAATAGAATTTATCATCTGTATTATGAGAATTCATGCGAAAATGGAATTGTCAAAAGGTATCAACGTAAGAATGCAGAAGCTAAAGCCATTGAGGGTAAATTTAATGTGTGTTTAGAGAATGATGATACTATCCGAACTGCTAGTAAACTCGGTAAGAAGATTAGTGAAGGAGTTGTATAAATGGTAAAATAATTATTTGACTTTATAGTATACGCATGTTATAATGAATACATAAAAGAAAGGAGATAAAAATACATAAATGCAACAAAAAGTTAAAGCAAAAATCAAAGGTACATTTTGGGGAACTGCTACAGTGATATTAGACCATGATGGAACAATTATTGAAGTAGAAGAAGTGGAAGACCTTGATGATTTCGATGATTGTGAAGTTAGAGAAATTCTTTATAGGATTGGAGGATAAATACATATGAAATATCGAGAAGGAGATAAGGTAGAAATCATTGATCAATTTTCAGAGTTTTACAAAAAGAAAGGTTATGTAATGATAAAGCGAGAAATCAATGACAAAATATGGATTGCTTTTCCACCTGCCAAATCAACTGGAAATGGTTTTGAGTTAGATCAAATTAAATTTATAAAGAGTTCAATTAAGGGTAAAGAAGTTGAGCCTTGTGGATGTTGTTTGTCAAGCACTGGTTATATATCGGCTAATGTATTGCTTGAAGAATGTCCAATAAAGAGAAAATTAGGACAACATGAAGATTCTATTGATATGAATTTCAAAGATAAAGTTATGGTATGTACTTGTATAAATTCTAATTACTCTTGGGGTGTACCAACTTGTGAATATTATAAAGGACTTAGGGAAGTAATTCGTGGTGGAAGAAAAGTATGGAGAGTATTTTGTGATGCCGTAGAAGTTTGATTATATAAATTTGAGGAGAGTGTTTAATTAATGAAAAAGAAAATTACACTTAAATATAAAACACCATTAGAGTTTGTTGCTACATACACAAGAGAGGAATTTTTTAGAGGAGAATATGATAGTGAAAGAAAATGGTTAGAAACGGATGCAGGAATGCCTATATTAGATATTATTGCAAAAATTACAACGGGTAATTATGATCAACTTATTGTGAAAACTTTTGATAAATTTGCTCCAAAAGTAGGATTTTTGTATTGTAGAGAGCATGATATCTTTCACGAGTATGAAAAATGTCCATTCTGTCAATTAAATATAAGAATTAATTAATAAAATAAATATTAGGAGGAATACATAAATGGAAGAAAGAAAATTATATAAATTTAATGATGGTGATTATGAGCATTGGATTTTAGCAAACAATCTTGTTCAAGCAATTGATTACTTTATGATTATTGTGGAGAAGATGAATCACAATTTGAATATGGATTTACTATTAATTTAGTTGATAGTGAAACATTGGACATTGAATTCGAAGATGAAGGAGAAAAGACTTCTTGGAGAAAGATTATGAATGAATGTGAAGTTATACCAATCTGTATTGGAACAAATGTAGATTAGGAAGGAGGTTGGATCACAATGAAAGGTTATTCAATAAATGACAATGTAGTTAAGGAACTTGCTAAAGAATATAAGATGCCATTAGAGGATGCACAGAGATATATGAATGATACCTTAAAATATAATGAAGTGAGTTTAATAACTTGTGTAAATTGCAACATAATCAATTGCGAAGAATGTTGTGATAAATGGCATATAAATTATAAGAACTTGGTTCTAGAATAAAAAGTCGAGTTTAAAGGAAATAAAATAAAGAGGAGAAAATTAATAAATGGATTACGATGAATTTGAGAATTATTATGAACAAAGCGAAGTAGATCAATTAGTTGAAGAATTTAAGGATAAGATTAGAGAGCATTTATTACCTAATATTCGTGAAGAAATTGAACGTCTCAATAAATTAAATTTTGAACTCAAGCAGAAGAATGAGAAATACAAGAAAAGAGAGTCAGAAATAAACGCAAAAGAAAGAGACTTAAAATATAAAGAAGAAAATCTTAAAAGGGAAGTTGAAAAAGAATTTTATGAAAGCAACATAGGAGATACTTTAAAAGATTACATTGAAAAATCAGAGGTATATTTCGCTGATAGCAAAGGGTTACGTCAAGATAAGTGTTCTCTATGTAATGGTAAACGTAAATTAGTTGCCAATTTTCCAAATGGTAAAACAACAGAAACAAACTGTGATTGTAGCAATTTAATACATAAATTTGTACCAGAGGCATCAGAACTATCTCTAATTAAATTCAATAAAAGAGATAGTCGATATCAATCAGAAAGAAAATTTTATATATCAAAAACTTATATCCCATCAAAAGATTCTAGTTATAGAGATGATTATAGTTATAATGAATTTAAACTTTGTCAGATAGTAAATGAATTTAATGAAGATAGTAAGGGGTTACATGAAACTAAAGAATATGGTACGAAAATCGGATTTAAAACCAAAGAAGAATGTCAAAAGTATTGCGATTGGTTAAATACTACAAAAAATTAGTTCTATCGTATGATGAAAGGATGAAAGGATGAAAAATAATAATGAACTACACAGGTAAAAGGGTAAAAATAATCAATTTAGATGGATGGAAAGATACTAACTACCAAGAACTTGAAAGTTATTTAGGAAAAATCGGAACAGTTAAACATGATTGTAATCCTGGTGGAACTGGTTATAGATTAGAACTAACTTATGATGATGGTTTTATGGCAGAAATTGATAAACGTAATGGAAGATTATGTTTTAGGGAAGAAAATATTGAAGTATTGGATGATACATATAATTACGAAAAACAATCTAAACCACACCACTAGGTGTTATGCCAAAGCAGATATTTGAATGACATAGAGTTATAGAATTATGTAGAGCATTGCATGAATATAGTTTATATGAAGATGTTGATCAGAATCTTATGATTAAATGGTCTGATGAGTTAAATGATAGACTATATGGATTGAAAGGAGATGTTGAATAAATGGAAATAAAGCAGAGTATTTTTGACCAAGGAGTAAATATTAATGGGAGATTATGTGCATTTAAAATTGAAACATATGAAACTAGACACAAATTAGATGGAGTATATGGTGTTTCTGGAGCAGAAAGAAGTAAAGAAGATGAATACATAAAAACAAACACATCTAGAATCTTAGGATATTTTAATGAGGACACAGGAGTTATTAAAACTATTGGTGTGTATGGATCTGAATACAATATAAAAAATTCTGATAGGTTAAAAGTATTAAATGTTAAAATAATTGATCAGGGAAAGTTATTGCAAGATATAGTATTTTAGTCTATCTGGAAAATTCCATTTTAAAGTGTAATAAAATAAATTTATGAAAGAAAGAGGTTTTATTAATGAAAAAGAAATTAATCGGAAGTATTATTGGATTAACAGCTATATCTACAATTCTAACAGGATGTAATCAAACAGATGCTCAAAAAGTAATGGCACAACAAAATGCAAATAAACAAACCCAAGCAGCTAGTATGATGACTCAAACTCCTACTCCTAATTTTAATCGTAGTTTAGAAAGAGAAAATATTATCAATAGACTTAAAAATACCAATGATCCAAATCAATTAACATGGATTTATCCAATGAGTGCAGGGAGAGTAATTGGGAGATTCCCAGTTAGAGGGAAAATTACTTCTGGAGGTAAAAGATTAACTTCTACACAACAATGGATTCCTAGTCAAGTTGGTGAAGGTTATGCTTTAGGTGAAGCACCAGATGAAATGGGTGCATATGGTTCTAGTGGCGATTATGTTTTTTGGTTTGATCCTGCTGGTAGAGGCCCATTTCAACATAGAGGTGATTATTTTGTAACTCCTGTACCTTATAAAATTGATTTAGGATATGGAACAATTACTTATGAAGTTGATTCAACTGAAGAATCAAAAAGAAGTAATTATGAAGAACAAATTAAAAAGAATCAAATAAATGGAGGTAAATAATAAATGAAAAGTTTAGGTAAAATATGGTTATTAGTTTTAGGAATGTTTGTTGCCATTGGCGTAGTTGGATTCATAGGGAAAGTTGTTTTATTCCCTGTTCATGTATTAGATAAAACTGCTGAAACTGGTTATGGAATTGTGGATAAAACTTTGAACGCCGATAATGTATTATTTAACTATGAACAATTTCATGATCTTTATCAAGGTTCAAAACAACAAGCAGTTAATATTTCTAATAGTAAAACTCAAATTAATAATTTAAAAGAAACCTATGGCGAAGATGCTAGTAAGTATCCAAAAGATGTACGAAGCGATTTATCTTTTCAACAACAAAATTTAGAAGGATATTTATTGCAATATCAAAAAATTGTATCTGAGTTTAATTCAAACAGTAAAAAGTTAAATAGAGAATTGTTTAAAGCAAAAGAATTGCCTTATCAGTTACCACTTGATTATAAAGAGTTAGGTATTTAAAGTATGGTGTCAAGTTTTAGGAAGTTGCAATTTTATAAAAAGGTTTCAAAGTTGTAGCTTCCTAAAATTAAATATTTAATCAAAAAATAATATGAAAAGGTGGTTTGAAAAATAATGAAATATCAATATGCCCAAGTTTATCAAGTCGGAGATGAAATATATATTTATGATGGAATAAAAGAATCAGAGGTAGAAAATGCCAATAACTATATTAAAGCACTTAATATTTTAGGTAGTGCTGGATGGAAAGTTGTCAATGCCGTAAATGAATTTCATCCTGCTGGTTTTAGTGGTTATAGTTCTATGGGTAAAACTATCGTAGAAAGACAATTATAAAATAAGGGAGTGATAATAAATATGGAAATATTAAATCTACACGATCACGTATATGATACTTACACAAATAAAGTAAAAGGTAATAAACTACTATCATATTAGATGGTTCAGCAAAAACTTACCAGAAACTATCACCTATCAAAGAAAGTAAAATTAGGCTCACAGGAATTATGCCTTTACGGATGTCTTACTTTCCTAGTAGGAGAAAATTGTGTCTTATGGTTAAAGAATTACATAGGAACTGATACCTCATGGTTTGAGAAAGACATGAAGAAATATGAGAAACTTAATGAGCAATTAGGAATCGACAATAATTCAAAAGAATTAAAGTTTGACTAAATGTAAAAATAAATATATAATAAAGAGAGGAAGTAAATAATTGAACAATATGAATAAAATGATGATGCTTAAAGCAAATAGCCCTGCTATACATAAATTAGGTGATATTGGTCGCAATATTGATGACAAAATTAGGATTCATTCAGAAGATGATACACATTACATAGGAAGTTTCGAAGAAGGTTTTGGATTTATTAATGTAAAATTTAACAAAGCAGATTGTAGGCCATTGACTCAAATGGAAAGAGAAAATATTAATGGTAATTGGTATACAATTAATAGCAATCCTTTGTATAGAATCTATATTGACGAAGAAGGAAATGTGGTAAATGGTAAAGTTTTAACTGTAAAAGGTGTTATCATTAAAGTTACTGATTCATTAGGCAATGATAAACATAGTGATTTTGTTAATTTGTCAGTTGAGTTTGGAAAAGATATTTTAATTGGTAGAAGTTTGGTAATGTTAGTTGGTAAAGGTGCTATTACAACTTCAAGAGTGACTAATGTTGATATTAGTGAGAAGCAATATATAATTTATACAAGAAATAGTATTTATTATATAGAGGTAAAATAATGGCTGAAAAGATTGTGGCATATCTCAAACAAGAAGCAGATAAAGAAGTTGCAAGAAAAACTAAAGATATTAATTCTTATTTTAGTAAATGTTATTATAAGCACAATTTAAGGCGTAGGTAATAATACATAAAGTGCTATTTTAAAGGATGTGTAAAAACATGACATTATACTGGGTTGCGTGGTTTACAGGTGGTACTATAGGATTATTAGGAGGAATATATTGCTTATATTATGCAATTAAATACCTATAGATTTAAGAATTTAAGTGGAAAGGAGTAGGTAGAATGACTAAAAAAGAATTAATAGATTTGCTACAGAATGACAATTCTCCTGATGATACACCTGTAAATATAACTTTAGAATGTACTAATAATGATGAGTGTATTGTTGGTGAAATTTCATAAAATTGAGATGTACATAATTGATTATAATGATGATTATAGCACACTAGAAGATATAATTAGTGATATGGAATTGGCAACAAATTCAATTATAAATTGCTTCGATACTAAAGAAGTTAATATTGAATGGCATGATGATATAGGGTTTTAGAAAGGAGGAATAAATTTGGAATACTGGATTTGGATTATAATTGTTGGATTTTGGGCAATGGCAAGTATGGTCAACAAATATCAATGGCGTAGAGCATGGGAAGCATATTATAAAAGACCACTAACTAATGGCGAAGATCATAAACCACCAGATTACAAAAAAGAAGAAGTTAAGGTTGAGGAATAAAATGAAAAACAAGATTCATTGTATTTAAGGAGGTGAAAACAAATGTATTTTGGCATTGGTGTTGGAACTTTTGTAGAATGGATCGCTATAGCTTTGGGAGTTGGTTTTGTACTTGGAAGTGGATTAACACTATATTTAAAAAGAAACAAAAATAAATAATCTTACATAAATTAATTGAAAGGAGGTGATATAATTTTGAAAGTATTAGAAATATTTTTACGAAGTGGACACACAATCAATGTTCAATGTAAAGATTGGTCTTTTGAAACGGACGATGTTACAGGCGAATTCACTGGTTATAATTTTGTTGATTTAGAAAGACCTTCTACATTAGAAATTGTACCTTCACAAATTGTTGGTTATATTCAAATATAATTGTATAAATCTTGATTAGTAAAATAAATTTAATATTAAGGAGACAAAATAATGAAACAATTTAAAATATTGTGGATTACGCTAATAGTATTTATGTTGGCGTTTGCACCTACTATTACATTAGCAGGGACATCAAGCAGTTCTAAAAGTAGCAGTAATAGTAGTTCAAAATCTAGTAGTAAACCATCTACTAGCACTTCTACAAAATCAAGCACACCTAGTACATCAACAAGTACAACACCTAAAAGTTCAATTGATTTAAGCAAAAAATCAACACCATCTAGTACATCCACTTCAACTCCATCAACCTCAAATAGTGTAAGTAAAAGTGTTCCTTCTACAAGTGGATCAACTAGTGTATCAAATTCAAAAACAGCAACAAACAATGCTTCAAAATCCTTACCTAGTAATACAACTGTAACAAAGAAAACATTTTTAGGATCTACATATAGCAATGGTAATAGCACATCATTTCATTTCGGAGGAACACCTTATTCATATGGCTATCATCCAAGATTTGCTCCAGGTTGGTATTCACCATATTGGTACAATCCATACTATTACACACATCCTGCTCCTGTAATTGTAACGAATGGTGATTTTGGTTTTAGTTTCTTGATTATGTTAATTATCTTAGGGGCAATTGGTTATGGAGTTTATAGGTTTATTAAGCGAAAAAATTCTTTAAACAATATTAAATAAATATAATTATTTATATTGAAGATGTGATGAAGATTGCTTGTGACGAATTAATCAGTCACAAATATTAAATTAAATAATTTTAATAAAAGGAGAATGAATTTAATGGGATTTTTCAGTAATTTATTTAAAAAAGCAGAGGATACAAAACCAATTCCAGTGCAAGTTGAAATTCCAACTAATATTATCAAACCACAAGTAGATCAGGTTAAGAAACTAGATTTAAGGAAAGAAATATTTAAAATTTCATTAGAGAAAAAATCACTTCAACATGTAACTGCAAGAGTAGCTTTAGTAATTGATAAATCTGGCTCCATGGAAGATTTATATAGAAATGGAACAGTTCAATCAGTAGTAGAAAGAATACTCCCTATAGGACTAAAATTTGACGTAGATGATACATTGGATGTTTGGGTATTCAACAACAATTGTAAAAGAGCAAAATCAGTTACAGAAAATACATTCCACAATTATGTTGACCATGAAATTGTAAAGTATTCATGGGGAGGCACAAGTTATGCTCCTGTAATCAATGATATTATGAAAAAGTATGTTGTTGAAGACCCATCAAATATTCCAACATTCGTAATTTTTATTACAGATGGAGAAAATAATGATCGTATAGAAGCAGAAAAAGCAATTATCAAAGCATCAAATTACAATATCTTTTGGCAGTTTATCGGAATTGGACATGAGGATTTTAAATTCCTTAAGAAATTAGACAAAATGGAAGGTAGATTAATTGACAATGCTAATTTCTTTGAAATAAAAAATATTAATGAAATTATTGATGAAAAACTTTATGATTTATTGCTTTCAGAATATCCATCTTGGGAGAAGTTAGCAAAGATTAATGGATTGATCTAAACTATATTAACACCATAAATAAAAATATAAAGGAGTATGATAAAATGTCATCAATCAATTTAATTAAAGGTCAAAAGTTAGATTTAACAAAAGGCGTATCCTTAAAAAACATTAAAGTAGCTCTAGGATGGGATGCTCAAGCAAATAATGGAGATGAATTTGATTTAGATGCTTCAGTGTTTTGTTGCAATGAAAAAGGAAAAAGCATTAATGATACTGACTTTATTTTCTATAAGAATTTATCTCATCCTTCAGGAGCAATTATACATACTGGTGATGATTTAACAGGTGAGAAAGACGGAGATGATGAAGTAATTATTGTTAATCTTTATGAAATTCCTCCTAGTATTAGTATTCTTGATTTTGTGGTAACAATTTATGATGCTGAAGATCGTAGGCAAAACTTTGGTCAAGTAAATAATGCCTATGTTAGATTGCTTGACATGGACAAGAATGACAAAGAATTGCTTAGATTTGACTTAGGAGAAGATTTTAGTTTAGAGACAGGAGTTTCGGTTTGTAAAATTTATCGTAAAGATAAGGAATGGAAATTTGAAGCAGTGGGCGCAGGTTATAATAATGGTCTTTTTGGTTTTGTTAAAGATCATGGATTGGATGCGTGATTAATATGAATGAATTTATAAATAATATTCTTATCAATCTACATCATTTCAATCTTACAGAATTAAAAATGGTATTCCAAAGTCCTGCTGATATATTTCTGATTCTTTCCTTAGTTATTATGGAGGTTATTTTATCAATTGATAATGCTCTGGTGTTGGCGATCATGGTGAAAAATCTTCCGAAGAAACAACAAAAATTGGCGTTAACTTTGGGTATTGCTGGTGCTTATACATTTAGGTTGATAGCAATCGTTTTAGGAGTATATTTAGTTAAGATTGCTTGGATTAAATTAGTTGCTTCATTGTATCTTGCTTACATAGTGTTTAATTTCTTTAGGAATAGGGATGAAAATCACGATGAAATTAATGACACTTTACAAAAAGGTTTACTTGCAACAATCGTATCAGTAGAACTAGCAGATATTGCTTTTAGTATTGATTCAGTAGTTGCAGCATTCGGAGTATCAGATATACCTTGGGTAATATTAATTGGTGGAATGGTTGGAATATTATGCATGAGAGAAGTAGCACAAGTATTTGTTAAATTAATTGAGCGTGTTCCAGAATTAAACTATACTGCTCATATTTTGATCGGTATTGTAGCATTGAAAATGTTTGCTGGCGTATTTGGTTTTGAAGCCCCTGATTGGTTATTTCTAAGTACGCTATTTACTACTTTTATTGGAACATTTGTAGTTCATAAATTTAGAAAATCTTCTATAGGGGTGTCATAAATGATACACAAACTTAAAACAATCTTCTTAATTATGTTGGGAGTAATGTTAACATTCTTAGCAATAAAATTGGCATTCTTTTTAGTACCCATATTTATTAAAGCAACAATTACATTAGTGATTATTTTGTGTATAGGTGGAATGCTTGGAATAGGTTATTTAATCAATAGATTGAGAAAGGTTATGTTTAGGCGTGAGAAGGATTAATGAAATGGATTTAAGGATGTGATGATAACTTGCTTGTAGTTTAACATTATACATATAAGAATATCTTTCAGAAAATATAAAAATACAACATGAGAAGAAAGAAGGAAATAAATATGTTTAATAAATTAATTGAAATGATAATGTCAAATCCTAAATTAGCTAAACCAATGGTGAGTGAGTTAGTAGATCAATACAAACCTTTGTTATATGGAGTTGCTGAAGAACTATTTAATATGTACAAAGATTATGCGAATAATACAGAATATTTTGCTACTACTGCAATTGCTAAAAAGAATCAATTTGATGCTTATGTTAATGTAGGATTTTCAGATGAGCAATCTATGAGTTTAGTGTTAAATGATGCTAAGAAATTAGAAGATAGGTTAAATAAATTATCTTCTGGTGCTAAATCGAAGAAATAATAGTTATGATGGTGGGGGAGTTAATTCTCCCCATATTAAAAATATTAATTTTTTGGAGGTGATATTTAATTAAAATTGAATTTAAAAATGGAAGTACAATAGAATGTTTTGAATCAACTGCTAATAGTAGAGGATATAGGAGTACATTAATAAGTTTTTATTGTTTACAATGTCAAACTGTCCATGAAGATTATCCAATATCTAATATTATGTCTATTAGTGAATCATTTGAAATATGTAAAGAAAGTTATGAAAATATACTTAAAACATATTTAAATGAAAAAAATTAGAAAGGAGAATAAATATGAACTTAAAGAAGGTTCAGGCAACTAAAAGTGGAGTCATACATATCGCATATCTAAAGTCTAACATGAGTTTATGTTTACAGTATGTTGGTGAAGATATTCAAAATATTCAAGATAAGAACGTTACTTGTAAAAGATGTATAAAGGCATATGCTAAAATAGAAAACAAATAACTCAAAGAACATTTATTTGAAAGGAGAGAATAAGCAATGTTAAATTTAACTCAAGTAGTAGTTATTAATCAAGAAACATTAAATGAATTAATCAATGAAGGTGAATGTACGTCAATTGACGATGTAAATTTTAGTGATGCTCAATTCGGAGATTACGCACAAACTGCTCTAATTGATGAAGATCAAAAATATGTCATATATTGGAATGATAACATTCATGGGAATCCTGACGATTTTATGGATGGGTTTTCGAGTGCTCTGCAACATTTGGATATTGAATATTCATTAGAAGAGGAAGTTAAATTGGAAAATGATATGAAAGAGTATAAAGGAGTTACATATCGATAACTTGAAAGGATATTTTTATGTGATAATAAGGGAGGAATTTAATTGACAATGATCCATTGCAGAAACTCAGATTGTAAATATTATTGGGAGGATTCTTGTACAATTGCTTTAGAAAGCAGAAAATTAATTACACTCGATGAGGACGGTAAAATGCGAATCTCAAGAAGATGGAATTAGTGACTGGTATAAAGATGAATAAAAGTTATTAAATACTAAAATAAAATATTGACATATGGTTGTGAAAATGCTATAATTAATATGTGGTTAAGAAATAAATAATTAAGAATCGAGGTGATTACATATAATTGAGTTTCAATAGACCAAAGAATGAAACCGAAACACATTTTCTATTAAAAGAAATATCTAAATACATATTGTTTGGTTGGGGTTATAAAATGTTAGCCACTGAGGTAGGTGGCATGTGGGACTTGGATATTGGCAAAAAGAGAAAAGAAATAATTGATTGTGTAGGAATTAAAAAGGTTAGAATAGCACCAAGAAAATACCATTATGACATGAATGGTATAGAGGCTAAAGCAAGTCTGAGTGATTATAAGAATGGGTTCTGCTGCGCTCCTGCATTTAGTTACATAATCTGTCCAGTAAATACTATTCCTTTAGACATTCTACCTGATACAATTGGCTGTATAGAGGTTGACCTTGATATTTTCGAATTAAAGAAATACTCACAGAAAATATCGGACATGAAAGGCGTTTCTTTGGTAATGAAAGCAAGAAAGAGAATTGATTCAAGATTTAAGTCAGAAGAAAAGTATAGAAAATGGTGTGCAGATAGTTTGGAGAGAATTGCTTATAGAAGTAGTAGTGAATTGTTATTTTGGAGGAATTTTATTGAGTTTATTAAATAAGAAAATAAATATAGGAAAGTAGGGATTATTAAATGAAAGTTGGAGATAAAGTATTAATTGTTGACAATCTAGAAGAACTCATGGAAAAATATGATATTGCTGATGAAATGCTAGAATATGCTGGAAAGGAAACTACTGTTATAGAGTTAGGAGATCATTATTGCTATTTAGATATTGACGAAGGACTTTGGTCGTGGGAATATATTTTGCTCAAGCCAATTGAAAATAAAATTGAAGAAGCGATTAAATTACTTCACGAAAATGGATATGTAGTAAAGAAAATGACTAAAGAAATGCAAGAAGACGCAGACAAATGTGAAGAACAAGGTTATAAAGGAGATTGCATGGGTTGTTCTTGTAGTGTTTGTTTGATGCAATAGAGTTGTAAGGTTTTTAAAAGGAGGTGATATTATTGCAAAAACTAGTATTTCTAAAAGATTATTACACATTTAACAAAGATACATACAGAATAATTATGAAAGAAGATTCTGAGTATTATTATATTCAAAATGATTTGCATAATGGTAATGAATTGTTCAAGTTTCACAAGAGTAATAATGGTGTGTTGTTTAGAGTAGTGGAGAGGAGTTAAAATATTAACTTATATAAAATAAATTATAAATGAAAGAGGTAATGTTAAAATGAAGAAATTATTTAAAAAGAATGTCGTAGTAACAACTTTAACACCTTCTATGATGATTGAAAAAGCAGTAGGAGTAGTTGATAATGCAGTATCTATGTTTAAGCAAGCAGTTCAAGAAATTGACAAAGCAAACGAGATGCTAAATCAATCTAAAATTCAGAGTCAAGAAAAAATTCATGCGTTAGAATTAGAGCTGGTCAATACACAGCAGGTTAAAAATGAAGCAGAAGCAAAAATTAATACACATTTGGAATTAAGAGAGAAATTGAGTCAATTTGCTCAGTAAGAATTTATTATAGAAAGGAGTTAGATAAATTGAAAAGAGAACATGTTATTGTGGGAATGAAGGTAACTCCTCATTCAAAAAGTTATTGTGGAAATTTAGATGGTAGTATCGAGTGGAAGTATGCACAGAGTGAAAACCAACCATATTTATTCGTATCAGAGATTTGTTCTCATTATATCGTTTTAGAATCCACAGAAAGATCAAATAAAGGTGATTTTTTCTTACCAGAAGATTTTGAACCATACATAGAAAATGAAGTAAACGCAAATCAAGAGAATAATAATGAAAGTAGGAATGTTAAAATGAAGAAATTTGATTTAAATAGTTCTATGTTGTTTAAAATGAGAAATGGAGTTCTATTCGCTTTATTGAATGACCTTGAAGGTGATTTTATCTTCTATGATAAAATTGATATAGCGGAAGGATACAGTGGTGATGGAATATCATTAGATGATTATAACGAAGAATTAACTCCAGAAAATGATGATTGGGACATTGTAGCTATTAAACAACGTAATGGTTGCGTAAGAGTTATTTCTGATGTTTTAGGAGATAATGAACCAGAAGAATGGGATTGGGTAGAAGAAGTTGAGAAAGATGAAGAAAATGTAAAAGAATCTAAAACTCCCATTATTAATAATATTACAATCAATTTAACTCTAGATTCCAATGATGATCCTGCACATTTTCTGAAACAATTAAATGATGCTCTTGAGAAAATTAAGAAAGAAGGAAAATAATATGAAAAACAATTTAACTGAAATCGTCTTTATCTTAGATCGTTCTGGTTCTATGGATTCTCTAGTCGCTGATACAATTGGAGGTTTTAACTCATTTATTGAAACTCAAAAGCAAGAATATGGAGAGGCATTATTAACTACAATTCTATTTGATGACCAATATGAAATTCTACACAATGGAATAGATATTAAAACAGTGAAACCAATGACTACTAAGGAATATTCAGCTAGAGGTATGACTGCTTTATTAGATGCTATTGGAAAAACAATTAATACTGTAGGAGATAGACTTAATAAATTGAACGAAGACAATAGACCAAGTAAAGTAATCTTTGTTATTACTACTGATGGTCAAGAAAATCAGAGTAAAGAATTTAATCGAAAGCAAATTAAAGAAATGATTGAACATCAAACTAATACATATAATTGGCAATTCTTATTCTTGGGGGCAAATATTGATGCTGTAGGAACTGCTCAGAGTTTTGGTATTAGTGGACAATTTGCTTCAAATTATACTGCTAATAGTATTGGTACGGATTCTTTGTATACTAGTTTAAGTAAGTCAGTATGTAATTATCGAAGTGTAGGAGCTATGGATACTAGTTGGAAAGATGATATTAAATAACCTCAAGAAATTTTCGTTTTATAGGTTTATGCTTAAAATGACCAAAAACTCTAATTCTCATAAAAATGGTTAAAATAGTCCTGAAACTGTTGTGACAGTAGGGTTTGCGGTCATTAAATAGGTATAAATAATTATGTTATATATTACATCCTATGAAAGTGAGATTTCGAAGGATTATGGAGAAAATGAAGATGTGAAATATTTTTATAAATTATAAAATAAATACATTTGACATCAGTATGAGTAGTATGGTATAATGATTAAGAGGTTAAGAAATAAATAATTTATTAAGAAGAAAGGAGTAAATAGTTGGATAGATTAGATATATTCAAAACAGAACTATCATACATATTAAATCCTAAAATTAAAGAGTTTACAGAGAAAACATTAAATACTTTACCAGAATACTTTTTCTCAATTCCTGCATCATCTTCAGGAAAATATCACCCAAATTATGCTTTAGGAGAAGGAGGTTTGGTTAGACATACCCAATCAGCAGTAAGAATCGCAGTAGAAATGTTTAGGTTGGATATTTTTAAATACACAGAAGATGATAAAGATATAATTGTTTCATCTTTAATATTACACGATAGTTATAAATCAGGTATAGAAAATAGTTCTCATACAGTCACAGAACATCCTTTAATTGCTGCAAAAATGATTAGGTCTAATACAGAAATAAATAGTTGTATAGATGAAAATGTATTAAATATGATTGTTGACAATATTGAGTCGCATATGGGGCAATTCATATTTGATTACAAAACTAAAAAAGAAGTTTTACCAAGACCAAAAAGTAAAATACAACATTTTGTACATTGGTGTGATTATTTGGCTAGTAGAAAGTGCCTAGAATTTAATTTTGATGTAAAAGTTATACGATAATAAAAAATAAAGGAGTAGAAAAATATAGGAACTAGAATTACTAATATCAATGCGGTATATAAATACAATCTTAGTGTAGATATTTTATTTAAGGAGGTGTTAGTATAAAAAACAAAAGAAAGTATAGAGTCCCTATTAAACGCGGATTAAGTCCACCTTCTTTCAATATATTTTCAAACTACTTGTGTTCTAAATAATAAAATAAAAATATTGAAAGAAGGAATTAAACAATGACTGAAAACAATGCAAATACACTACTTAGAGAAGCTGAAAACAAGGTGATTATCGAAGGAACAGTATCAGAAATCAATATTGAAGTAAAGCAAGTACAAGGCAAGGAAGCTATAACCGGAGAGGTCGTTATTCAAACAGAGGAAAACTCAATTCATACGGTTGATGTTTTCGCTTATAAATTGAAAAAAGATGGAAACGATAATTCAGTATTCAAGGGATTGACAACAATAATGGATGAGTACAAATCCATTGCAAAGGTAGGCAAAGAAGAAGCTGATAAAGTAAGAATTACTGGAGCAAAATTAGTGGTAAACGATTATTACAATCCTGCTGGTGAGTTAAAGTCTTCTATTAAAATTAATACAAACTTTGTTAATAGGTTAAAACCTGGAGAAGAGTTTGAACCAAAAGCTGAGTTTGAGGTGGAAGTATTCATACATAAGATTAATGATGAAATAGATAAAAAAACTGGTGATTTAACAGGAAGAAAAATCATTAGTGGATTAGTTCCAATTTACGATGGAAAAGTTGTTCCAATGGAGTTTATCGTAGCAGACAAAGAATATATTGATGCTGTAGACTCTATGTATGAAGCAGGTCAAACAATTAAAATTTTTGGCGACTTAATTAATACAGTATTTACAAATAAAAAAGTGACTGCGGTTGCAATTGGGAAACCAAAAGAAACTACAACTACTATTACAACAAGAGAAATGATATTTACTGGTGGCACAGAGCCGTATATCGAAGACAGTCCCTTGTTGTTTAGTGTAGAGACTATCAAAAATGCAATGACCGTAAGAGCAGAGCATCTTGAAGAGTTAAAAAATAAAAAACCTAGTAGTTCTGGTGCAAAGACTGCATCTTCCACTCCCAAAAGTGGCAAAGATTTACCATTTTAAAAGTTAAAAAATTGAATTAATTAGTGAATAAGATAATAAGGATAGGTGATGTCACCTATCCTCCAAATTGAAAGGAGATTATTATATTGGATATTTTTAACCCACAAGTATCAGTTGTTGCAAAAGGTTTAGAGGGAAAAACAATTATGGTTTATGGGGGCAACAATTTGGGCAAGACACTACAGGCAACAAGAATGAAAAAACCACTATATCTCCCATTTGAAAAAGGTTTGAATGCTATTTCAGGAGTTCCGCATGTTCCAATTAATTCATGGGCAGATTTTAAGAAATGGAATAAACAATTAACTAGCGTTGCTACTGTAGGTAAAGCAAGAGATTTATATTGTACTATTATCTTTGATGAAGTTGAGGCATCTGCAAAATACTGCCAAAAGTATATCAATAGTGTGTATGGTGTCTCTCGATTAAAAGATGGTAACGAAGGCTTTGGTTTATGGAAAGAATATGAAACTGAATATTGGACAGAGATTAATCAATTAACTGGTGCAGGATACACGGTTATATTTATTGCACACAAAACCGAAAATAAAAACGGACTAACTCTTCCAAAAGGAGACAAGAGAGCATTAGAACCAATTATCGATAACTGTGATATTGTTGTATATCTAGAATCAAATGGTGTAGACGAAGATAAAAAAGTAATAAAATCATCTGGATATCTTGCTCAAACAGACACTTATTTTGCTAGAAGTAGATTTGATTACATTGATACGTATATCAAAGAATTTACAGCAGAAAATCTTGAAGAAGCTATTATTAAAGCGATTGAAAAACAAGAAGAGGCAGAAGGGATTAAAGCAGTTTCTTTTCAAGAGCAAAAAACTACATTTGAATCAGAAGTGTTGGATTACGATCAATTAATGTCTGTCATTGGAGCAATTGGTGAGAAATTCATTAACTCTGACAATGTTACTCAACTTGTAGAAATAGTAGAAAAATATCTTGGGAAGGGTAAAAAAGTAAGCGAATGTACTAAATTACAAGTAGAAGTCATGTCTGTTATCTACGGCGATTTAGTAGACAAAGCAAACGAACTATCGCTATAGTATAAACTTGAAGAGTGGGCAGGTATTAATATATTATGCCTGTCCACTTAATGTATTGGAGTTGATTTCAATGGGAAGAGGAAGACCATGTATATGTCCTTTTTGTAAAATGACTGTAAAAAAAGAAGATGCATTTGAATATAAAAATAAATATTACCATGTAGATTGTTTCGGAGCAATGTCTAAGCAAACTACCAAAATAGAAAAAAATAAGCAAAAGCAACAAGTAGAAAAAGTAAAAGACAAACTACAAAAGGAAACTCATATTCAACCCGAAGCAGAGATTTCTGATGAAGAAATACTAGCTAAAGATGCTCTGTTTAATTATTTAAAAAGTCTACTGAAGATACCAAAACTTAATGTAAAAACATACAAACTATTAAAAGATTATTATAATACTTATAAATTTAGTTATAAAGGTATGCTGACTACGTTAAAATATTTTTATGAATTGCAAAATAATCCTATTGTATCTGATTGTGTGGGAATTATTCCCTATACATATGCAGAAGCACATGAGTATGAACAAAGGAAAAATGAAATTATCAAGCAAGCAGATGGTTTAAATATGACTGAAGCAGTAATACCCAAAGTAGTTAAAATAAAAAAATATGTTGAAAATACAGACAGTAAATTAATTAATATTAACGATTTGAGGTGAACACACTGAGTCTATCATGTAAGCGAAGCTACCTTCAAATACTAGGTTGTTTATTACAAAATCCTGAACTATTAAGTGATAGTAGATACACTGTTGATAGAGATGATTTTGAAGAAATATTTCATAAGATGATTTTTGCTTCAATACACAATTTATATTTACAAGGCGTAAAGAGTATTGATTACATAGCGATTGACAATTATTTATCTCCATATGAACTACAGTATAAAATATTTAACGAGAATAATGGAATGGATTATATTATCGAGTGCAAAGATAATAGCAATCTTAATAATTTTGATTATTCTTATGAAAGAATGAAGAAATTCAGTTTGCTAAGAACTTTTATTGAACAAGGAATTGATATTGATGAAATTTACAATGAAACAATTGTTGAACCAAAAGAACAAGAAAAAATGCAAGCAAAATTTGACAATTTGTCTGTTCAGGATATTTTTAACATAATTGAAAAAAAAGTTATAGATATTAAAAATAAGCATTTAATGAACATAAACAATCAAGGTCAAAAAGCAGGAGAAGGGTTATATCAATTAAAAGAAAAATGCAAAGAAGCACCTGACATGGGTATTCCAATGGCAAGCAATATAATGAATACTATCGCAAGAGGAGCAAGATTAAAAAAGTTTTATCTAAGATCGGCACCAACTGGTTTGGGGAAAAGTCGTTTAGCAGCAGGAGACGCATGTAGTTATGCTGTACCTTACATATGGGATTTAAAAGAAAAGAAATGGATGTATAGAGGCGTATCAGAACCTACTCTCTATATTACAACAGAATTAGAAATTGAAGAAGTACAAACGATGCTTGTGGCCTATACTAGTGGAGTTGAAGAGGATAAAATATTAGATGGTAAATACAAAGGAGATGAAGAGGAAAGAGTAAATCAAGCAATAGAATTTATTGAACAATCTCCATTGTGGATTGAATATATGTCTGATTTTAATATTGAAGACATCGAAACAGTTATAAGAAGATATCAAATTGAGAATAAAGTACAATATATATTATTTGATTATCTACATACATCCATGAAACTTATGGCTGAGATTGCAAACATATCTAAAGGTATGAAATTAAGAGAAGATCAAATATTATTAATGTTTTCAGACAGATTAAAAGCAATGTGTAATAAGTTTAATGTTCATATTGATAGTTCAACCCAAACAACTGGTGAATACAAGAATGTAAAAGATGCTGACCAAAACGTACTTCGTGGAGCCAAGGCAATTGCTGATAAAATTGATCTTGGAATTGTAGCATTGGAGCCTACTGCTTCAGATTTAGACTCATTAAAACCCATACTATCAAAAGGAATATATCCTGTGCCCAACATGGTTTACCATATTTATAAAGTAAGGCGTGGCAAACTTTCAAGAGTGAAGTTGTGGTTGTATGTTAATCTTGGCAATATGCGATTGACGGAATTATTCCTTACAAATAATAAATACGAGGTTATTCCTGTTGAATCTACAAAAATTGAAATGATTGATGCTATACTTGATGAACATTCAGTTGATGAGAAAGAACTAGTAATAGATAAGGAAGACGAAGAGAATTCAACTAAAGCCCTCTTTAGTTTTTAGGGGGTGTGAATAATAATGCTTGATAAAGAAAGAATCAAACAAGAATTAGATGAACAAGATATAATAATGCTCCTTAAAGATTTAGGTAGTGAAACTTCACATAGAGATAAAGACAACAATTTATTATTTCAAACTGTTTGTCACAACAGTAGTGGAGGATCATATAAATTACATTACTTTAAAGATAGTAAGACATTTCATTGTTATACTGCATGTAGTGATACTTTTGATGTTTATGAATTAGTAAGACGTTCTAAACTAAACCGAAATATTAAACTTAGTTTTTACGAATGTATCAAATATGTTGCTGCACTTACTAATAAGAATATCCATATGTCTTCAATATTCTCCAAACTTGATAAGGATTATATTATAGATGATTGGGATTGGATAAAGAAATATAAAAGGGTTTTAAAACCAATAGTAAAATTACCTGTAGTAAATAATACCGTCCTTGATGTATTTCAAGAAATATATTACCAATCATGGATCGATGAAGGTATATCAATTAAAACAATGGAGAAGTATGGAATCAAATATTACATTAAAGATGATAAGATTGCAATTCCTCATTATGATATAAATAATAATTTAGTAGGCATTAGAGGTAGGGCATTAAGAGAGGATGATATATTAGCTAAAAAGAAATACATGCCTTTAATAGTAGAAAAACAGCAATATAATCATCCATTGGCATTAAATTTATATGGGTTGAATCATACTCAAGAGGCCATAAAAAAAATAAAAAAAGTAATAATATTTGAGGGGGAAAAAAGTTGCCTTAAATGTGAGGATTTTTATGGTGAAAATAATTTTTCTGTTGCTGTATGTGGTATGTCAATCTCTCCACAACAAAGGAATATGATATTATCTCTTCAACCTAAAGAAATATTTATTGGATTTGATAAACAATTTAAGGACACCAATAGTAACGAAGCTTATAAATTTGCAGAAAAACTTCTTAAAATAGCAATGCCATTTACACCATATTGTCAAGTATATATATTATGGGATGATGCAAATTTACTTGATCACAAAGATAGTCCATGTGACAAAGGAAAAGAAATTTTAGAGGTTTTAATGAAACATAAATATGAAATAAAAACAAAAAATGGGGAGGAAGTTCAACCATGCAATATTTCGTAAGTGATTCAAAATTTAGTTACAGTAGGTTAGATTTATTTGACCAATGTGCTTATAGATATAAGTTAAAATATATAGACGAGCATCATTCTGATAAATCAGCATTAGCATTAGAGCTTGGCACTTTAGGTCATATGGGAAAAGAAAAATGGGGACAATATTTAATTGATGACGAAGAGCCTGATTTTGGGTACATTCAAAAAATTATTGAAAATGGATTAGAGATACATAAGATAGAAATTCTAAATGGTATAGAGGTAGAAAACGAAATTGAAGATATACTTGGAATTAAAGACATAAAGAAAAAATACTTTGATACTTATTCCGAAATATGCAATAAATCAGGAATGACATATGATGAAAAAATAAGTCTATATTTAGATCATTTAAAAACTATGCCGTTAGAAAATGGTTGGAGTGTATTAGCAGTAGAGAAAGGATTTAGTTTTACGTATAAAAATAAATATACTATTCGCGGATTCATTGATAGGATTGATATTAACGAAAATGGAGATTTAAGAGTAGTTGATTATAAAACATCTAAAGCAATATATCCAGATAATAAAGTAGTAACACCTTTACAAATGTTTATATACGCAATGGCATGTGAAAAATTATATGATAAATTACCAATCGAATTTATTTATGACTTTATCTTCATAGGAGCGAAACAAAAAGCATGTACAAAAGGTTATTATAATAGAGGAGTAAAGAAACTAGATAAATTATTCGCTAAACTTGAAGAGTGTTTAGAAAAAGACGAATATATTCCAAAACCAACTCCTTTATGTTATTGGTGTGATTTTTCAAACAATACTCCATTGGCAGATAAAAACCTAAAACATTTATGTCCATATTATTCTTTATGGACACCTAATAATAAAACATTTGATGTAAATAAAAAATATGGTGAAAAGATTGAAATCAATAATGAAAGAG